TAAAATTTGATAGAGTGAAAGATATAAACGGAATTGAAATAACAGAAGGGTGTGAATTACAATACAGTAGTTATACGCCAAGTGAGAATGTAGAAAAAGGTAAAGTTTACACTCATAAAAAATATGGCGGATTGTGGGTAAATAGTGTGCCTGTATCGTTATTGAATTCTCACGGATTAGATTACAGAAAATTGAAAGTGTTGTAGTAGCATTACACACAACGTTTTGTGTATGGTTTGAAAGCCTATAACTAAAACTAATAAATGGCACTAAATTATGTTTACTGCCGAAACATAGAAAATAAACAATAACCTTAATTGGCTTTTTAACTATACACGTTGTTATAGCCAGTTATTTAATAAACGAAAAAATGAAAGACTTGAAATTATTTATTTGGAAAGATGTATTGACTGACTATACAAGTGGAATTGCTTTTGCATTAGCCGAAAATGCAGAAGAAGCAAGAAAAATAATTTTTGCAAAGTTTGAAAAAGAAGAACAGTATTTAAGTGACACACTAAAAGCTGATTTGTCTGACGAACCTGAAATAGTAGATACTAAAGCTGGTTTCTATGTTTGGGGTGGGGGCTAATTGGCTATAACTATTATGTATATACACCTTTTTGTAAAACAATAATAATCAATTAATTACACTATGTTAAATCAGAAAATTGTTAAGATCTGTGAACAAAAGTTTACATATCTTAACTATTCAAGTAGAACCAAAGATACATACATATTTTATATTAAACAATTTGTAAAGTGGTGTGGCGATAAAAGAGTAACCCATATTAGTTCGAAAGATTTTCAATCATATCTTGATAATTATAAATTCACTTCTATATCACAACAAAATCAAGTAATAAATGCAATTAGATTTCTATATAAATTTGGTCTTAATAAAAAATACGATAAAGTGTCTTTTGGAAGACCAAAGAAAGAAAACAATCTACCAAAAGTTATTGATGGGGAGTCAATAAAAAAGAAACTACTCGATATTAAGAACCTAAAACATAAAACTATATTAACACTTACCTATTCAATAGGGCTTCGTGTTTCAGAGGTAGTTAACTTAAAAATAGAAAACATTGACTCCAACCGAATGTTGATCTATATCAAAAATGCTAAAGGAAGAAAAGATAGAATCGTACCACTATCTGAATATGTGTTGAAATTATTGAGGGAATATTGGAAAGAATATAAACCTAAAATATATTTATTCAATGGTCAAAATTCTCTTCAATATTCGGTTAGTAGTTGTCAAAAAATATATAAGAAATATATTGATATTAATTCCTCTATCCACACATTGAGACATTCATCATTTACTAATATGTTGGAGGGTGGTTGTGATCTGAGAGTAATACAGAAAATAGCGGGGCATTCATCAACTAAAACCACTGAGTTATATACACATGTGTCAAATAAAATATTAAGTAATGTTGTCTTACCTATCTAAGTTAAATGATAAATAATATAGCTTGTATATTTAATATATAAGTCATGCGATATATAATAGAAAGAACAGAGTGGCTAGAACACAGAAAACAAGATTGGAGTAAGGGGATTTCAGAATTACTTACCCCCCTTTCTGATAGTATTTTAGATATGATAGAAGACTTAAAGGAGGAATATAACGATAAATCTGATCCTTTTAAAGTTCATAAGTCTTATATAGAAGGGTTGGATTCGGCTTTAAATCAGTTAAGAGATGATATATCAACGGTAAAGAAAAAGGAAACTTTATCTAAACTATGGGATGAGTTAACACTAAATCTTACGTTTTGGAAAGAACATTTTAAAAATTTATCAGAAACATTAGATAACTACGGGTCTATATTCAAATTAGGTTACGAGATATTTAGTTTGATAACTAGATATAACACAAAGAAAATAGGGGTAGATTATTATAATAATTTAGAGTCTGAGGAATTAGATACGATAAGAACTGATATTAGTAAATTCTTAAAAAACTTTAAGAATGATATATTACTGAGAGTAACAGAACTATCCGCAGATGATATATTTGAGATAGGTAATCTAGAAGATAAACCTGATATAGATTATGGCGATTACGTAGGAGATGAGATAAGATATTATATGCAAGACGGAGAAGAAAACAAAGCTATAATATCATATAACCAAGATGATTTAGATGAAAATAAGATCAGAATAGTTTCCAAGAAAACGGGAGAGAAATTTGAGATCGAAAAGAGAGAATTGATCGAAGTTATTCCACAGGAAAAATCACTTAATCAAGAAGTGTTTGCTAAATTAAAAAAGATCAAAGACGATCCCGATAAGCTAAAGGACTTAAATACCTACTTAGATAAAATAGATGAAAGTATAGATTTTAAAAATAAACTTAGTGTAGTTGATGTTATTTCTGATATATTTGATAATATTTCTAATATAGAATTCGATGATCCTAAGGTCTATTTTACAAAGAATGGTAAAAACAAAGAATTAGAAATAATAGAAGTTAGTGGAGTATTTAAAGAGAAATCTGATTACAGAGTAGTTGGGTTACATAATAAGTCAATAACAACGGACTATGTAGCGTTCCTAACAAATTCAACTTTATACTTCTTTGATAGTAGTGGGGTATCTGTACTAGAGAATAGTGACCTATTGTTCAGTATGAATAGCATCATAAAGAGCTACAAATTTTAATAAAAAAGAAGAAAAAGGGACTTTTATACTTAATATATAGAATAACTTATTTTATATAGCTATAAAAATAAAAAAAAAGTTTAAACTATGAAATTAAATGTAACATGCGCAGGATGCGAAATCACAGTAGAAGAGGTGGACGGAAAATGTGTTGTAATGGCAATGAAAGATGGTGAATTAGTAGAAGAATTCGCTGTTGATTGTGAAGAAATGGAAGAAGAAGCTGAAGAAGCGGAAGAAGAAATGGAAGACGCAGAAGACGCAGAAGAAGAAGAAGCTGATGAAATGGAAGAAGAATCTTTAGAGGAATCTAAAGAAGAAGTTAACGAAAGTGTTAAAAACTTCGGGGATTTTATGAAATCTAGTAAATAAGATGTTTATTAACATTTTATGGAAAGGGAACTAAATAAACATTTAGTTCCCTTTTTTTATATATACTACATGAGAGTAAAGAATTATACAGAATATATCACCGAGAGCTTAGATACTAATAGTCTTAAAACAAATCAGAAAAGACTTAGAGAATATATTAAAGTACTAAAAGATAACGATGAAATAGTATCAAATAAAGAAGATCCTGAATATAAGTATAACAAATATGAAGTTTATATCACATATTTTACTATAATCCACAATGCTTTATTATTAGAACAGAGGTTCTATAACCTTTTTAAGCTAAGTAATAAGGAGGTCAATAAATATTTAGATCTACCTGAGTTAAGTGATGTAAAGGATATTATTGATAAGTTTAGTGAATTATATGATTCACACAACAAGGTTAGGTTCGCAGTAGAAACTATGGATAGTATAGAAGAAGTGAGGCAATATTTTAAAAAATTAGAAGAAGTGAATAAAAGAGGTAATTACTACTCTAAGATCTTTTTTAAATTACCTGTCTAAATTTCTAAATTCTTCGAAAACAGAATCTTCTGTTCTTTTGAATATTTCCCCCTTAGGGCTTTGTGTCCAAGAAGGAGATATATAATTCCAACAAGACATATCGTTTCTTTCATCTAAGTCTTTCAATACATTATACATATCATCATCATAAGGAAGTAATATTGATAAACACATATAGGGGGTATCATCACCATCGAATCTAACTAATGGGACAATGTTTCTTGCTAGGGTAATTCTATCAAATCCGATAATCTCACCTACCTTTAAAGAATTGGCTTGGTTTGATACCGATATTATTCTGCTACCTATGTATAGTGGGTATCTAACTTCTTTATCATTCTCAATATAATAATGGAAGTCGTCTTTAGTAACAGGCTCTTCAGTTATCTCTTTAGGAGATGATGTTGTTTCTTTTTCTTCTTCTTTTAGTAATCTCTTAAGTATTCCAAACATAGTTTTAATTTTTAGTAAATATACACATTTATTTTAGTTTAAAAACGATTTTAAAGCTATTGAAACCATCTTCTTTTTCTGAATTAACAAAGTTGAATTGTATGTCTTCTTTTTTAACATACCCATCTTTGAAATAAATGCCATCAAATGAGTTAATTATCTTAATACAGGCAATTTGTATATCCTCTTGACCTTCGATCAGTTTAGATAAAAAGTTATTATACCTATTTTTTAAAATATGATCTACATAAGTATTAAAGGTTTTCTGTAATTTATCAATATCTTTTGTGGTTACTTTTAAAACAGGTTCTGATAAAGTTTTATATTCCTTAAAACTACTTTTGGGTAAACTTTTAACTATGATTTTTTTATCCCCTTTTATATAATCATACCTTTCTAAGCTAGATTCATCTATATCGATTTTAAACTCAGAGGGATTATAATTAACAGTCTTTATCTTATCAAAGATATTACCCCCCTCTACTACCCATTCTATCTTAGGGTAAGTATTAGATTTATTCCATTGTTTCAGGTCTATTTCCATAAAATTCATTTTTTTGGTTCTCCACGTAGTTCGTACAGCTATCATATTTTGATAGTATACCACCTTTAGTATCATCGAACCAAGATTCAATTATATGATCATAACAATCACTATAGCCTCCAAAGTTATTATAATTTTCTGAAAATTCAAAAAGTTTATCATAAATATATTTATATGAAAGCATTATATGGTAGTTAGTTGGGGTTAATTTAAATATCTGATCATTCATTTTATACATAGAACTAGATGATATTGTTTCTGTTACAGAATTTATATTACCATTAACCATCTCTTTTATGAAGTAAATATCACATTCGTATATAATAGGTTCGCCTACTTTGTAATCGAAATTAAGAATATCACTATCATTTTCTAGTATTTGGTCTACATTATGTTCTCTTAGATAGTCCTTTGTTATAATATGGTAATAATTATTATCAAAAACTATCATAATTCCATTCGGTAAATAGTCTTCATACTCATCTACTACAGTGATTATCTTATTTTCATCATAGTCAAGTTTTTTTATTATATTTGTATAATTAAGCTCAGGCATTTAAACATTTTTATTATAAGTTATATAATAAAAAAATAAATACCCATTATGCAGTTAACAGAACTTCTAGATTTAGCAAAAGATATACGTGAGTATCTAAACGAAGAAAGAGGAAGAAGAAAAATTTCTTTTCGTGAGGAAGATCATATCTATAATATCTATGATCCTAATAAGGGTGATATGGTTAATGACTTACCTAGTGTGTCTACGGTACTAAAGAATTGGTATGAACCATTCGATAGCGTGAATAAATCGTTACAAATGATGAATGGTGATGTTAAACTAGCAGAAGATCTAAGAAAGAAGTGGGAAAAAAAGGGTGATGATGCCAATAGTATTGGATCTTTTGCACACTATAAGTTAGAGCAATATATTTGGTCTATATTCGATATAGATAAAGAAGTGAGAAGACCTTACTATGATCTAAAAAGCACCGAATTACTTACCGCACAAGAAATGACTAGGAACGGTATCAATATGATTAATATGATACTTGATAATGGTTTTGTACCTATTGATACAGAAGTAGTGATGGGTTCTACTGAGTTAGGTTATGTGGGTCAGTGTGATAATATGTGGTTAGGTCAACATAAAGGTAAAATAGTATTTTTAATGACTGATCACAAAACTAATCAAGAAAAGAACTTTGAAGCTGCAGCTTATAATATGCCTATGAAAGAGCCTTTTGAAGAATTGCTCGATACAGCTTTATATAAATATTATATACAACAACCTTTATATGCACAACTGTTTAAAGATATGTTAAAAGATAGTCCTTATAAAGATATCGAATTTATAGGATTTAGGATCTTACACTTAAGAACAGAGAAATCACATAAGATTCCACTTTGGGTATATAGAGAAGTTAAAAAATTATATCCAATAAAAGAACATGAACAAGTTTGATTTAATTAGTGATATCCACACGAGGATATCAGAAACCTTAGAGATAGATGGTATTAAAGTTGAGCTATATAATGGCGAAAAAGTGTATCAGAAATATGGTAAATATTATTCTGAGATCGACGGGAGTGTAAAACAGATAGAAAAAGATTTTTATATTTATCTATGGGATGCGTTGAATAACTTTGATTATTGGGAAAAGGAATCAGGTGCTAAAATGGAGTTAAACCAAATGTCAACTACCCATTTATCTAGAGCAATCGACTATTTGAAAAGAAGTAAAATAAACCCTGAAGGCGTTTTACCTAAAATGGAAGCCATATTAAGAGATAGAAAAATCGATACTATACTAAACGACCCCACCGAAGAAAATTTTGGATTAGATATAGGATGATCTTTCATATATAGTATATGAAAGAATCAGAATTAGCAGAAGAAATAATCAAACTTTATGAGAAAGATGGTTATGAAATATATTCAGAGGTGATCCATAGAGCAGGTTCTAAACGCTGTGACATCATTGCAGTAAAGAACGGAGAATATATTGCTATAGAAGTAAAAAAGTCTATGAGCCTTACTTTAATAGAACAAGCTCACTTTTGGAAAGATAAGAGCCATAAGACTTATATCTTTTTCCCATCACAAAGAAAACTTAATTGGTTTGGAATAAACCTATGTAGAGATTATGGTATAGGTGTTTATATCTATAATAAACACAAGGGCGTTAGGATAATAAACGAAAGTACATATTGTGATAACCCTGACCTACCTAAGTTATATGAAGGTCAAAAAGATAGTGTATCAGGAAGTAAGGGCGGTGGATATATTACACCGTTTAGTATTACTAAGGATAAACTAATTGACCATCTTAAAGAGGTTAAAGAATGTTCACTAAATTCAGCAGTAGAAGATATTGATCACCATTACAGTTCTAATAACAGTGCTAAACAAGCATTAAGAAAGCTTATTGATACAAATGTTATAAAGCCTATCTCTTGTTATAAGAAAGGAAGAGTGGTTTGGGTGAAATATAATATATAACCTATGAATTTATCGGGTAATATAGGATTTAAAGAAATTTATTCAGTGGATGATGTTACATGGGACTCTGTTTTCGCAGAAGATCGTGGTAGAAAGAAAATATATGTAGGTTCAGGAAGACCTATTTTTGAAGGTAGTAACCCAACCGAAGATAACACTCCTATAATATATAAAACTAACTATGATTTAACATATGATCCATTAGAAGATGTTTATACTTTACCAACAGGATACGCTGCCGATTATAACTCAGAAGAGTGTTATCTAACAGAAGATAATAATCACATACTAATAAATGTTCGGATTCTTGATGAGTTTATAGGAGCGTCTACGGTAAATGGTTGGAGAAATTATATAGCGAAAGTTACTATTAACCATGATAGCTTTACAGGATCTACTACATCTTTCATAGATCTAAATCATGGTGGTGGTCCAGGCGTAACTCAATATCTTTATGAAATAGATAACGAAGTATATGTAGTAAAGGGTTCAGATCCAAGAGATATCAATAATCTATACCCCGTGACTATAGTAGATTATATAGCTTCGACAGTATCATCTACCACATTTTCTGTACCTGAGGTGAATTATTATAGTAAAACTAAAATAAGCGATACTGAATATGTATACGGAACAGGGTTTAGGGATAGTAGTTTAATGTATAAACACGCATTAATTAAGATAGATACTGAAAATAAAACATATGCAACAAGTTCTAATATTATAGAAGGAAGAGGATTATCTTATATTAGAGAAGTAGGGGATGACTTATATGAATTTGTTTATACGAATAGAGATGATGATACATTAAACATTAGTTATACTGATTTTAATTTAAATGTTATAAGTAATATAAAATCCGAACCTAATACTGTATTTGAAACAGGTGGTGGTGGTTTTAATACTATGTTAAAGATTAATAATTTATTTTATTTATCAAATTTTAGTGGTAATGTAAGTGCTTTCATAGCTGAACAAAAAGACATAACGAAACCAATTTTTTCGGGTGATCTAACTTTATCTATAAAATCTTCCGTAAATATAGGAGCATTAAATAGCGGTAGACATTTAGCTGTAGATACAAATAAAGGTTTCGCTTATATATTTTCAGGAGAGATGCAATCAGGGGTTGGTACACAATCTTGTATATTAAGGAGATATGATTTAGATCTTAATATAATAGAAAGTATTACTTTAACTGATATACGAGCAGCAGAACAACACAACAGACCGTTTTTTGATTTCGAACGAAATAAATTAATATGTTTTCAATATGCTCAGGATTCTTATACAGGAGAAACTACGACATTTAATAGAAGTTATAGGTTTTTTGAAGTGGCTCTTGATAGTGGATCATATAGTGATTTAGGTCGTGCTACACCATCAGCCCCACTAGAAAGCGATAGTGATTTATATACAATAGTATCATATGATTTTGATAATCAATTATGTTATTACCAAAAAGGAGAAACAAATGTTTCGAGTACTTACTTAAAAAGAGATTTTGACTTAGATACAATAACATCAAGTACCATAGCTACTGTGAATGGGGATACATATCCTATTTATTTCGATAGAAAAGATTTAGTATACTATCACTCACTCGATAATAGTTATAGTGGAACTAGGGTTAATATGTTAGCTACTTTTGATTACTCTACTATGACATTAGTAGGCACGTCTTCGAATACATGGATTAGTGGGAGATCATTAAGACCCGCTAGATTGGATTATTTTACTAATACATTTAATCCCAATGCTTTTAAAAATATTTATTATACACCTAGTCCTACTTCCCTGTCAACATTTTATTCCGATATGAATTTAAACACAGGGGGGTTAACTGCTAGTTATAATAGTCCTAGTTTAATTGGTTCTAATTACCCCACAGTAGATAGTAGAGAGAACTATTATTTATTAGGAAGTTCATATAGAAATGTTTTAACGTTTGAGGAAACACAACAAACTAATAATAGAGCTAGAGTACAAAAAAATGATAATTTAGAATTATTTAGGATAGATGCTGATAATATTAAGACTGATATAACTAATAGGATAAGTAGAATAAAAAACTTATCCCCACAAGGAAACGATTTAATACAACCTGATTATAACAGAAGACTTAGGTATGTTGAGAACCCTGCTTCTCCTATCAACTTACCTGTGATATCTACTGATATTGGGTTTCGTGAGTTTATGAGTTGTAGTATTGACTTATTTAAATTTACTAAACCGAATAATTCTTTTTGGATTCTATTCTTAATTAAAAACGACACAAATAACCAAGTTCGTTTATTTACTGACCGTGAAATTCCTGCGGATAGGGCGCAGTTTATTGTAGGTCTGTTCTTTGATCAAGTTCTTTTAACTATTAAAAGGGGATATGGATACGAGTTCAACCCCTCTATTTCAGTCAACCCTCCTGGTGGGATCACAGACTTTCACTTTTATGCAGTAAGATTTGAGCCATACACAGAAGGTGAATTGTATATATGTAACACCGATGGTACTTTATTCGGCTACACTGCTTCTTTTTCTGATTCGGGTAATCCATATTTGGGATATAAATTATTCTCAGATGATACGACAGGTTATGCATATGAGTTAAGAGAATTACAGATTATAGATACATCTGATTTAACATATAGTGAAGAAATAACTGAAGTAAACAGTAGAATGAATGATATGGCAAGTGGTACAGGTTTTACTTGGAGTAACATTACTTAAATAAATATATAACTTATGAATGTTTCAGGTAATACTTTTCTTAATACAGTTTCCTTTGAAGATAGGAATAGTTCGGGTGCTTTTCAAGTACCTAATTATAAAGTATATGATAGAAATTATAGTTGGTATTGGGATATCGGGGTTAATTTTGCCCCACCAAACGAGTTGATAATATATGACATAGATGCTCAGAATATATATCAAACAGTTAGCTTAACCGCTAGTTATCTAACCTATTTTAGAAAATCTAATGTATATTTTGACGAAGATTTAACTTTCGTCACCACATTAAGAAGAATAGATGATGGTAACGCTATTCATTATGTGAAAGTTGAATTAGACCCTAATAATAATTTTGAGGCTACTATAACCGACTTAGGTAATGCCACCGCATCTAGCTCAAATGGTATAACTGTTATATATGGTTATGATAAAAAAGAAGAAGATCTTTATATATGTACAACAGGATCAAGTGGTAACTTTGCTAATGGTGGTAGAGGAACTAGGTTTATGATATACAATACTATAAGTGAAACTACTACTTTTTATAGTCAAGATTGGAGAGGCGCAAGTTTTAGTATAGTAGGTGCAGGTGGAGTATTTAGATTTAGGGGTTATGATATAGATTTTAGGGGTGATCAAGAATTATTTTTCGCAGGAAGAGATCAAGAAGCAGACACAACTCCTTCTTTAGCTAGGTATAGCTATAAAACAGATACAATGACATATAGCACTGATTATATACAGGAGACTGCGCCATATGGCAATATACTCAACAACAGTTTATATTATTCAAAGAGGGAGGAAGCAGTAATGATATCATATGCAAGTTGGAATAACCCAAATGATATAATTAATCTAAGGAAATATTCCAAAACTGATTTTTCTATATTAGATGAAATCAAAAGTTTTACAAACCCCCATTTCAGTTACGTGATTCTTATCAATTATGATGAAAGTAGAAACACCTTAGAAACAATAGGAGATATTTCTTTCGGTAGTAGAAGATATATTTATGAATTAGGATTCGAACAAGAAAATAATACTATTCCAATAGTTTCAGGAGAAAATAAATATACTTCTGAGTACACTAATACTGTTAGTCGTTCTAACTCTTCAGATGTGATTGAGCATATGATAGATCCCGAAAGAGAAGTAATATATTTATCTATAAGCTCTAATAACGAAAACGCTCCAATATTAATTGAGAGATATGACTTTGATTTTAATTATTTAGATAGTTGGAGCGAATCTAATTATTTATTAGGAATGGAAAGAAGAACACAACCCAATTTAAATTATGATAATACTAAAATATTAATAGGTGGGAAAGATTCTAATATAGACGGAACGGGTAATGGGGGTATATTTAGAACAGGTTACATAGATATAGATTTTGATGATTTTTCTAATAGTATAATCACTTTATCAGACCAAAGAGAAAGCCCTATACCTAATATACAAACACAATTTGAGACGATTGATCATAATTCTGATTATTATTTTTTCACAAAAAGTTCAATAGATGTAACAGCCTTAGATATAGAATTCCATAGGATGGACTTCCCCTCTTTAACTAACTCTGTTAGTTATGATACTAATATAAGAGGTAAAGTTATTGGTTCGGAGGTAGATAGAAAGAATAATACGATTAAGTCAGTAGTAGTGACCAATGGTAATAACATAGAATTTTTCCAATATGATTTTGACGCTATGACATTTTCTAGATCAGCAACGGGGGTTTCAATTAGTTATATAACAGGTGCTGATAATACGGATTCGCAAATATTTGTAACCGATATAAGAGATGATTCATTTGATATCGCATATTTACAAGACGGTGATACTAATTTTAAAGTAGAAACCTTTGACTATGATATGAATAGTTATAGTAATCCAATCGAATTTGATATTACTAATACAGTTGGTATTGATAGAATAAGCGTAGAGCCATATAATAATTCTAGTAAAGATTTATTATTTGTTAGAAACACTACATGGGATAAATTAGAGTTAACACAAAGTGATAACACTAGACCATTTATACAAAATTATACAGCATCTATATTCCGAAATTATTCTGCTTCTAATGTGCAAACAGTTGGTAGTGATAATAGAATACTTAAAATATATGATTCAGCAAGAGGTATAAATTTAATTCAACCTAGTCCAAGAATAGCGGGTACATTAATTGAATCCGATCCTAATTTTAACGGTGAACCATCTATGGATATGGACGGTGAACAAAATAAATTAGATTTTGGACTTAGTTATAGAACTGCAGTGTATAAGGGAAGTTTCGATAATAGAAACCAAGATAAATCTTGGTATTTATTTATAGCAAGGTGTCCATACTCAAATAAGCTTAGTAGATTTTTTGATTTAAATGATGGATCAGCATACCTTACTGTCGATAGAGCTAATACTCGTGTAATTTTTGTTTCAGGTTCACATAACGTCATATGGACTTCTTCTGTTCTAAGTCATGATTTTGGTGACACTACTATATATGCTATCAAACAAGTAGATGGAGAAATGGGTAAACTTTGGATAAATGGAGGCACTGTTATAGAAAATGATAGTGGTACAGATGGTACATCGTCGGTATTTAAATCAGCCAATAGACATCCTCATCAAACATTTTTCGGTGGGACGGATCGTGCGGTTGTAATTTCTGATTTTATAGCACTTGATACAAGTGATTTAAACACAACAGAAGAATATAATTTAGTTAATGGTCTAATGAACCCACTTGCTACTAAATACGGCTTAACGTGGTCTAATATAACTTAAATATATAGGTTATGGTACATATCAAAAAAGTATATGTTAGATTAACTAACGAAGGAAACACAATAGAACTTTATAGCACCAAAGAAAAGGATGGGCTTATTGAAATAGAGAATTATCCTAAAGATTATCCACAAGTTCCTATGAAATATATTATCACTGAGGTAGATAATGAATACATATTCACTATCGTCCCTGAATGGGAATTATAAATATATAGAACATGAATTTATCGGGTAATATTAAAATTGAAAACATAGAAACATTTGATCTAAGTGGTTTAGGTTTATCTTATGATAAGGGTTCGTTCTTCGCAGACAAAAGAAGAGGGTGGTATTACCAATTTGATACAGGCGTTAGTATGGGTACATTAAGTGATCCTATGAGACTTTATAGATATAACTTAGATTTCACATTAGAAGAAGATTGGAGTCCTGATGATACTTATGGTGCTTCTCAATACGGTGCTTCATATAGAGAAGGTAAACCTTATTATGATGAAGAATCGGGTGATTTTTTCGCAATAATGTCAGTAAATGATGATATTTTGGGTGGAACTCCATCACCAAGTAATCAATACCAAAGATGGGTGAGATGGCATATAGATCAAGATAATTTAGATAGTACCACAGTTTCTATTTATTCTTTATATGGGGGTGGGGAGGCTCAAACAATAGTCAGGAGAATCACCCCGATATATATTGATATACCAAAAGGAAAAATATATTACCAAAGAGGTGAAGTAAATAAACCCGAAAACCAACTTGTAAAATTTGATGTAAATACAAACACAACAGACGTAACTTTCTCTGATACTTATTTAGAAGGAAACATAAAGGGGTTTACTTTCGATACCCAACAAGAAACACTTAAAGGATTACTTGTTAGATATGGTAAAGTAGGTACAAATGTATATGATACAGTATATTTCGAATTTGATTTTAAAACACAGGCAATAACCTTTACTGCTTCTAATACATTAGTAGGGTTTAATTTTAATGATGTTGATTTTAATGTTTATGACGACATAATTGATACTACTATTTGGACAAATCCATTTAACGCAACCCAAAGTATTCCTGTTAGTAATTTAGGTATACAGCGATATACCTTCGATAAAAATTTAAACCTATTAGATGTTAGGGCAACATCAGATCCTGACACATTTGCTTCTCCTGCTTTTTTAGATAAAGTCGATGGTGAAATAATTGGCTTTAATAGCCTTGGTAGGTTTTTTAGAAGGTTTGTGGAAGTACAAAAGGATACGACAGTATCTGTAATAAGTGGTGATGAATCATATACTAAGGTATTATATGATGAAGATACTAACATTACGGGAGCATCTAATTCTGCGGCATTCTATGTTTTTGAATATGATTATGCTTGGGGGTGGGGGGTTGGTTCAGGAAACGGTGGCACTGTGAGTAGCTTTCGAACATATGATGGATATAGTCAAACATTATTACACACAATAGATTTTCCCGAATATGAGACGTATTTTAGGTCTTCTAATAACGAAATATATTTCGATGGAACAAACACATTTATCAATACTTTAGCGAGAAGATCTGATAGCTCTTTGAGGTATGTTAAAATAGAAGTAGATTTAGAGAATGGATTTTCTCTAACATATTCAGAATTAGGAACTGTTATAGCTCCTAATGGTGCTACTCAGTTTGGTGCTAGTTATAACGGTGCATATAGAATATTTGATTACGTTGAAGAAGATAATCTAATATATGCGCTTAATATAGGGTTCAGTGGTAATTATGGTAATGGTACTAATGGTAATAGATTTCTGAAATATGATATTGCTACAGAAACAAACACATTTGTTAGTCAAAATTGGAGAAACAATACACCTGAAATAACAGGGAGACAATATAGATTTAGGGATCTAAGAGTAGATCCGCTAACAGAAAAAATAACTTTCCCTGCTAATAACCAAGAAGATGGAATTCGTGGTTACTTTGCTGAATATGATTATAAAAATGATATATTAGCCACATATAGTTTTTTCCAAGGATCAGAAAGGATTGCATATGTAGACTTAGATAGTTCTAATTATATTTTTTTTACAAATGTTGCCAATAAATTAACTGCTTATGTTTATGATAATAATACATACGAATTAATAAATGAAATCCAAAGTGAAGTAATACAAACTTATATAAATGGTACAGTTTATGACCAAGTAACTAAAGATGTCTTCTTTGCATATTCTAATGTTTTCCAAGATGGTAGGTATAAAAGAAGACAGGGGTTATTACAGGGAGATAACACAATCCCTTTATATGATGATGATCGTTTTGAAATATTAGCAACCGCATCAACTGTTTCTGTTTTTGGTACAGCAGGTATTATAGGCGGTGGTAATATAGACACTATGGGGTTTGACGAGGCTAATGATACAATTTATATATTAGTCAATGGTCAACCATCAACACCAAGGGCTAAGGTTGTGAAGACAGATCTTGATTTTAACTTAATTGATACCTTTGATATAGATTCTACACCTTATAATAATTTAGATTCTCGTGAAGTAAAGGGGTTTTTTGACTTAGAAACTTTAACCTTTTATACTTTATTAGAATTGGATTCAGGTGGCTTAAGAAATCTTGTTAGGATAGAAGTTGATGGTATGACATTATCATCTACTACAGTAAGCACGATAGATACTATAAATCCACTCGGAAACGGAACATTTAACTATATGTTTGGTGTAGTAGATGATATCTTATATTGGAATCATGGTTACTTGGAGGAACAAGTAGGTAAAGAGTTATATTTCAGAACACATAATATTGCAACTGATACTGAAACATCTGCTGTCTTTTTGGGAACATACAGCCATATAACAAATTACTACTTTGATCAAGATAATTTATCAGTATATTATAACTTGGCTTCAGATGATAAAAGGTATAAATATGATTATAATACATTAACATCTTCTGTTATTAACCCGTATACGAATAATACTATTCCTCGACTTAGACATTTAGGCACAGCCTCTGTGTCTAATTCAAATAAATTAGTTGGTTATCCAACAGGTGAAACATTCAAGGAAGTAACTGCTAATTATGTATCAAATACATATATGACAAATATAGACCCTCAGTTCGAAGAAGGTGTGATTATAGAATATATATCTAACGATATTTTATATGGTTATAATGGCGGTGGTGTATTATATAAGATACGAAAGAAATAATATATAATTTTATATGAACGTTAGTGGAAATTTTGGTATAAAAAAACAAAAACTTATACAGAGTAGTGATATATCACTTAACTATATCGATGATGAGAGAGAAGTTATAATATCATTCTTTTCTAATGATGATAACCCTCCTGTTTATAATTTTTATAACTATGATAACCAAAAGATAGGAACATTCACTTTGGATAGTGCTAATGTTCACCCAACTAATGATTTCTTAGAAGCGGATGATAGAGATAGTGGTTATTATAACGCAGAAGAAGGATATTTATTATCACTTGTTAGAATATATTGGGAATTAACACCATATTCAGCATCATATACTACACAAAGTTATTTAAATGGTTTTGTTAAAATAGAATTTGATTATAATGATTTTGCTTCATCCACATATTCTATTGTTGGTTACTATGGAAATGGTGGAACACCATATCTTAATAGAGTGACTTATGCTAATACACATATACATTATTATGATGAACCAAATAATTTAGTATACTTAACAAGCGGTCATCCAAATTTGAATGCAAAATTTGAAATAATTGATGCGGGTAGTCCTAGTATAACACAGTCGAGAGGAACAACCGCTAATGGATATACGCATATTATAGACGTAGATAAAGAAAATTTAATATCAGAAATAAGAATAGCAGGTATAGACGCTACTGATAATTTGTATCATAATTATAGATATAATTGGAACACTGATACATTAGTGATGTCTGCCACCTCAGGTAACGGACCTACCGTATACAAGGACGGTAGCAGGTATATCGAAATAGACGCAATAAGTTCTCAGAGTTCAACCCTTATAGTTAGGTTACAAGACTTTGACTGTAATGATATTACAATATTAGCACAAGAAGATAGCATATTAAGTTCAACACCGAATAGAGTATCTAGTTCAGAAATAAGAGGGGGGAGGTTCTTTGATGATACTACAAGGTTTATGATGTCTGATTCAACAGGTACTTATATTTATACTATGGATCAAAAAGATATAACAAAATTGATTACTTCGGATGATCTTACTTTTAAAGAATTATATGCAACAACTAATGATTTTGGAAATAACTCTGTTGTCGTGGACGAAGACAGGGGATATATCTATATATCTAATAATGGGGCTGCAACAGTTTTCTCAGGTGCGATAATCATAGAGAGGTATGATTTAGACTTCAACTTTATTGATCAATTTGCACCTGCTACTTATAATTGGGGCTATAACTTTATGGTATTTAGAAATTTTGCGAATGAAAAAAAATCTCAGTTTATCATACCTTTTAAAATCGGTGCAGGTACTGTTCAAATAGGTATTTTAGATATTAATTTTGATACTTTTTCACAATCAGCTTTTGTGTCAACAGCAACAGCGAGTGTAACTAATGGTGGTAGTGTATTTACTGCTTTTTATTATGATGATAGATTAAATAAGGTATATTATTCCGAAGGTTTATTCACTGCTCAAAACCTATGGTTCAAAAAATTAGATATGGAGACAGCAGCAGTTGATGTTAATTATAATACTACAGCAGTTGCACACGTAGGGGATATTATTTTTGATCCACTTTCTGAATCTTTATATGGTGTTATTAGTTATTCGGGAAGTAGTTATTCTATAGCTACATTCGATTATAAAACAACAACCTTTACAAATGTTACATATAATTTACCAAAAAGAGGTATCTGTTTATCATCAGTTAATGATAGAGTTATTACAATATATTATGTTAACATAACAGAAGATACTTTAAGCTTAGAGATATATACAAACAATAACTCATTCGATTTAGAACAATCGATATCTGCTCCTGTTAGTGCTTTTGTGAGTCGAGTAAAATCGGATGATATGGTACATTTTTATGCATATGGAGTAGGTGGTTCACATAATGGCATCGGAAGGTATTTACTCACTTCTAAAAACGATAGAAATCCTGTAAATAGTGATTGTACGTATCTAAAAGAAGTTGAATATACCACTCTTTCAACAATTGAAGGAGAAATGGTAATAGGTATAGATAATAGTGATAACTATTTATATACGATGAATACTATCGATAATGATGGGATAGCACTTACTATCAGACAATATGTTATGGGGGCTACCTTATCCTTAACCCAAAGTTGGTCACCTGCATCTAAAATAGGTATAAGATATAGTACATCTCCAATATGGGATCAGGATAAAAGAACATTTTGGGTAACCACAGTATCGGGAGGTAATCTTGTTTTGAATAAAATACAGATCAATGAAATCACACTAACCGCTTCAACATTCTTAGAAGAGATATCATATAATTTCCCATCAGGTTATGGAAGTAGTATAACAAAGGTAGCATACTTAAAAGAAGAAGTCAATGATATTATTATATCCCTTTCTACTACGGATAACGGATTGAATAATGTATACTATGTAGATAAAGATTTAGGAACGACTTCTACAACAGTTGACCTTTCGTATATCTCTGATTCTTTTCAATTAAGAGAAAATCTATATTTAAGTGATTTTAATGTTTCATATTTCAACACATTGGGCTATGGTATAGCAGGTATACCTAGTTTAAATGTGAGGTATGATTTTAATACAGACACGGCAGAGACATTATATTCAAATATTGATAGGGATAATTATATATTTGAAACATATTTAAGTAAAAAATTACAAAGAGTTCTATATAAAGATATCACTGATGATTACCTAAAATACTCGGTTTTCGATTTCAAAAATGATAATGAGTATAGTATAATAAGAAGCGGAGCTACTGTTTCATCGTCTTTAAGTCATATTATAAAAAAGGATGGCAATATAGCTTCTTTTGATACAGGTAATGGAATATACCAAGAATTCAAGATCGATAATAAGGTATTCGAAATAGCTAGTGATCCGTGTGGTGAGGAAGAATTAGATGTGTCTACTATATCCCCTTTCATAATAGAAATGGTAACCAATGGTAGTAACCAAGTATCTATACCTATAGAAGTAGATACGGGTATAGGGGATTTTGATGTGAATTGGGGGGATGGTGTAGTGGAAAACATTACTACTACTTCTACTATAACACATACCTATAATCAATCAGGTATATATGAAATAAGGATGTATGAGGGGATATCAGGGTTTGATTTCACATCTGTGGGGTTTGATCAAATAAGATCCATTATTCAATTTGGTGATATAAAATGGAAAAACTCATTTAGTTTCAGAAATTGTAGTGATCTTGTTGCAAAATATACAGATGCCCCTGATTTCTCACAACACATTAGTGGGAATTTGGGTTATTGTTTTGCGGGTTGTGTAAAATTCAATGGCGAAATGAATCATTGGGATATGAGTAATATTAATAACTTAGTGGGGTTCTTATCGGGCGCAAGTTCTTTCAATCAACCATTAAATAATTGGGATGTCTCAAATGTGACATCTATGAGAGTATTATTTTTTGGGTGTGATTCCTTTAACCAACCATTGAGTAATTGGGATCTTTCTAGTTGTACAAATTTACAATCCACGTTCTACGGTGCTACATTATTTAATCAACCATTAAATAATTGGAACACATCTAATGTGGCTGACTTTTCGAATTTGTTTAGAGATGCGATAACATTCAACCAACCATTAGATAAATGGGATACCTCAAATGTGATAAGTATGAGTAATACATTTAATAACGCAGAAGCATTCAACCAACCTTTAAATAATTGGAATGTATCAAAGGTTACAAATATGGATAACCTATTTATTAATACTGACTCATTTAATCAAGATTTAGATAATTGGGATACAGGTTCTGTTTCTTCTATGGTAAATATTTTCTTTAATGCAATAAGCTTTAATGGGAAAGTAAATACTTGGGATGTGTCTAATGTTACAAATTTTTCGAGTGTGTTCAGAAATGCATTTGTATTCAACCAACCATTAAATAATTGGAACACAGCATCAGCAAGTACTTTTAACTCAATGTTTACATCTGCTGATAGATTTAACCAAAATATTGATAGTTGGACAACTTCTAATGTTACTAATATGATTTCTATGTTCTCACCAACAGATGATTATAACCAACCTATGAATAGTTGGGATGTTGGTAGTGTTTCTTTGTTTAATCGTATGTTCTTTAATGCTGATAGTTTCTCCCAAAGTTTAACGAATTGGGATATGAGTAGCGCAGATAATATCTCACTTATGTTAGGGGATGGGGTATTTAACGGTGATGTTAGTACTTGGGACACTTCAAATATTACAAATATGGCAGCAACATTTAGACTATCCCCATTTAACGGTGATGTTAGTGGTTGGGACACGTCTAATGTAATTAATATGGATTCTATGTTCTTGAACTTGGTGAATTTTAATTCAGATATCAGTGGATGGACAGTATCAAGTGTAACAAATATGACAAGTATGTTTGCTGGTAATGTATCTTTCTCCCAAGATATAGGTGGTTGGGATACTAGTAGTCTAGAAATTACGAGTGGTATGTTCTTTAATTGTGAATCCTTAGGTACACAAAGTTTAAATAATTGGGATGTGTCTAATGTAACTAATATGGCAGCAATGTTTAGGAGAGCTAATTTTGATGGAGATATCAGTAGTTGGGATACTACGAATGTTACTAACATGTCATTTATGCACGAACGTTTAACAACTAATACATTGTTTTTTAATCAAGATATCAGTAGTTGGACTGTATCAAATGTTGAGAACATGAGCTTTATGTTTAATACTAATGAGGAGTTTAACCAAGATATCAGTGGATGGGATGTTGGAGCTGTTACTAACATGGATAGTATGTTTAGTAACGCTGATGCGTTTGATATAGATATATCTTCTTGGGATATAAACCAAATTACAAATTTCTCGGACTTCTTAGTTGGTGCGCCTGGTTTCACCACATCAAACTATGATGCTATATTAATTGGGTGGGAATCCCAAGCACCAACATCAGGTCTTAGTATTGACTTTGGTAATAGTAAATATACAAGTGGTGGTACAGCAGCCGCAGCAAGAGCTTCGCTAGTCGGAACATATAGTTGGATAATATCAGATGGTGGTATTGCCTAAAAATATTAATATATAGTCTATGAGATATATACTTCTATTAGAATATTATAATGATTTACAAAACGAATATTTCTTTTTGAGAAAAGAACCTAAGTATTTAGATATTTTTAAAAAAATGAAAGATAACGGAGCGTCCTTAGAAGAACTAGAAGAACTATATAATAGAATCAAAGGACATAAGAATACGTTAAAGCAACAGGATGTGAACCTTTTGGAATTAGACTTTGATGAAGAAGGAACAGATATCTACGAAAAAATAATTGACGTATTACAAGAAATTAACCTTACTGAAAAATTCAATAAATTCTCAAAATTACTTCCGAAACACCTAAGAGATGATATTAGAAACAAAAAAGAATATAGATCTAGGTTCAAAGAACTAATTATAGAATTTGATTACGATTATTATAAGAAATTCTTATCAACGGTTGCGAAGATAAAGGATGTTGATACACTTATTAAAAATATCGAGAAGTTCTTAGATAATAAAGATAGACATCAGATTATTAAGTCTATTGGAGAAATAGATGGTGTAGAGGTGTTCTTAAACAATAAAGATTATATAGTAGCCATAGTTTATAGTAGAGAAGCTTCGTGTGAATTAGGCGTATCACAATGGTGTATATCAACACCCCAAAATAGTATGTGGAATCATTATGTAGAACACAAATCAGGTGTGCAATATTTTATGTGGGATTTAACATTAGGATCAACTAACCCATTATCTAAGATAGGGATAACTATTTATAAAGCTGATTTCGATGCTTTCGATAAGGCTAATAACCGATTTAACGGAGCAATGGAAACTAAGTGGTGGAAAGAATTAAAAGACGTTACAGAGCTTAATGACGATCAGCTACTCAAATATTTAAAACATAATACTAATAAAGACGCTTTTATACAATTAAGTGATGATAAGAAAAAGGAAGTTATTAGAGAAAAACCACAATATTTATCTTACACATTAGATAGTATATATACTAAGGAAGAATTAAACGAATTAATAATGTCTAACCCTAATGTATTATTATATTTAGACGAACAATTTTTCGAAAGAGTTAAAAAAGAAATGGGCAATAAAATAATGGATCTTGTTATTAAAGCACCCTTACTTTTGTTGAAACAAAGCTCTATGGTAAAAGATGCGACACCCGATCAAAAGGCAGAGTATATTTGTAGTTATTTTAGTTTTGATAATTACCACACTGATAAATTAGAAGCACATTTAATTAATATTAAACACATATTTAATGAAGAATTCCAAGATCACAAATTCTTATTGCGATTATTAGATTGTAACCCAAGTATAATACATTACTTGCAAAATATATATCAAAGGGATTTGAAAAACGGTTTGTTGTTAATTTCTGATTTAGTAGATAAGTATGAAAGTAATAAAGATCATTGGAACGAATCTTTAAGTATATTAAGCGATAACTCTTTAATGAAAAGGTATTTTATAAACGGTGTTTATAAAGATTATGTAGATCAAGACTTATATATCTTTAATGGATCTATGGAAAAGAAAAAAGTAGGGACTAGTGATAGTGGTAGAGACCTATTTGAAGAAGTATTGGACATCGAAAGAATGGTTAAATACAATCCCCTTATAACTGAGCATGAAGCTAGTGGTATGAAAATGAGATCTAAGTTCGAGAGTTCTAAAAAACTAAAAACATATGGAATTTGGACATCTAAGAATATGTTCGCAGAAGAAGGACAACTATTTGTTGATCGTGATGTATATGAAGGCGACCAAATGATACAAGACTTGATTCAGGAAAAGATGTTTGAGATTTAAATCAACTGATCGATAAAGAAATCCCTCAATATATGTTTATAATCTTCTCTATGTAATAGATTAGTATAAAAATCTATTTTGTTTATCCTTGCTTGGTTCGTATATTCATATTTTTTTTTCTTATAAACACCTATGTCTGTTTTACCATCTACGGTTCTAAAGCTTATAAACTTCTCATTTATTTTAGTTATCACAATAGTAATAGAACCAATAAAGAACCTTTTATTATTAAAGTTAAAATTTTTAATGATATTGTCTTCTTGTACCATTTCCATATCACTTAACTTTTCTGAAAATTCAGAAATCATTTCCTTGGTTTTATTATGGTTAATAAAGAATTCCTTTCTATGGTATTCTCTATTGTCCAACACTTCTTGGAATTCAGGGAATAATTTATAAAGCACCTTTTCTCTACTATTCATATACCGTTATTTTGCTTTCTATTTTACTAATAAGTTCTTGGTGTGTTTCAGATAAAAATCTATCTTTTAATTTGTCTAAAATATACCTTGTTTCACTAACATACTTTTCTCTAAAACTATCAGAAGCTTTAGGTAAATCAGAACAGTTATGTAATCGATCTGCTAGTTTAATTACTAACGCATAGCTAGTCATTTTAAGCATTTTCCTAGAAAGATATTCTTTCTTTCCTATTTTCTCTATCTCATCTTTATCTGATGTCAATTCATATACGATTGATGCAACAGATTCACCGAACTCTTTTTCAATATCTTCTAAGGTAACATCTGTGTCTTCAACAGTATCGTGTAACAAAGAAGCAATAAGTAACTTAATTATCTTATTACTTCTTTTGTGATCTTTCACAATCTTAGCAACTGCAGCAGGATGGTGTGCATATTCTAATTTTGAATACTTTCTGAATTGACCCTCATGGGATACAATCATTAGCTCTAACGCCTTTCTTAGCTCTGACTTAGGTTTCATAGTACAAAGATACGAATTTTTTTATATATATTATAATGGATATTACTAATAAATACCTTAGCGTTCTCTCCGAATGTGTGTTCATCTCTAAAATGAACAACGGATTTATAACAAATTGCAATTGTACATTAGAAAACCTAACAGATGATTATGATCGGGATAAGATCTTCAAAGAGAATAGAGGTACGTTCAGAGGCTTAGTTAATAAATCGAATGGTCGAAAGTATATTACTTTGTTAGACAGTAAGTTGTGTGAATTGAAAGATTTCTATATAATAGATAAGAACAAAAAGGATATATCAGATTTAACATTCGCTCAATACAAGGCATATTTAAGAGATAAGAAAATAGACGATATATTGGACTAGAGAAGAAAGACATTTTCTAATATATAGTTTATAAAAATAAGATTAAAATTATGGAATTTATTAAGTGGGCTTTAGGTCACAAGAAACATTGGTATAAATTAGTAATATTATTTCCTATTGGTTTAATAGGATGTATATTCCTTTTACCCGAAGCGTATAGTAGCGATTCTGCATTGGTTGCTAAAATTATGATCACAGTAGCCTTAGTAGGATTTACATCTGCGATTGTATATCAGCCTTATACTATTTACAAAAGGCTCAAAAGAATGGGTGAACTGTAAGGAAGAATATATTATTTACTATATATTGAGTTGATTATTTAATGTCCTGTTATCATAGGGTAACAGTCGAGAAATACTTAGTGTTTCGAAGATATTAAAATAAAAAAAAATAAAATATCAATTATGAAAAGTTTTAACAAAAAACCGAGTGCATGGATATGTACTAATGACAAAAATCGTCAAAACAGAGGTAGGGCAAAGATCTACCAACCACAATCAAAAGTTTACCTTAACGACAACGAAGAATTCGAAATAGAACTATTTAACCCTAGTTCCTATAACGTAAAAGCCGTTATTAAGATCGATGGTAAAGCAATTATGCAAGGTGGTTTAGTATTAAGATCAGGAGAAAGAGTTTACTTAGAATGTTTCCCTGACAACAAAAAGAAATTTACTTTTAAGACATATGAAGTAGAAAACTCAAATGAAGTTATTGAAGCTATTAGTGAAAATGGTAACGTTGAGATAAATTTCTATAGAGAAAAGATTATCGATTATTATTTCTATAATAGTACTAATTTTGATACATCAATTAATATCGGAAATACAAGATGTTTTGATAACTCATCAAGTACTGTTTTTGGGTCACCAACAACTACTTTAACTAACTTTGGTTCTTCTTCGGATACAGTTTCTACTGCTTATTTTTCAAGTAATATTGAAACAGGGCAAGTGGACGGTGGTTTACAGTCGGATCAAAATTTCACACCTGTGGGTATGGACTTCGAAACATGGGTATTATCATCTTATAGTTTTAAACTATTACCGATGAGTCAAAAACCTGCCGAACCTAAACAGTTTAAGGTCGATAAGGAAAAAGTCAATACGATAGGTAATAAAATAAAACTATTGTCTGAGTTAAATCAACTTAAAGAAAGTGGCACAATAACCCACAAAGAATTTAAGGAGATGAAAAGTGAGATCATGGACTAAGTGAAAAGGAGGGTATATCCCTCCTTTTTTTATTCTTCTTCTTCTTCTTCTTCGTCGCTTAATATACTATCGATTGTACGATCTCTTAATATATCTTTAGATAAATGTTTAACTACCATATTGGGTTTGTTCGTAAATTTCATAGGTTTATTGCTATGTACGTTCCACGTAGATCTTGCGCCTTCCTTCTCTAAAACCTTCTGTCTACTGTGTATAATATCTTTATACATTTCATAAATATGATCTGTTTCGGGATCTTTACCTACCCCCATATTTTCGTGTTCGTGTAAATCAGGAAATAGAATAGATTTAATTCCCTTAAAATGCTCCATTAGTTTATCACGATCTTCTGTACTGATACTACTCCGTAATATCATATCATTGTATGGATATGACCTATCGGGCATTTTACCTAACTTGATATCAACAGCAGTTTCTAAACAATTTGCTATAATGAAAAGTTGCTCATCATTAAGCGTAATTTCATATTCTTCCATATTACAAATATAGTAAATTATATTCTTTTATATGCTTTCACATAATCAATATAATAATTAGTAGGATATTTAGCTTTCTCAGGGTTCTCGTTAGCTAGTACTGCACCGTTTATAATAATGTGCATTTTATATTTAAACTCTTTTAAAACATCTCTTTCAGTTATTTTCCTAATCAATATTTTATCATAAAAGAATTTCATATAGCCCTCTTCCCATTCTAATGAATAGTTGTGGAAATCTTTAGATACGTCTTTAACTCTATGTGTATAAGTATTCCTTTTATTATCAGGTGTTTTTCCCCAATGTATTGTAGTCGCTAGTTTATTAAATCCCTTAGTAGTATTCACTTCATAGATATCTATTTTTGAGGGATACGCATCGATGGTAGTCAAACAAAACGCAGGGAACTGTCCGATCTGATCAGGCATCTTACTTCTTATCTCATAATACCCATATTTTTGTCTAAAATATTGACTTGAATCTATTTGTCCTGTTCTATAAAGTATCTTAAAATACCCCCAATCCATACCATTCCAATCTACATGTTTTATTTTAATGGATTCATCAGTAGTGATTATATCTAATATACCGTCTTTTTCAGCAAATGCGTTATCAGCAAAATATATTGATGGTGCTTTATTATCACCTTCTATTGTTCCCGAATGATACCTATAACCCTGATAACTCTTAGTTATCCATTTCTTTCTATCTAATGATCCTTTATTGAATCCATCGATAAAAGTAAGTTTATATTCCAACATATGTCGATCATCTATATCTATATTAAGTTTTAATATAACGAATAGTCTGATTTGTAAGTATAAGTTTACGACATAATCTTTTATTTTATCTATTTTTAAATTCATTTAGCTTTTTTAAATATTTGAAATTCTCCTGTTTGAAAAAAGGATGTAATGCTATATTTTCTAATATATGTAATAGTAATGAGAGGTCTATATCTTCCTCGCTTTCGTTTAGAAATACTTCTACTCCATCTACATTAACATAACTATATCTAAAGGTAAGCCTCGAATATTCTTCGCTTTCTAATATAACAGATTGTAAAGTCTGTAAACTCATTCCACCTTTCAATAAATTTACACTTTCTAGATTTATTAAATTAGCAAACGCAGTATGATTATTATTGTCTTTATATAAATAAAGGTCTGTTATATTTGCACCATTTGGTGATCCCCTTCTTACTTTAGCCATTATATTAACAAACATAGCAACTAATAGTTCAATTAGTTCTTCCCTATGTTTATAGCCAACTTCGTCTATTTTTTTATATAATGCTTCTTTTTCTTCGAGTAATTTGCCTACTTTCTTCTTTATGTCCTTTATCATGTATTATATATTAAAGGAAGTAGGTAGAAAAGCTTTCCAAGTATTTGAATTTATCTTTATTTTTACTAGGTATTACTTGGTTTTCGTGTCTTAGAAAAACTACTTCTATATCATGTTTTTCTTCGATATAGTCTTTCACTTCTTTCAATGTCTTTGCTTTAATATTAAAGACGTGAACAAACCATTGTAATATAAAATGTTTCCTGTCTTCAGATTCGAAAAAGTATATCTTTTTCACTAATTTATTATCAAGTGGGATTTCTCTTTTCAGTATTATTTCCTCGCTTTCAACGGTCTCAGGATTAGACTTATAATCATCTTCATCATTAAAATAGTTAAATGGATATAATTTATATCGTCTTTTAAGTTCTTCTCTATCAATCTCTAAACAAGCCCTAGTATTAATAGCCGTACCCATTATATTAAAATTCCTTGTGAAAAATATAGCAGGTTCGTTCTCGCCTTTAAATGATTGATGGTTATGGAAATTAGTATCCCTAATAGTTCTTAATGTACCTGATTTAAGTATTCTGAACATTTTAACATAGTCTGTGAAGTGGTATAAATTCATGTATTATATATTAAAACAATTCTCATTAATTTTATATATAAGTAAAATATAATTTAAGCATATGAGCATAATTAATTTACCATCACAAACAGACTTATCGGGGTTTTACGTAGTATACAAAGGATCTACTAATATTGAAGAAAAAGGAAACCTAGGAATAAGCCATTTAATGGAACATCTAGTATGTAAAGCATTAGATCCTTATCAAGATGATTTAGACCGTTTGGGTATAAATAGCAATGCATATACATCTAATAATGAGATCGTATTTCATATGAAAGGATTGGAAGAATCTTTAAACAAGTGGAGAACTAAGTATGTAGATCTATTATCTAACTTTGATGTTACGAAAGAAGAATTCGAGAACGAAAGAAACATCGTATTACAAGAGTATTATGATAGTTTTAACGATCAACAAGCAAACCATTGGTTAAATTTAGATAGGAAAACCTTTGGTAACTACAATGCGATTGGTTCAGGTGAAGATTTGAAAAATTTAACATACTTAGATTGTCTAAACTTCTTTGAGAAGCAATATATTAAACCTAGTTTTATTATCAATGTGAGTAAAGAAATTGAATTCGGTACTGATATTAGCTTTAATAATATTGATTCGGATTTAGTATATACTAAGAAAGATCATCAGTTTGAATTACAGAGAAACAATGATTATAATAATAAAGTGTCTCTTATAATGAATTCAGAGTTGATGGACAAAGATTTCAATAAGATCAACTTTATAAACAACATGCTTGCTTCGGGTTTACAATCACCATTTTATCAAGAGATAAGAGAGAAAAGAGGATTGGTCTATTATATAGGGGCTTCTTGTACTCAGTTAAATAAACAAGGATATAATAGTATTTATACAATGACTACTGAAGAAAACATAGATAAGATTGTCGATATCACCTCTACTATATTTGGGGATATTGATAAATTCTTAACTAAGGAAAGGTTTAACGTAGTGAAAGAATCAATTCAGTTACAATTAAAAGAAAGTGAGATTAATAGATATAAGAGTGTTAATAGATGGATCACACCTGATGGTTGGTCATTGGCTGAGATAGTTGATGACTTAGAATACTTAGAAGTTTTATCTATTGCTAAGAAGCATTTTAATATGGATAACTATACTGTTTCTAGGGATGATCAAGAATTCAAATCGTAAAAATGGATAAATCAATTCTTGACTATTTTAAAACAGTTATGGATTTTGATAATGAATCAAAGGAATATTGTGAAGTTACTGAGAAAGAATTCAAAGAAGAATTAGAGAAGTCACTAAATTGTAATGGATCTACTAACAAGGAAATTGTTTGGGTAGATACCTTAATTTAATATTATGGGAGAAGCATATTTAATAACGATAAGAGATTTTGAAATAGCACAAACACACACCGAATGGTGGAGGTTTAAAAGAATTAACTATTTACAAAAACAAATAGATCATTACGAAAAGTTACTTAATGATCTCTGATAGTAATATTTCAAACATCAAAAGAAATTGATTTATTTAAAAGAGAAACATTTTTGGTAACGATCAGGATCTAAGTTTATTTTTTTATTTCCTTTTAGTTTCACTTTTCCTTTCTTAGATTTGTTTATGTTAACCTTATGTTTAGCTTCACTGTCCATTACTTTATAATAAACAGTAACAACATTTTCTTTAACCTCAACATCTTTCTTACCTGCTTCTTTCTTAGTCATCTTAAGTACTACTTTGTTATATCTCAATGCTTCATTTTCGCCCGAATCTTCATTCCATTGAATTCTTTGAGTAACTACACCGTCCTCTATTTGTGTCATATTAACTAAGATATTCTTCATAGCATCGTTTCTAGCCTCACTAAGACCTTCATTATTGCCTTCGTATCCATCTTTTTCTAAAGAACTTGATAAGTTATTAGATAGCCCTTGTCCATCTGTACTACTTTCTACTATAACATTTTCTAAACCATATCCTTTCTGTGAAATAGCATTAACTGTATCTTTTACATTTTGTACAAGTGGATTAGTTTTACTCATTTTATAGCTTCCGCTTTCAAAGAAGGCTTCTTCATACAGATCGATATAAATAGTACTTGGTTGTTCTTGGGTAATCAAAGTATCATAAGTAGTAATCTCAGCTATTTTTTCATATCCCGATCTCTCATAATCTTTAACAAATATTACGGGATCTTTCATATCTTTAGCTTCTTCTACGAATTGTTTAGCAAGTTTAACCATTGTGTTTTGGTCAAATTCACCGTCTTCATATTTATCCATGATCTTCTCTAATTGGAATATCATTTGTTTAGAGTTCTTATATCCTTTCTCATTTTGTTTAATAAATTCAATCAGTTTCTCGATATAATTAGTAGCTTCGGTTTCTGATAATTCAGCAACTTCTTTATTATCGATAGTATTTGGATTACTATTCGCATATGACATAGACGGTGCTAATAACATTAGACCTGCTAAAAGGTTATGATACCATTTTTCATCTATTCTTTCGAAATCTTTATATTTTTTAATATACATTATTCTTCTAACATTTTTCTGAAGCACTCTTGGATAGAAACCTTTGTACTTTTAATAATATAGTCGTATATACTTGTGTTAACTGATAGATCAGCAGGAGATTTTTCAAAGTGATCTACGTTTGATAAAATCATATCGATTTGGTTTCTGTGTGTTAAATAAAAATCAAAGACATCACTATCATTCACTAAACCAATAATTGTAGTAGAATCGTCTTCTATGTATGATCCCATTGTTTCTTTTTTCAATGTATCATCATCAGAATTCACACTATTGTCTATTATTTCTAATAGACTAAGTTGTAGATCTTCTAATTCGGGATCTATATTAAGAGAATTCTGTAGACTCTCATTTATTTTAGTGAATTTTTTAAACATAAGTCTAAGGTTATTTTACTTATATATTAAAATATTTCTTTAGTATTTGAAACATACTTGGATAGTTAATGTATAATTATATGATAAACTTATTTTATAGTTTTTATTTATCCGAAGATCGGGTTAGAAATAGTGAGTTATTACAGGCTTTAAATCATTCTATTTCTAATCAAATGATAGATAATATCTATCTAATGTCAACCTCAGAGTTATATGAAAGTATAAAGTATATGAGTAACAAATTAGTGTTTATTGAACAAGGGGGGATACCATCTTACAAAAAGGTATTTAGTTTAATAGATGTATATACAGGTGAATCAGATATTAATATTATCACTAATTCAGATTGTTATTTTGATACAAAAACGTTTTATTATATTGATCAGATAAAAGAAAACGAAGCTTGGTGCTTAACTAGATGGGATTATGATAAAGAAAAGAAAAAATCAGAGTTCAGAAATAGTAGTCAGTCTCAGGATGCTTGGATAATAAGAGGTAAACCTAAAGAATTTAATGATATAGGTTTTCAGTTTGGGCGAGTAGGATGTGATAATAGAATAGCTTATGAGTTAAAAGAAGCAGGATATGATGTTAAAAATCCATCAAAGACTATAAAGTTAGTACATCTACATAATTCCGATATTAGAACCAATGGTAGTAGTTATTCTAATAGGGAACATTTTAGAGTAAGAGGTGAATATTTATTTGTCGAACCAACGTTTTAATAAACTATTAAGTCAGATTTTTTATATACTTATATATAAAAAATCTAAATTCAAACTAAACAATATTAATTTTCTATATATAAAGGTATGGGTGATAAAAAAATTATCATAATATGTGGATCGAAAAGGTATGACAATATTAACTTTAATAATATTGTAGATGGGTTTGATATAATACAACGCTGTAATATGAATATTAATAAAAGTGGTTATGGGACGAGAGAATCTGATATACAGGTATTAAACATACACGCAAATCAAAATTTCAAACACGCAGATAGAATGAGGTCTGTTTATAAAAATTTTGCTAGTGGAGATGTTATTGAAGCTTTTATTGAATATGTCAGAAAAGCAAAAACAGAATATGTGTCATTTCCTAAAAATAATACAGATAGAATTCAACGGTTTTTGAATGATAATAATATAAAATTCAAAATGAATTTAAAGAAAAAGGAACTAAGGGGAGGGTTTGCTTATATACCAAAAGCCCATGACTGTAAATATGAAATTTACCTTATTGGGTTTTCTTTAACTAAGGAACAGTACACAACCCATCAGGTAAATTTTGACGAAAATAAACTTAAAGTCAATGATGATATACATGATAGGGATATTGAAATAGAATTATTAAAAACATTACACAATAACAACATATTAGATGCTACATTATGTGCTATTGTAGATGAAAAAGATTTAACAATAGATTGTTCTTTAATTTCACCAAAGGTTGAATCTTTATTATATATATTACAAATATATAATAATATGTGGTTAAAAAATTATAAAGATTTTACTAATATATTAGATACGAATAATATTAATTGGGAAAAAGATAATGATAAAATAAAATTAAGTATATGAAAATAATAGCAGAAGTGGGATGTAACCATATGGGAAATATAGAGACCGCAAAGGAACTTATAGATATCGCATCAGATTTTTGTGAAGTAGATGTAGTTAAATTTCAAAAAAGGGATAATAAAGAATTATTAACTGAGGAACAATACAATTCTCCACACCCTGTGCCAAGTAATTCATATGGGGATACTTATGGTGAGCATAGAGAATACCTAGAATTTAGCTTAGAACAACACAAGGATCTTAAAGAGTATTGTGAAGAAAAGGGAATAATTTATAGCACTTCTGTTTGGGACTTAACTAGTGCTAAAGAAATAACATCTCTAAACCCACAACTAATAAAAATACCTTCAGCATGTAATAATAATTTTGAAATGTTATCTTGGTTATGTGATAACTATACAGGAGAAATACATTGTTCTTTTGGGATGACTACAAAAGAAGAAGAACGTAATATTGTTGGACTATTTATGGAAAAGAAAAGAAACAAAGATTTAGTTATATATAGTTGTACTAGTGGCTACCCTGTAGATTTTGAAGATGTGTGTCTTTTAGAAATAACAAGACTTAAAGAAAATTATGGGAACTTTGTAAAAGAAATAGGTTTTTCGGGACACCATTTAGGGATTGCAATTGATGTGGCAGCATTAACATTAGGTGCTAGTGTAATTGAAAGACATTTCACTAAAGACAGAACATGGAAAGGAACTGATCATTCCGCAAGTTTAGAACCTGAAGGAATGAGAAGATTAAAGAGAAATATGGTTGCTACAGAGAAAAGTTTAACATATAAATCTAAGGATATATTAAATATTGAAATACCACAAAGAGACAAATTAAAATATAAAAAATAATATGGAATTGAGTGAGTTGATTATAAATAAAGAAATGGGGATCACTAAAGAAAACATTATGAATTCTTTAGTAAGAAATGGTATAGTGATATTAGAGGATTATTATACAAATGAAGAGGTGTCTAAAATGGAAGAAGAATTTAATTCTGTGTTTGAGAAACATGGTGATGTGGTTGATATATTGGATAAAGAAGATTGTTCAAAGGATGAAAGAATATTTCATGCAGAAAAGTTCTCTCCTTACTTGAAACAGAGAATATCCGATGATAAATTGTTTGAAACAATAGTTACCGAATATACTAAAGTGAATAGAAGGAATAAAAAAGTTCTTTTGAATAAAGTTGAGTATAAAGAGGGTGAGGTTAGAAATAGTGGCGCAGGTTGGCACAGAGATAACCATGATTGTCAATTCAAAGTTATTGTTTATCTAAGTGATGTGAATGAAAGAAATGGTAATTTTCAGTTTTTGACTAATTCTTCGAAGCACCATATAGGCTATCCCACACCTAGAACTACTTCTTATAATACTAGGTTCTCAGATGAGGTAGTAGAGGGTCTAATAAAAGACAATGTTGAATTAATTAACATCGTTGGTAAGAAAGGAACAGTCTTGTTAGCTAATACTATTTATATACATAGGGGTAATATCATCCAAGAAGGTGATAGAAAAGCCATAACACAATATTATTTTTAAACATGGAAAAGAAAAAAATCGATAATTATTACAGTGAAAATAAAGAAAGTCTTATTAATTTTTACAATGAAATTGAGAATAAGATAGAGGGTAGGATTTGCCACTCTTCTGTTATCTTAATCAAGATCGTTTGTGATCTAAATAAGATAGAAAACTATTTAGAAATAGGCGTACATAACGGGGGTTCAATGGGTCTCATAATAGGTGATGATAATGTGAAAAACCTATATGGGCTAGATCTATTTGAAGACATGTATGATCAGAGTAAACATCTGAATAAAAGTAAATTTGATAAATATCAGTATTTCAAAAGAGATAATTTATCAATGGCTAAAACAATTAGAAACCTAGAAAAAATCGATAACACTAAAAACCTAAATCTAATACAGGGTAATACATACTTTGACGAAACGGAAGAAAAATTACAAGAAGTATTGGGTAATAATAAATTGGATCTAATACATATTGATGGTGATCACACATTAGATGGTGTTTCTAATGATTTTAAACGTTATTTCAAATATTTAAACACGGGTGGGTTCTTAGTATTTGATGATTATCATCATAGTATAATAAAAAAATATGTTGATTCTATTGGAGGTGATAATATATCAAAAATAGGTAGCTTTAAGTTTAATTCGGAAGCAGAACAATTTTTAATAAAGAAGGTATGAACTATAAAGTAGATTTATCAAAGAAATGGGATTACGAAAACGGGTTTTATCTAACTTGTGACACAGGTAGAATAGGTAAGTTTTTGAATCACTTAGAAATATACAAACAGATTATCGACCTACCAGGTGATGTCATGGAATTTGGTGTGTACAAAGGAACTTCTTTTGTTAGATTAATTTCATTCAGAGACCTATTAGAGAACAAAGATTCTAGAAAGGTGATAGGGTTTGATGCTTTTGGTAAATTTCCTGATCAGTTATCCATTGATAGTGATAAAGATTTTGTAGGTAGTTTCGAAAATGACGGTGGATACGGAATCAATAAAAGTGACTTAGAATCTTTACTTTTAGAAAAAGGCACATCCAATTTTGATTTAGTAGAAGGTGATATAAATGAAACTTTAATTAAGTATATAGAAGAGAATCCACAGTTGAAAATATCATTATTACACATAGACGTAGATGTTTATGAGCCGACTAAAATTATACTAGAACACCTTTGGGATAGAATAGTACCGAAAGGAATATTAATGTTAGATGACTATGGGACAATTGAAGGTGAAACGAGAGCAGTTGATGAATTCTTCGAAGGACAAAACATTGAGATAAAAAAACCTAAACATTATCATATACCATCATATATAATTAAATAACAAATAAACCATGAAGATATATGCATTCATACCATTAAGAAGCGGGAGTAAGGGAATCATAAAGAAGAATATAAAACATATGGCAGGTAAACCACTTGCGCAATGGGTAATAGATTCAGCCAATAAATCTTATTATGTTGATGAAACTTACATATCTACGGATTCAGATGAAATATCAGATCCTTTAAGCGAGTGTTATGTACATAAAAGGTCGGATATAAGTGCTACGGATGAGGCATCATCCGAAATAGTGTTATTAGAATTCTGTGAAAATCTAGAAGATGATGACATAGTAGTATTTATACAAGCTACTTCACCATTACTCGAACCTTCTGAAATAGATGAAGGTATTGAAAGTATTATAAAGGGTGGATACGATTCTGCTATAAGTGTAGTTCGACAAAAAAGGTTTATTTGGGAAAATGGAAATCCGATTAATTATAATTTAAACAATAGACCAAGGCGACAAGAATGGGATGGGTATTTAGTTGAGAATGGTGCATTTTATATAAGTAAGGTGAAGAATATTAAAGATTCTAAACTTAGAGTTTCTAGTAAAATATCAACAATTATTTGTAGTGAATATAGCTACTTTGAAATAGATGATATATCTGATTGGTATATATTAGAATCGATAATAGAAAATAAGAATATAAAAAAATAAAAGAAAGAAAATGGCATTTATATTAAAAAACCCCACACAAGAAAACAAAGGCATTATTATGTTGACTCATAAAGAGACCAATCTTAATAACTTATTAAAAAAATACAGAAGTAGATATTTAATAGGTGTCCATGTAGGTTGGGATTTATCAAACAATAGTAACTCAGTTATGTCATTTAAGCCTGACTTTGTATTATCCTCTTTTAGTCATTTAGGACATAATGTTCCTAGAGATATAGTAATAGAATTAAATGCTAGGAACTTCTTACCTAATCACTTTAATTTCGAAAATAAAGATAAAAACCAATTATTAGAATCGATAATTAAATTAAACGAAGCCTCAGACCCTCAAATAGCTAAAAGGATTATAGATAAGGTTAATGTTACTGAGGATGCGAATGTTTGGGATATTATATGGGTAAATAGACCAACAATTAACAAACAAATAAAAAGCTTTTTAGATAATTTAAAAAGGTTATTTGAAGTTTATGGTATGTATGAAACATTAATAGTATGCGGTTACACAAAAGCAGAGAAAGAAGATATTAATCATAAATCTTATTTTGATGTAGAAACATATATTAATAAAATATTTACAGAAAAAGAAAGAGAATATATCTCTTTATCTCGACCTTGGGCGGGAGAAGGATGCTTAGGTATTTCTACATATTATATAGCTCCCCTATATCATTGGTCAAAGGTTTACACATTTTATTCGGGGGTAGAGGGAGATGCTAGATCTTTACATGAAGCATTGTGTGGTAAATGTAAGGTAATATATTATAAAAATTTAAAAGGCGCAGGTAAAGATTATTTAGATAAAGATAACTCACTGTATTTTGAAAACTACAGCGAATCATATAAAACATTATACAACGCTATACAAGATGATAAAGAATTCGATCTAGATTTTATAAATAGTAAATGCTTCCAATCCAATTCTTTTAAAGTATTAAAAGATGAATTAGTAAAAATATATAAAAAGAATGGAGAAGATTTTGATGGTATTTTAAACGAAGAATACTCTTTAAACTTGGAATTAGCAGCACATAATGAAAAAACCGCACCTTGGAAAGACCCTAGTAAAGTAACAGCAGATCTAATCCCTAAAAACTTCGATAAATTTGTTAAACATTCTACCATACTAATGGATGGTGATGGTAACGAAATAATTTTTTAATATCAACTATATTCTTTTATTAATGGATCTAGTTCATAAATACTACTTAATTTTCCCGAAAATATACTTATAAAAAAGGTATCGTTTTTGTTTTGATTAATATCAATTGATACTAATCTACTATCATCGATTTCCGAATTAGAATCTAAAACTTTTATAGTATAAATAGATTTTAGATAATTGATATCGACATCTATAAAATTATTAACAACTCCCAACATTTTATCATAATTACTTTTTGGTACAAAAGGACAATTATTACAATTATCTAGTTGTAATATATCACACTTATCACTCTTTATCTGACAGGGCATATTAGGATATTTATCATACACCGAGTAGTGTGGTGTATATTCTACGGAAGATAGTGAGTAAGTATTTTGTAAACCAAATGGCATCAATGAAAAAAACAACCCATCCATTACAGTTAACCCATAGTTCCCTAGATCTATTGGTGGGTCACATATTACCATCTCACATAACTGATATTTAGTGGAAAATTCTTCAAAATTAAATAATTTCTTTATTTGGTTAATACTACTATATGTTGTATTAAAAACACCTCTACATGATATAGTATCACCATTATTTAATTTAATTTTATAAATATCTGATTTTTCTTCTACTTGTGTTATATATGTGTTATATGAAAAGTTAGTATTATTATCTTTTAGTAATTTTTGTTTGATTATAGATACATCCATTGAACACTCTTTAACTAGATATTCATCTGTTATACTACCAGGTTTAAAAATACCACTATCTACCTTTGTGTAAGGAATTGATATATCGTCACAGAAGTATTCAAATTGCTCTGAGTCTATTTTACTGCCCTCTGTGGATATAGAGTATATGTGATCAAAACTATCATTTATAGAGTCTTTAAAATCATTTATGAATTTATCATAATAATTAGCTGAAAGTTCTGCTGTTTCTTTACTTCTCGGATAATGGTATCCATTGTGTAACCTTGCTTGGTTTACATATGTTGATCTAGTAAATAAATCATTATCTATCTCTATTAACAAAACTTTCTTATCTTTAGATAAATATTTAGATAGATATAAACCATATATACCCCCACCTATTATCAAATAATCATACTCTTTCATCCAAGTCTTCTATAAATTTTGTTATCTTTAAAGAAACATTTTTACTGATGTCATCTTTATTTAACCTATTAAACATATAATTGATATTATCACATACTTTGTTTATATAAACATTCTCCTTATTTATTAAAAGTTCACCACTCAGTTCATCCCATATTATATGATTATTATCAGTTTTAATACGTATAACTCTTTTTTTATTGGTATTATATTTAGATACTATTTTCACCTTATTACTTCTTAAAAAACAGCTTTCAAATTTTTTGTGTTCTATATTTATATTTGATAGATTATCTACGTTAAATAAATAATCATAGATATACAAATCGTGATACATTAAATTCCCTATTATAGAACTATCGAATGTCGAGCATTGACCGTTATATCTATATGCTTGATATTCTAACAGAATATCATTTTTTATAATATCTTTAATGTAATTTATTTCAGGGCAGAAAGTATAGATGTGATCAACATATAATTTTCTATTCGATTCTTTTGACAATTGTACCATTTCATATACTTGATCATATGTTAAGCACATTGGTTTTTCGACAAAAACATCCTTTCCATTTATTAAAAATTCTTTAATATATTTATAATGATACTTAGTTTGGGTAGTTATAATAACTAAATCGATATTATCGGAGTTCAACAAATCTGTATATTCTGTCGAATAGGTACAATTATCTATTTTATCTACATCATTTAATCTTGATATCTTTCCTTCTCTGCCAATAACATATTTAATAGAATAATTATCATTGCCTTTTAAGGAGTTATGTATAATATTACCCCAATAACCAAATCCTAGTATTCCGATATTTTTCTTCATATTTTAAACTTTTATATATATATGATATATAAAAAGGGAACTAATGTTTAAAATTATGACGATTTATATAGATATAGATCATACTATTTGTATGACAGATGGTATGAAATATGAAGCAGCAGCACCCATCCCTGAGGCAATTAAAAAAGCAAATAGTTTATATGATGAGGGTCATACTATTGTTTATTGGACAGCAAGGGGAACAATGTCAGGTATCGATTGGGTAAAGGTTACAAAAAAGCAATTTAAAGAGTGGGGTGTTAAATACCATGAGTTAAAAATGGGTAAACCCGCATTTGATTTATTTATAGATGATAAGAATATGAATAGCCAAAATTGGTGGAATCTAATCGATAATATATTAAAATAATTTCTTATATTTGTATGGTGGAATGGATAAAGATAGATATAAATCATAAAGACGTTAAAACGGGTCAAAAAGTAATTGGTGCGTTTCAACACTTCTATACGAAGAATTATCGTTATCACGAAGTCAAGAAAGCAGATGAAGACGATTGTACTTTTAGAACAGTAGATGATAATAGTGAAGTGTCCTATGATTGGACTCTTACGCATTACATTATTCCCGAAACACCCCAATAAGCCATGAAAAAAATGTTAGTAGAAATTGAAGTATACTCAGTTGAAGATTTGAGTGAGGGTGCTGTAAACAAAGGTAGTTATATTGAATATAAAGATGAAATCTATAAATTCGATGGCTATGATTTTGGTACATACCCCATGGCGACCAACATTAAAACAGAGGAACAGATACAACTTCCTCACTATTAAATAACATGAACGAATTATTCATAAATAAAAAAGTTTGGAAAGAGTTTAGTGAAGAAGAACTCGAAGATTATATTAATAAAGTTTTCAACTATTATAAGGAAAGAGGATTCCCATATTTCGAATTGAGTGAGGAAGCAATATTAAAAGTCTTTGAAAAAATGAAAATCTTAGATACTTCTACGTTAGATCTAGAAGATGATTGCATTAAACAAATAATGATTGGGTTGAATGTAGTTAATTATTATATGCCACATATCTTTGAAACTCGTTCGGGTAAATTTAAGACACCTTTAGAATGTTTCAACGATGATGAGATGCTTCTCAAAGCTATTAACAAAAGAATTAGTTTTGGTGATAATATATCTGATTCGGCTATGAGAAAAGCACTTAGTTGGACACATGGTACACATAGAGTATCTAACTTTAGACCATCTGTTGCTAAATTCATTTATGATAAATACGCAGGAGAAGGAACTGTATTAGATTTCAGTTGTGGATTCGGTGGTAGGTTGTTTGGCGCACTTTCATCTGATAAGATTAAGAAATATATTGGAACTGATCCTAATACTAAGACACATAAGTATTTACTAAAAATGGAAAAGGATCTAAGTCCATATCATGATAAATACGTAGAGATACATGATAAACCGATAGAAGATCTTGACTTTGAAGTTAAGTTTGATCTATCTTTTTCATCTCCTCCCTATTTTGACACAGAACAGTATAGCCATGAGGACACACAAAGCTTTATTAGATATAAAAGCAAGGAAGAATGGCGTGATGGTTTTCTAAGACAACTGATCGAAAAAAACTATGATTGGGTCAAAAAAGGTGGTTACTTTATAATTAATATAGCCAATGTTAAGAATTATAAAGACCTAGAAACAGATACCGTAGAAATAGCTAAATCTGTTGGCTTTAATCTAGAAAGGACTCATAAGATGTTATTATCATCATTAATGAGTGGTGGTTATAAATTTGAACCCATATTTGTATTTAAGAAGTAATGTATACTGAATCAGAAATAAAATTATATGTTAAACGGGTAATATTAAACGATGTTATACCACTAAGTGATATAGTAGTTGATGTCAATAATGATTGTAATTACTTTACTTGGAAACGGCTTTTTGGATACGAATATAAAGATAAAACAAGAAGTTATAGTGATCCATTACCTAGTAACGGAAAGGGGTCATTTCGTAGTATTTCGGACTCAGGATTCGATAAATTCCTAATTATTTCGAAAAGAAGCCTCTATATTAACTCAATGTTAAGAAATATCGAAGAAAGTTAAGAAATTGTTAAACTTTCGGTATATTTTTTAATATATAATATAGAGAAAAATATACAATAATTATGAAAAATTTAATAATAATACTAGTGATGTTTATGATGGCTTCTTGTTCTATTATGAACTCAACGTCAGTTAACCAAGAAATATCAAATGACGGAAACGATATTTATCACAAAGGAAAGAAGGTTGCTTATATAGAGAATATATCTTATGTGTACCACAAAGGAAAAAAAACAGTTGGGATTAACATTATACAATACCAACCAGGTTTTAATGATGATACAGATTTGATCGTAGAATATGTTGCGAATAAACACCCCAAAGCAAAGGTTGAAATAACTGCTTTGAAATAAGAAAAAATGAACTTTACTTCTTAATATATAGTGTATGAGAATACAAAAATTTAACGAATTAAACAGCAGCCCTGAAGCAGCTTTAGTAAAAGGTAAAAAATTTGAACCTGATTTTGCTAAGATAAAATCTACTTTTAATGAAATATTAGAAGATAATCATATCGATCTAGTTAAACTAGAAGGTTTGAAAAAAATAGTAAAAACCGAGCATAAAAGAGCAGAGGCTATACATTCTGTATTAAAAACAGAAATAAATAAGATCCATGATGAGTATAAGAAAAACCCAACAGATGATGAAGAATCTGAAAAATTAGTTGGTGATCTAGAAAATACTGAGATGGATATCTATGAACAAATAGATAAACTAGAAGATTACTTAGAAATACTTGAAGAATTATCGGAGGTAGTAGACCAAGAAAATGATCTTGTTACAAGCTTAAGGAAGTTTAAATTTTAATCACCACAATCCTCTGAGTACTTTTTACTTATACTTTCTAATAAATGATCTACATCATAGACCATGTATTGGTTAGTTGTGTCTGATTCAGATACTATTTCTTTTTCCAATTCCAAGAAATACTTTAAATTTAGGTCTTCTGCTAATTGATTGGCTTCTTCAACATTGTTGAAATTTCCCATAACATATTTACTGATGTTACCTACATCATAGTTTTTATGTATTATGACAAATGTTTTTGATAAGTTTGTTTCCATAGTTAAACATTTTTGCTTAATTTTATATATTAATTAAACGAACGGTAAAAAATGGAATTAGATAAAGATAAAAATGGTAATATTATACTCAGAAAAGTATACAATGGTGTAGGTTTTGAAACAGAAGGTGGTGAAAAATTGTCTGTCTGTATGAGAGATTCGGGTTATGAATTCACTTATAATGATATTACCTACGAAGCCAAAGATGGTGAGATATCATTGCTAGGTAGCGACGAAGACATCTTAATGGGCATCTTAGAACGAAAGTTAAAAGGCGTTATGGATAACCCTAAAGTAGAAAAGAAAGTAAATGAATTTAAAGAAAAACTTGTTAAAGAAGGGGTAGATACTATCTTTAATACGTTCCTAAAAAAGAAAAAGAAAACATGAAAAAGATAAGAAAATCAGTATTTGAAACAAATAGTTCTAGTTCCCACGTGCTTCATATCGATGAAGAAACAGAACTAATGGACATATCACTTGTGCCTAGAGAAGATGGGGTGATAGAAATAACGCCTTCTGATGACTATGGTTGGGAATGGGAAAAGTATAATACGGCTAGAGAGAAAATTATGTATTGTATCGTAGACCAAGGGGATAACAATAACTATATGGATATGCTCAAAGAAGTCATCAAAAATCAGACAGGAGCTAAAGAAGTTATTCTACATACTGACCATGATTGTTATTTAGATCACGAAAGTGTGGGTACATCACAAAGAGCATTTAACTCCAAGAGCTTACTAAGAAATTTTATTTTCAATAGGAAGTCTGCTGTTTTCACAGGTAATGATAATGGTGATCCTGAACCTGAGTTCTATTGTGATAAATACACAGCACCATATAAAATCAGATTGGTGAGTTTGGTAGAATTAAGAGATAATCTAATAAATTCAGTTGTTGGTGAAGAAAAAGAAGTGGAGTCAGTAAATGAGTGGATGTATACTTTAAACAAGCCTGAAAACGATTATAATTGGTCAGATGATTACATACCCTTTCTAAAAGATTTTGTAGGTACTAGTCCTTGGCTGCGTAATTATGATAGTGAAAATAAGACTATCGAAATCACTGCGGGTAATGACGGGAGTGTAATTAAATATAAAGTTCAGGTTGAATTAAACGAGGAAAAAAATGAATCTATTCCAATATAAAAACGGAAACACATTTGTAACGATTAAGGAAGATGGTACAAAGATCAGGGAATATGACTCTGATCCTTGTCCATCTTTTCCTGAATCTATGGATATTAAGATAACAAACTATTGTTCTCTTTCTAATTATTGTAAATGGTGTCATGAGGCATCTGATACTAATGGTAAACACGCTGATCTAGATTTCGTGATCACTAAGTTAAATGAACTACCTAGTGGTGTTGAACTAGCTATTGGTGGCGGTAATCCATTAGATCATCCTCAGTTAGAAGAATTTTTGACTAAGGTTAGAGATCTTGGTATTATTGCTAATATTACTGTTAACCAACTTCACGTTAAGAAGCATTTTGGTCAGATCGTTGACCTAATTGAAAACGATTTGATTAAAGGTCTTGGTATTAGCTATAATGGCAATAATATAAAGGAAACTAAAGCTTTAGTTAAGATGACTAATAATGTAGTATTCCATGTTATCGCAGGTGTTAATACATTACAAGATCTTCAAGACATCTCTGAAATACATAATAAGGTATTGGTACTAGGATATAAACAATTCAGAAAAGGAGAGAAATATTTTTCTGATGCTGTCCAAGATAATATTGATCAGTGGTATAGGAGGCTTCCATTATTTTTCAAGAAACTTATTATCAGCTTTGATAATCTAGCAATTACCCAATTAAACCTAAGAAGGTATTTCACTGATAAGAGTTGGGAAACCTTTTATATGGGCGATGACGGAACATTCACATATTACATTGATGCCGTAAATAAAACATATGGGAGGAATTCTACTTCTAGTGAAACTTTTGATCTGACTACTAAATCTATAAAAGAAAGTTTCGGAGAGTTTACTTAATATATACTGTATGTATATGTTTGAAACGTTTAAGTCACAAAAAGACTTAGAGAAATTAGCCAATGAGATATTATTAAAAGTAGCAGAGAAAACCTTTGACTACCATAATAAGATTTATTGGAATCCGAAAGTAAATTTTGATGGTGAGTATTGGAAAGACCGTGACTTCAATCCTGAGGATATGCTTAATATTAAGTATAGAGCATATGGTGTACCCGAAGGTTGGGTAGATGGTGCTATATATCAAGTAGCCTACTGCAGTTCATCACAATTATATTTTCACGGATATAATAAAATATTCAATCACGGAGATCTTAAATTAGAATGGGCAGAAGAAAATAAATACGTTTTCGCTAAATTAGAACCTGTTTATCTAAGTGAGACAAAGGTTGATTTGGATGAAATAAGTAATATGTTACTTGTTAAAGACGTTAAGATAAATTTTTCTGAAACTAAATCAAAAGATAATAAAGGAACTTTTATAGACGGTGAGTTTCCTTCCATTTACTTATATTATAACCCTAATGTTTTTAAATCTCTAAGAGATAAAAAAAAGAGATCCGATAATTTCACATACAAAGATATATACTTTGATATCTTCTATGATTTCTTTTCTTCCCTATTACATGAATTACAACATGCTTACGATAGTTATAGAAGCGGAGGGGAAGCTTTTGATAAACAGATTAAGGACGAAAAATATAGAGAAGAACTTAAAAAGAAACAAACCCTTTTACAGAGGCGTGAAGAATTGGTTGAGGATGAAATAAACTTTGTTAACAGTGTTTCTAAAAAATACCTTAATTTCCCACATGAAATAAACGCAAGATTCACACAAGCAGTTAAGGATACTAGTTTTTGGGAATTTGATGTTGATGTTGAAAAAGAAGAAGAAATTTCCAAGATGATAGATTTCAGAAAAGTGTTCAAAGATTTCAAAAGAAAATTTGATGGGTGGAATATATTAAGCGAAGAAGATAAATATAAACTCAGAAGGAAACTATCTCAGTTTTGGTATTTAGAAAAAGATTGGATAAAAAAGAAAAATATATAAATCATAATGGAATATATTAAAGAATATAATAGTAGAGTAACAATAGAATGTGCTAATAAATATAGTGGTCATGGTGAACTAGCACAGGGGTATGATTTTGATAAAATGTATAAACAAGCCATCCGTGATAAAAAAAGAACGATCCAAGAAGAATTAAATAATGATGTAGTAGATTATACTACTTATATCGGGGTTAATTCTAACGATAAATTTGCTATTGTTTATATGACAAGGGAGTATTTCGATTACATAAAGACACTTCCTTCCGATAAATACACTGACCAATTTGTAAACGCTGCTAAAGATTTCATGGAATCGGGTGGCGAACCTAAGGTTTATTCTTATAGCGACCAAACTGAAATGAGATTATTTGAAGATTAAACATAATAATTTTAATTTAGGTATTGGTCATTTATCTTAGATCCCATTTTCATTTTGATTTTTTGAATCATATTATCATATATTAACTTAAGTTCTTTCGTGCCGCCTTCTTTCTGATCATTAACAATATCTTCTACACTGACATTTATATCAATATTTAAATCCGCTAATACTTCTTCCGTAAACATATCTAACATATACCTATAATCTTCTCTATAACTGTAAATTTCTTTCACGAATAATCCATAAGTAGGTAAAGTTATTGATTTAACATATTTTTTGAAACCAATATGGTTTACTCCCTTTCTTAAGAGAATAGCTTCTTCGCTTTCATCATCTACGTGTTTTTCTTTATCTAAACTTGAAAACCAATTAACAGGGAGTACTTTAAAATTATCTGTTAACTTATCAACATCAAGTTCAACCATACTGCTTAGGGAATTTAAAATCCCATGATTCTTTTTATATAAATATTTGTTTCTAGTAGTAGATATATACAAAGGATACTTTTCTTCTAAATCCATCATCCTTTGTTCGTTTCCTATGTTATCTACATATAGGTCATCTAGTGGTTTACCCGTTTCTATCTTATCGGATTCGATGATCATATAAAGAGCCGTTAATGATGTAAAATGATATAACGAGCCGTAATTTTTTCTTTCTAATAAAAATTTCATAACCTATATATTAAATCTGCGTATAAACAATAATATATATAACACTATAACGGAATAGTTATAACCAATAAAATGTTGATATGTGGGAAGGTGTAATAATATTAGCTGCGATAGCTTTCATTTTCGATGGTATAAAGGTACTTATAGAATCATATAATGAACCTATTAAATATGAAGGTAAGAGAAATAAAAAAGAAACAACAGCAGTAGTTTCAGTATATAATAGCCTAGATATATTAGAATCAATAGATTCAATAAAAAGAGAATTCGGTTCTATTATTATTATAAATGATGGTAGTAATGATGGAACAGAGGATATCTTATTTAATATGGGTAAAACTATAGACAAAGAAGAAACACCATTTGGTTGGTTATATACTAAGAAATACAAGCGAATGAATATTAAACTTTTATTCAATAAAGAGAATAAAGGTAAAGTCAATTCTATACATAGCGGATTAGAATATGTAGACACTAAATATGTATTTATATGTGATGATGATATAAAGTTATCGGAAGACTTCGAACTACCTGTTTCATTATTAGAATCTGATCAAGCAGATGCGGTTTCATTCTTTGTTTTACCTGAACCTAATAATAGCAAGCTGTGGTACAACCTACAACTTCATGAATATATCAAGTCTATGCAAATAGGTAGACGATATGCAGCTAACTCTAAAACAGTTGAATGTGTATCAGGTTGTTCGGGTTTATTTAAAACAGAAAGGATACAAAAATTCTCAAAGGAACATAGTTCGAAATGGGAAGGAGAAGACTTAGAAAGAACATTAATAGAACTAACACATGGCGGTAGAATAGTTTATTCTGAACAATTAATATTTACTGATGTGCCGAAAACTTTTATATCATTAGCTAAACAACGTATATTCTCGTGGTGGGGTGGGTTATATAGAAACTTTGGGTTGTTCTTAAAAATATTAAGATCAAAGAAACAACCATTAAGACTTCGTTTAGAAGTGTTATACAACATCATTAGTTTAATATTAGATCCGATTAAATTATTTTCTTTGTTATATATGCTATATACACTTAATTGGGTATCAATAACTACAGTGTATATAATATACGCATACTTTGAATCGTTTATGTGGGAAACCTATTCAACCGAAACTAAATATAAGCCACATTCGACATACACATTAATATATCCGTTTTATGGTTTTTTCCAATTAATATTCAGAGCATTAGCAGGTTTGTATATGTTAAAGAACTATATGGATAAAAAACTTTTAACTACTTTAATAACAATATTCATATCTTCTGTTCCTTTATTGGCTCAACAAGATAGTGTTGAAGTTAAACAAGATAGTGTTGAAGCTAAACCTGATTGGACTATATCATATAATCATGCTCAGTACGGATTTGATAATGAAATAGGATCTCCTAATAATAATCTTTATGTGGGTTGGAGAAATTATTATGCATCTGTTAACAACGGGTTGTTTGATCAAGTAATGATTGGAACATATTATAAAAGGTTTCAGTTTGATATTAGTGTGGGTAGGGAAGTGATTATACCAACTTTAAGATATGAACAATGGTTTGGTGATAATACCCTTATGGCGATGGCTCGGTATAACCAAGGATATAATGGTATAAACACAAACTTATATCCAAATACTTCATTAACAAGTGTTGGTTATGGTATGTATAGGGGGAATAATTTCTATTCATTAGAAATTATGCAAGAATTCGAAAGGGAATATGCTACTACATTAATTGCAACAGTGAAACAAGAAATATTGAATGATTTCAGATCGAAAAGTAAAATATTTGTGAACAATAAAAAAGATTATGTACTCTCACAAGCATTTGAATATAAGATATTTGGATTAGGTTATATATACCACACAGATTTTGACTTCACGGGTAGAGAATTGAGTTGGATTAACGGATATGTTACTGTTAAATTCTAGAACAGTTTGTTATTATTAATTCATCTCTTAGAAAAAAGGTATCACCACTATATTTGATTATATTGAAATCCTTATATAATTCTCTGATAAATTTACAGTCTTGATAAGATAAGAAAAACTCACCCTTTATGCCCTTTAAAACATTTCTTAGTTCTGTGTGGAATACACCATCACCCTTTATTAAATCGTATAGATGTTCTTTGTTATAGTACGGTGGGTCTAAATAAAACACAGTTTGTTCTGAATCAAATTCAGCCATCACTTTTTTGTAGTCTTGGTGCGATTTGATATCTGCTTCTATATCAAAATCATATTGGTGTATATCATTATACACAAGAGTGTCAGGTCTATTCTCTAAATAAGTAGACATATTAAATGTGCCACCAAATGGCTCAACATATGTTTTGATATTTTTTGGTAAATATTCTTTTAGGAAATCAGTGTAATGTGGTTTTCTTTTTTCGCCTACTAGTTTCATTTGATAACTCGGTTTAAGTCCTTAATCATATTCTTTAGTTTGTTAGAACCTAAATGTCTATCAAGTTCAGCAAAAAATTTACTATCCTTATATAATCTAAGAATTATATTTTGGATAATTTCTATATTGTTATTATCGATCTTTATACGAAATTGGTTCAATAAACACTTAACTTCTTCTATATCTCTTATAGCAGTTGTATAATCTAATCTACCTTCTGTTACATCGGGATAACAATGTACTAAATTTTTTAAATACATAGTACCACTTAATAGCCCTACGTCTTCAATCGTTGTTGGGAAATTTGATAACACTTCCATGGGATAATAATCACTGAAAAAGGAATATTCTAATGCGTATGGTATTTCAACAACAGTGCCGATAAGTTTAGAATCTTCTATGTAGTCTTCATGATCGGTATCTATTTTACCATTGCCTTCTTCGTCTGTATAGAAATAACTATCTTCTACTTCTTCTTTCGTAAGTAATTTACCTAACTCTAATCTATACTCCGTACCAACTTCATTTGGTAAAATGATACCGTTTTTTTTAGTATAATCTCCTTGATTAACACTAAGTACACCTAGATTATTATCAGCAAGGACTGATCTAATGTCTTTAACCATTGGCATATTAGTTATCTTATCTAACTTTTTTTGAATTTCTTTTCTTTTAGTGGGGCTAATAGTTTTACCTGACCAACCATCTAGACTGCTCTTGTTAACAACTTTCATATTTTCGTTAAATGTATCGATGTGTTTTCTCATGTATTATATATTAATCTCCAATTATAGAACTAATTTTATACTCCCTTAGTGCTATTTTTAGTTCTCTGTTTACTTTCTCTGTTATATCATTGGGTGCGTGTAATTGGAAGTATGTAACATCACCTGTTGCAAAATTGAAGTAAACCCTACTGTCTATATATTTCTGAGAAGAAAAAATCTGAACATCGTAAATGAATTTTAGATAGTTGATCCTTTCATCTGTAGCCCCACCATGGCTATATTCATCTTCTAGACGAAAACCATTCTTTATTAATATACCATAATATACTTCATATTCTTCCATAATTAATCTTACCGATATTATCTTCGTCTTCAAAGGTAGGAGTAACACTAATTATTTCAGCTACCCCATCTCCCATACTACCCATAGGAACAGCTTCTTCGACTTGCCATTCTTCCCAATCACTTGGGCATCTAGCAGTAGTCTACCTATAATTACCCTCACAAGAAGTATATTCTATCTTCCAATATTCGTATTCCATTAAGCAAATATAGCTAAAATATGCGCATGAATCCCTTATTTACGCCTAAAAAATCACCTATTTGATAATCATAACCATATTCCTTGATACAACTAATAACTAGATCTTTCATATCTTCTGAGTTACCTGTTATAATTATAAGCTCGTTTCTATCATAATACTTACATATAAACTGATCAATCTTACTACTTACCTCACTATGTCTTGTATTATGTAAATCTAATTCAGGTATCATTAAACAAATTACTTATTTTTTGATATATAGTAAAAAGTATAATTCATTATGGGTAAAGTCTATTTATCGACTGATTGGCACTTCGGTGTATATAAAGTAAACTTAAATAAATGGTTGAATATCCAACTAGATTATTTTTATAAAGAATTTATACCACACCTTAAAAAAACATCAGAGAAAGGAGATATTCTAATTATGTTAGGTGATCTATTTGATGATAGAACAAGTGTGCCGATTATTGTTCAAAATAAAGTAGAGCAATTATTAATAGATATAGCTGATATCTTACCGATTCACTTAATCGTTGGAAACCATGATTGTTGGAACAAAGGTAATAATGAGATTAATAGCCCTAGACTATTCAGACATTTAGATAATGTACATATCTATGATAGTACACATGTTCTAGAAATGGGCGGTAAGAAATTAGTACTAATGCCTTGGGTTGAACATAGAGATGATATGATCCAAGCTATTAAAGATAACCAAGGAGATTATTTATTTTGCCATAGTGATTTAAATGGGTGTAGAATGCACTTATCAAGTGTCGCACATAGAAACAGTAGTAAGATAGAAGTTGATGAATTTAGTGGGTATATAAGGGTGTTCAGTGGTCATATCCATATACGTCAAATACATAAAAACTTTGAATTCATTGGCGCACCATATCAGATGGATCGTAATGACTATCATGATAATAAGGGTATGACTATATTAGATCTCGGAACAGGTGAAACTGAATTCATAGAAAACACAATTAGCCCAACATTTAAGAAACATAAGATTGAGAAAGACGGTGATATTCTTTTATTAGCTCATATTGATACCAAAAAACATTTTGTTGATTTAGAAATAAATAACTCTGTATTAGTTGGTAAGAGAAAGAATAGAAAGTTATTAGAGGAACACTTGAGTAATAAACAATTTTCTTCTGTTCAGTATATCAATGATTTGGTTAAGGAAAGAAAGAAGAATGATGAGGTTGAGATAGAAGATGTAGATATTGCGGATCTTCAATTTGACGACTTCGATAAAACTATTATTAAGTATGTTGAACATCAATCCTATGAAACAAAGGATATTAAAGAAGGTGTTGGATCGGAGCTAGAGAAAGTTCTAAATATATATAATAAAGAACATAAATTTAAAAGTGATGAACAACAATAAAGAAAAGATAAACGCAGAAGACCTATTATCGAAAACACTAGCAGGGGAGCTTAGTAAAGAAATAGATAAAATGATAATCGAGGATTTGAAAGAAATGGCAACACAAATGAAAATCGAAGACAGGGATAAGTTTATCGATAGTATATTAAAGGGAAAGAAATAAAATGAGGAATAGGAAAAAGAAATTAATAATGGGTGGATACACACCTAAGGCTGCTATATTAGCCAAGAAGGTGAAAGAACGTAGGTTAAAAATAGCCAAACGAAATAAAATAATAGATCGGATATTAAATGATAAAAAATGAGACTTGTTTAATTGTAAATGGTAATAAGTATATCGAAATAATGATAAATGATATTACTATACGCCAAGATCAAGAACAATTTTCCTATTTCAATGAAAATAAAATGGAACTAGCTATTTCCACTTGGTGGAATATAGACCTTTTAGATTTTTTAAACGCAGGTGAACGTGTGGATATCTATTTTCTACATAGGGATTGTGTTGAACGAAACCTACTATTAAATTCATATAGCGTTGAGAGTGATCTAATATCGATAGACCTAGTAACTTATGATAGACAAATAACAAGCTACAAGAAAGATTTTATCTATATAGCTTATATGAGAGATAAAAAAATAGATAACTTACTAGATGGAGATGGATAGCACTACTGCAGAAACTGAGGATATTGTATTTATGGTATCTAAACACAGACTTACTAAAAATTTCTTCATAGAAGATGTGTATTACCAATTAGATGATTATAATAATATTAGAATAGAAATACATTACGAAATTCAACAAGATAAAGAAGAACAAAGAGATATTATCATAACTGAATTATTTGATCATTTAGAATCTGAGTTCTTCTTGGATTCCATTTATTTTATGGAATCAAGTATCTATATAAGCAGAGTAGATGTATTTAATGGGAATAAAGAAAATGATGGTAAAATTTGGTTAGATATAACAGCAACAAGCAGGAAATACTCTACGAAGTTAGGTGATTTAAACCTTTTAGATACAAATGAATATAATATTTACAAAGCTAGTAAAAGAAACAAATTTATAGATAATATAATCAATGAATGAAATAGAAAGGTTAAAAGACGAACTAAGAAATATTGATGCTAAAAAAAGACGTGCTATCGAACATCAACAATATGAGACAGCAGCAGAAGCAAGAACAGAGGAAAAAAGACTAACAGAAATTATAGAAAAGTTAGAAAAAAGATACGATATAATAGATAGTATATTAAATGGATAATTATATACACGTATTAGAAGATAATAATGGATTTTATCCAATTGGTAAAGGTATATGCTCTCCTGTTGATCTGATACCGATGGACGAAGATCCTTCTAATATGAGAATGCTTATGTTGATACGTATTCAAATATATGAAGATGCAGAACATATGCACGAAATTTTCAATAGGTTGGAAAAGTTTAATATCTATACAACAGATCCTAACGATAGGCATTATTTTAGTGGCTGTGAACTATCTGATCTATATAGTAGAGAGTCTTTATCGGTATACTTAACGTATAAACAATATGAATATTTAAGTGATGAAGAATTTAAAAACAAGATGTCGTACTTCAGTTCTATAATAAGAGATGATAAAATAGATGGGATATTAAATATATAAGGTATGGATTATATGAAAAGCTTTGAGTCGTTTGAAACAGATGATATAAAATATATGCTTAAAAGAGCAGAAAAGAATGGTGATATTGTTATTAAAACAAATGCTGATTCTGTCTTAAAAAATTTACATGAAATAAAAATAGGTAGCTTTGAATCTCTTATTTTGAAAAACCCCAATAACTCAGTTGTTTATAAGTGGTTATATAAAGAACATATAACAGAGTTAATTGATAAATTTGGTGGGATGGGACTAGATGTTTCTGAGTTAAAGAAACTAAATAAAGGATATTTGGAAAGGCACTTTAATATTGATGAAAGGATATCAGAACTTCTTTATGATGGTGATCCTGATTTCGAAACCGAAGAAGAAAGAGATAAGGAAGTTGAACGACTTCAAATAGAGTCTGATCAAGCTGAGACTAAAATGGAAGAAGTTAAAAAGGAGATCATAAAGCTCAAAGAACAAGCCCATAAAATATTAACTGATTAAACAATTATTCACTTTTAAACTATAAGGCTAGTGGAAGGACTAGAAATTAATATAGGATATATCAAAAGTGTGCTACAACAGATAGTTAATAAAGCACATACTCACCCCCAAAAGAAGGAAGTTAGAGAGAAATCCAATGGCAAAGGTTTCCAAATAGCTTGTCCTTACTGTGGTGATAGTGATAAAAATCCCAATAAATATAGAGGTAACATAAACAGTATCTTATTTTACAAATGTTTCAACGATGGTTGTTTCAGAACAACTCACTTTACAAGTATGTGTAAAGACTTCGGTATAGATATCGATGGGGAAACAAAGAGGAATATCTATGATTATTTAGATAACTATACAGATAAAGTTGATACGTTACAAGACGAACTATCAGAACATGGGTTAAATAACTTAATCGATTTGGATCAATTATCTAAATGTATTAATGAAAACCTATGTGATTCCTCTTTATCTGATTTCAAACCAATAGAGAAGGGTTCTGCCCAATGGTATTATTTAGTTGAGAATAGAGGCTTAACTGATCCAAAGATGTGGAAAAATATATATCAAGCCAATTTTCATATCACAGGCGATTGGATAGAGAAGAGTATTATCTTCCTAAATAAGCGTGGTAACAAAGTAATAGGCGCACAGATGCGTAACTTAAAGGATGGATATAAACGAAAGTTTAAGATCTATACTTTCTCTGATCTATATGAATGGGTTGGTGATAAAGAGTTATCTGATGGTCAATTAATGATGTATAACAAACTAAGTTATTACTACGGTATATTAGAAGTTGATTTTAGTAAAGACCTTACTATATTCGAGGGATATGGTGATGCTGTTCTTTTCCCAAATAGTATTGGATTAGCAGGTGTGAACACAGAATTGACATTTTTAGAAAATAATGGACTTAAAATTAGATACTTCTTTGATAATGATGAAGCAGGATCTCCTAAAACAGAAGAAAAGATAAGAGAAGGGTTTCCTTGTTTCTTATGGAATAAGATGTTTGAATTTGTTGTTGATAAGAAGAAGTCTAGTGATCCATATTATCACGAAAGACAAATAAAGAAAGTGAAGGATTTAACTAACTTAAATAAATTAGTACCTAATTGTTATATTAAATTAGAGATGGAAAGTTATTTTTCAAAAGACGTATTTGATTTAAGATATGTCCCTAAAGCTGAAAAGAAAAAGTATTATAAGAAATCATAGTTTATGAACTATTCTTGATAGGTTTTTAATACTATCTCTAAATCCTTCCATCTACTTCTCTACTCGGTTTAGTTTTACTATTAACGAATTTCATCATTTTTCTCGCTAATCTATCTTGACCTAATACACTTGCTTTAGCTGCTGATTTTATATAAGTATCAGTGTTTAACTCGTTTATTTTCTTTAAATATTTCATAATCTATCGTAATACTTTCTAGGTTGGATATTAGATTTGAATTCCTTAAAACTCCCAAAGATATTATTTATAAATTCATTGAACTCACCGTTTTCTATATCAGGTACTTCGGTGTCGTTTAACTTACCCATCATTTTAGCTACGGTATTTCTATCTTCCATCTTATAATACTTTTCTAATATAGCTATAAATGTATTAAAGTCCTTTCTAGATGCAAATTTATTTTTATCTCCTGTGAATTCCATATCGACTTTACCATTATCTTCTGTAATAGCACAGTTTAAACCTATGTGTTCATCGGGGTGTTGGTGTCCTATATCCTTTCTAAATTGTTCTAAATCTGCATTTAAGAAAATAAAACATATATCGGGTTCAGGTACATCTATATCAGCCATATTAACGTCCAATATTTTAGAACTTACCTTATGTAGATCCCCCTCATATAAAACTTCTTCGATATTCATCTTGAAACTATTTTGTTCTATTAAAGTTTGTTTAAGTCTATTCTCTTGGCTCATTGATCTAAACCTATACATCTTCATTAGATCTTGGTAGGTTTTCATTTGACCCATTTCTTTAACTTTCTTAGCAGCGTTTTTATACGTTTCTGCATTTAGCTCATTTATTTTTCTTAAATATTCCATATCCTATATATTAAACCCTATTATGTTTTTTTAAAGTTGTTTCGAATTTATCAAAATTATCAAAGTTAGTTTTCACAAACTCAAAAAACTCACCACCTTGTATATTATGGTCTTTTAGATCCGTATCACTTAATCTCCCAATCATAGTAGCAATAGCTCCTTTATCTTCTGATAAATAAAACTTTCTTAATATGTTTATAAATTTTTGGAAATCTTCCTTTGATGCAAAGTTATTATCTCCTTCGCCATCATTATGTACTATTACTCCATCATGGTATATATCTAAATCAAATGATAATGAGTAATTTCCATTATAGCCTATCTTATCTTCTATTTCATTTTCTATATATGTATCTACAAATCCTAAAAATACATTAGCACGATCTTCAACAGAAGAATCAACACCCGTTATTTTAATATCTACTATCATATCTATATCGGTATAATAAGTATCTGCTGTTATCGCATCTAATTTATATTTAAAACTTTCCTTTCCTAAAAATTCCCTAATTTCGTCCCTGTGGGATTCGTTTATAAATTGGTCGAATTTTTTTATAACTTTCATATAATATATATTAAACTTTTGGATAATAAAATGATATTATATATATGGAAGATTATTACCAAGATTTAGAATTGATGAAATTGTACAAAGAAGGTAATTTACAAATCTTAACAGATGGTTCTGTTTCTATTATAAACAAAATACAATATGTTCACTATAGAAAGGGTTCACCATTTACTAATCGATGCAAAATACTCATAAGAGATACAAAAATAGACCAAATACTAAATGATTAAGGCAGACGAATATTACCTAAACAACTTAAAAGAGATCCTAGAAAACGGATCATGGGATAAAGACCCTAGACCTTCTTATAAAGACGGAACAAAAGCACATTCAAAATTCATTACACAAGTATTCGAAAAGTATGATATTTCTAAAGGGGAATACCCGATTACTACGTTAAGAAATACTGCAATTAAAACAGGGATAAAGGAAATGTTTTGGATCTACCAAAAACAAACTTCTTCATTAGAGGTAGCAAGGGAACTCGGTATCAATTGGTGGGAAGAATGGAACGTTGGTGATGGCACTATCGGTACTAGATACGGAGAAACTATTGCACGTTATGACTTGATGAATAAATTATTATGGGGTCTTAAAAAAGATCCGTTCTCAAGAAGACATATAATTGATATGTATCAATATACTGATCTAGAAGAGACGGATGGTTTATTTCCTTGTGCTTATTTGACTGAGTGGAGTGTTAGAGAAAAAGACGGAAGAATGTATATAGATATGACATTAAACCAAAGATCTAATGATTATATTATGGCAGGTTACATTAATAAGATACAATATGTAGCACTAATGGAAATGGTAGCAGCACATTTAGGTTATGAGGTGGGAGTATTTGCACATAAGGTACAAAATTTACATATCTATGATAGACATCTAGATGCGGCAAGAGAGATTTTAGACCGAGAACCATTAGATGTACAGCCATCCATTCTTTTAAAATCATATAAAGGTTTTTACGATTATACGATTAAAGATTTCGAAGTACATAATGTAACAGGAATTAAAAAAATAGAATCAGAATTAGAAATAGCAATTTAATAATTAAAGATATGATAGAAGAAATAATAGAACAATATTCCGACGAAGAATTTTTAATAGCTGATGGATTTGATGATGTTATTATAGGAATAGACGAAAAAGAAATGCGACTAATATATTCAGTGTCCTTATGTTTAGCGATATTAGAGGAAGAAATGGATGAAGTAGATGCTATAGAATATTTCACCTTTAATGTGAGTGGTGCTTATGTTGGTGAAAAAACCCCAATATGGTGTTGGGATATTTACTAATAAAATATAGTTATGAAATTACTTAATAAAATACATTTAATTGATAATTTAGAATTATCTAAAAAGATACCTGATAATTCTATTGCGTTGATATATGCCGATGTTCTTTATGGAACTAATAGCAAAGACATTAAAGATTATGATGATACTACATTCAATAATCCACAGGAAGCATTAGAATTTTACCGACCAAGATTTATCGAATATAAAAGGATACTCAAAAATAACGGGTCTATTTACATTCATTGTGATTGGCATTTATCTCATTATCTTAAAGTATTGATGGATGAAGTTTTTGGAATCGATTGTTTCAAGAATGATATTATAAGACAATGCACAAATGCTAAAAACAACTCTAAGAATTGGGGTAGGATATATGATAACATCCTTTATTATACAATGGATGAAAAAGATTATACCTGGAACTATGTTCAGGAAGTGAAATCAGAAGCTGAGTTACAGAAACAATATAATAAGGTAGATGATGAGGGAAGAATATATACTACTGTTCCATTACATGGAAAGGGTGGCTCAAATGGGGTAACAGGTTTTGATTGGGAGCATCCCGAAAGAGGCACTATTAGTTTACCCAATGGTAGACATTGGGCTACTACTCCTGATAAACTACTTTTATTAGATCAAGAAGGTGGTGTTTCTTGGAGCAAGAATAACGTACCTAGAAAAATTCAGTATGCGGATGATTATGATAGTAAGCATATTCAGAATATATGGGATATGAAATCAATCGGAACAAGACAGAAGAATAAAGATATGGTATATGATACACAGAAGCCATATGAATTATTGAAGCGAATCATATTACAGTCTTCTAACGAAGGTGATATAATCTTTGATCCATTCGTGGGATCGGGTTGTACATGTGAAGTAGCTAGAGATCACAATAGGAAATTCTTAGGCTGTGACATCACAGAGAAGTCTGTTAATATATGTGAGAAGAAAGACTTTGAAATAATTAAACATTAGCATCTTAAAAAATATATAGCTAAATCATTAAACTAAAGTGGCTTTCTAATATATAAGAATACAAAAAAGAAGTAAACATGTATGTCATTAGTTATCAATTTATTGGGAGGTCCAGGGATCGGAAAAAGCACATTAGCTGCAGAAATATTCGTCAATTTAAAAAAGAGAAGAATTAAATGTGAATATATCACCGAGTATGCGAAGGATAAGACATGGGAAGAATCAAAAATGACATTAGAAAACCAAATATATGTATTTGGAAAACAACAACATAAAATGTTTCGAGTAAATAATAAAGTCGATTACTTAGTATGTGATTCGCCACTTATATTAAGTATTATATACGGGGATCTAACACCTGAATCAAATTTCTATAAATTGATTATGGAAGAGTTTGATAAATATAGAAATTTAAATATTTACCTAACAAGAAAAACAGAATATGATCCTGTCGGTAGAAACCAAAATGAAAGTGGTGCAATTGAATTAGATGAGTCTATTAAGAAAGTGATAGATGAAAACAATCTACCTTATATCGAATATGATATTAATAGTGATATCAATGTACTAATAGAAAAAATAATTAAAGAACACGAACATGGTCAATAACAATAAGAATACTTTAGTGGATATCTTTAAACAAATATACCCTGATACAGAAATCAAAAGGATAGAAATACAAAAAGAGATTAATACAAAATACGAAACCGATTGTAAAAAAAGAAGGGAAGCGTGGACAAAACAAGTAAAGGAAGTAATGTCTGTTACTAATAACTATAACTTTAGTTTAGGTAACTCTAAACCCATAATCGATGCTCAGGCTAAATCCCTTAATTATAGACAAGCATTAAATGCAGAAATAGCAACTTATATGAAACGTCTAAGTGGTGTGAGAGTAGAGTTAAAGGAACTAGAGCAACAGAAAACCGTTTTCTACTTAACTGCAAATATTAGTCATCTAAATGTTAAACAAAAAGGGGAGAGAGATAAGATGATAGAAGGTAATCTTAGGGAGAATATTAGGACTGCCGAGATATTAGAAACACATATTGAATTCTTACGTGGTACTAGAGATCAATTAAATAACTTCCAATTCGCATTAAAGAATGTGATTGCGTTAGTAGATGTACTAAGTGGAAAAAGTTAATCTAAACTATCTATTATAATATCCCTATTATGTTTCTTAATAGTTTTCCATAGTATTATAGTCTTTCGAATTCTATCTTGTGGTTAAAGGAATCTCCGTTTCCACTAGACCGCACTGCGTATTTATTACCTTCCTGATCAACTATCTCTGCATAGGTGGTATCTACTATTAGAATTTCATATTCTTCGTCCATATGGTTATTTAAATAGTCTAACATAGTAATAGAATTGTCACTATGGTATTCATCGGTTGTCCAATAATAAGTATTCATTTCTTAACCTTTATTTTGAAACTTTCATGATACCTTCTCACTAAATAATTTTTTAAGATACTGAATAGTGTAAATAATATCGTGATCTCAGTGATATCTATTAGAGTAACACTGATATCAAACATTGGGTATATGACAAACGATGCTGAGAAACTAACAATAGTTCCTATTCCTGTTTGTAAAACAGATTCAAACATTGATTGATGTTTCTTTTGTGTAGTTTGTAAATAATTAAAAAACCTTCTTATCCCATAGTTCTTCACTATGGCGATCAACATAAATATGAAGTTAACGCCTGCTATTTGTTGTATATTCGCTTCAACACCACATAGGGGAAATACTATAAACGCCATACTGAAGCCAACAATAGTTCCTATAAAGGTTTGTATAATACTTTCTAAAAACGATTTTAATTTACTTTGCTGACCCATTTAATACTTTTTCAACATATTCTTTTGTATAATTATCTCCTTCTGCTGTACCTAAGATGTCCTTTTTCTTATTAACTAAGGATACAAATTTTCCTTCTAAGTGAAGCACATACTTAGATTCATTCTTAGGGTTACTATACACGAATAATTCACCTAAATCATCATCATCGGTTGGCTTCTTAGAAACCTCAGTGTATCCGTGTTTGGAAATGATACTGTTGATCATCCCAGGGTCATTCTGATCTTCCTCATATTTATCAAGAACTTCTTTAACATTACTCAACGTATAGTCTTCGCCTGTCAACGATTCAATCACTTTTCCGTTAGAGTTGCTTACGATAACACCCTTTTTTTCAAAGTGATCCACAAAAGATAAATAATGTGAATATCTTTTGTGTCCTTCATTAGTTTCTTTTCCTTCTCCTAAATATCTATCTAAGTATTCATCGATTTCAGAAACGTGATTTCCGATATTCTGCTTGTGGAAGATTTCCTCAGAAGATTTAGTGGGTTCTTTCTTTTTGGGTACTTCCTTAGGTACTTCTGATCTTTCGGGTACATCTACTGTTTCACTGTTGTTCTGTAGATCTTTTAGGTTCTTATGTGGGTCGAATATCTTTTTTCTTTCATATAGAAACGCTTCCATTAATTCGTGTTTCACGATTAATTCAGCACATACCCAAGCGGTTTTAACTAAACCATCAATAGATATATTTTGAGGCACATACATCCATCTACCATATCCTCTTTCTATTTCCCCGCTATTAATATCAGGACGCATAAATGTAGTTCTGATAGAAAATCCTTTTTCTAATACTACGTTACTTTCATCATATATCTTTGTTGGTTTAATATCCCATTCCCAACCCATATCTAAATTAGATGGTGCAAATGATACATTTTTTAACGTGTCTTTGATTTCTTGAATATTCATTACAGTATTTCTTTTAAGTTATCGGAATATAAAAGATTTCCCTTTCCGTCATTTAATACAAATATACCACTTTTCATCTTACAAATAGTAACCTTTGCTATACCCTTTTTTGGAACATTTTCCAAAATGTTCTTTTCTATTTGATTTTCCCCCACTTTAAATTGAGTTTTTGTTGATCTTAGATTCCCCCATTTAGTGTTCATTATATTTTCTTGTATAGAAATTATCTCATTGGGATCAAACTGTGAATCGAATTTTCTCATTAAATATTATTTCTTATGTGGGCTTAACACCATAGTCATAGCTCTTCCTTTCATAGAAGGTAATCCATCAGGTTTCCCGTGGTCTTCTAATTCTAGTGCAGTTTTAAGTAAAACTGCTTCACCAACTTTCTTGTTGTTTACTATCATTCTGCCCTTAAAGCGCATATCTAATTTTACTTTATGTCCATCTTCTAAGAATCCGATCATTTTATTTTTCTTAACTTCTAGATCGTGTTCAGAAATATTAGGAGATAGTCTAATCTCTTTTAAAGGTTTATTATTTTCCTTTTGTTTCTTTACTTCTTCTTCTTTCTTCTTCTTCTCTATATAAAGAAATTTATTATAATCACACATTCTAACTACGGGAAGGTCTGCTTTCCCTGTAACTAACATTAGATCCAATCCTTCTGATTTGGAAATCTGTCTTGCTTTTTCGAGATCCATAATTTCTGCCTCTCTGTCGTCAGAAATTAATCTAATTTTATCACCCTTAATTCTATCGTTTAGAATGTGGTTAGGTTTATCACTTGTGTAGTGTCTTTTGTTTTTCATGTACTTATAGTTTTTTTGATCATTTGCTTTATATATTAACGAACAAATAAATCTTTACTATTTAATATATACAAATATATGAAGAAAGTTTACTCTAAAAAAATATTTGAAGCTAAAAATTATAGTAAGTTATACCACATATTGGATTTCAAGAAATTGAAATATGTATTTGAAAATAACCATTTTAAGCCATATAGAGCAGCTAACGGTGCATATATCAGTTTCACGAGGAACAAGATGATGAATAGTTATCTAGGTGATAATACTACTTCTTTTTTTAAGCTAGAATTAGATGGGGAGAAACTTTCTAATAATCACAAGATAAAACCATTCTCTTATATATCAGCTACAAACGTTAGATTTCAAGAATGGGAAGAAATAGTTAAAACTAATAAAGGGGGATTAATTACTAATATAGATAAGTATGTAACAAAGCTTATTATTATTAAAAGTAAAATAGAAAGCCTTATGGAAGTCCATTCTTGGTCAAGGAGCGATACGCCAAGCGATTACTTCACAACAGCAGGAACACGTAATGGCACAATGCCTGAGATATTTAAATACGTAGTGGAAAATTCTCCATTTGATATCTATGTTCAAGAAGGATCAGTAATTAAAAAGGATGATGAATATATTAAAAGTATTATCAATTATGATTTACATAAAGTAGAATTTAAATATGATATTTGGTATAGAGGCAACATTAAACAAAAAAGAACTACATTTGGGTCAACAGATGCTTTAGTAGATAGCGAAGGGAATGTTTATCCGAATTGGGTAGTTGGACATACGTATAATAATATTGAACTTAAGGACAAGGATGAATTAGATATTAACCAAGAGCCTAAAGAATTCAAAGGTGGTAATTTCATCGAAGGAGAAAAGTATAAACCATACATCTTAAAGTTTAGAAAAACCCCCAAAGGATATTATATGGAAGATGCTAGACCATTAGATTGGTTAAAACCTGATCAATTTTTCGAATCATTAAATGAAAGCTATGTAGTAAATCCTGAATTAGTAAAACACCATATTAGACAAATGATTAAAAGTATACAGAAGAAGTCTAAAAATAAGATAACAAATAGCCAACTTAGAAAAGGTATAGCTACAAGGCATATAGAAGTTAAATTTAATGATATAATAGATTATCAAGTATTTGAAAAAGTATTAAAGTCTTACCAAAAGAAATTACTTGATTATAATATAGTAATAGGATATGATATGAAAGATGGATATGATACTAAGTTAGGAAATGATCTAGGTGATATCAAATCTATACCCAATGGTAAGAAAGATTTCTATATCCACATTAAGGATCTACATACCATGAGAGTTAAACCACCTAAATACGTTTATCATTTCAGTGATAAAAAGAATAGAGAAAGTATATTGAAAGATGGACTAAAACCAATGGCACATAAAGATAGTGAAAGATGGAAAGAAATAAGTCTTACATATCCACCTGCTGTATTTGCAACACTTGATAGAGATATTATGTGGCATCACGATGAATGGAAAATTGACACAGAAGGATTAGATAATAAGTGGTGGAAAGATATTAACTTCTTTATTCCAAAATCTGAAACTAGTGCTATAATGACTTTTGATAATATTCCGAGTGAGTGCTTAACTCTTGTTAATCCTTAACCAATTCTTTGTATATTAAGTGATGTTTTTCTAGCATCAGCACCATTTACTATTGTCCATACAGTACCTGTTGTACCCGAAGGTGTGGTTTTATCAGTAAACCATAAAGCGGGAAGGGCAGCTAAAGCAGGGAAATCATTATCAGGTGTAATAACTCTTTTAATAATTGTTGCATTTGTAATATCTACTGTGTCTAACACAAGATTATTTCCTACTATTGCGTATATTTCCCAAACTGTTTCAGAAACAATTGATCTTATTCTACCGAAAATATACCCAAACCCAACACCACTTGGCATACCACCATATACAGTCTCTTCCATAGTATCGAAGTTAAAGGTTCTGAATGTTAGAGCGTTATTACCCACTCTTCTTTGTATGAAATATAATTTCTTAGTCCTAACATCAAAATAAGTATTGAAGCCTCGTGTTGATAATGGTAATGTTTCAGCATCTGTTCTCTGTTCAACTACTCCCGAATTCTTATTTATAACTAACCACTCCCCTGTGCCATTATTCAATGAATAATTACAATAAATATAATGTCCATATATTTTATTGATTGTAAACACACCCCCACTTCCTGTAACCGTGAATGGACTAATAATAGTTTCTTGGAAGTCTTGAAGATTTGTCGGAAGCGTCATCTCGACTATGCCTGAGTCGCCCATGAAATAATATTTGTTATTGCTTTGTAAATAATATGGCTGCTGTAAACTAAGAGGGTTTACATAAGCAGATGTGATGAAATCTAAAAAAGAGAAATCTTGTGAATGGTATCTAGCCAAGATTATACTACCACCTGTTCCTGATAAGTTAACTGATGCTAAATATAAATAGTTGTTTGTTCTATCGAATTCTTGTGTTTGTACATAACTAAAGTCAACACCTAACCCTGTTACTTTAAAGAAAACTTTTAAAAAGAAATCTAGTAGTATATTACCACCCGCACCTGCTGCGGGACTAAATACTTCTTCGTTTATTATATCATTTGATCTTATCCAAGCATATCTTCTTACTATTTCTTGTGATATTGATTTATTTGCTGCTCTAACTTGATTTACTATTCTATTATATAGTTGACGGAAATACCCAAACATACTTTAATGCTTTATTTAGTTTATATATTAATTATAAACAGCCCTTTCGACATCTATGGATGCTGAAATATCAGCTTCACAGTACTTCTTAATTCGCTCTAAATCATTTTCCCAAAACACTCTATGTACGTCCTTTCCCGACATATCAAATTTAGGTGTATCGATTCCTAGCTCATAACAAACTTCTTCGAAGCTATATGTTGAATATGCTCTTTGTTTCCAATCTTCATAAATATCTACGATCATGGTTTCCCACGGTTTCTTATTGTATATATCCAATATAGGAGCAGGTTGTATCCCGTATTTATGCATCTTATGTAATACCCAAGGAATATCAAAGTGTTTAATGTTATATCCCGATAGATGGAAACCATTACGTGAGATCTTTTCTAAGCTTTTATTAAATCCTTCTATGATCTTTTTTTCTTCATCGCCATATATGGATTTTATTTCCTTTTCACCACCAGCAGTTTGGAATCCCATAGATATACAACATATACTCCCATATGTTGATACAATAGAACAACGGCTTAAGTACGCTTCTTCTATTGTTTCATCTTCTTTGTGCCAATACGTATCATATTTGTTTCTAAATATTTTAGCTCCTTGTGGATCGTTAGATTCAAAGGTTTCGAAGTCTTTATATTGACCCCTTGTTTCGATATCAAAATGCATTAATTTCATGCTATGTATATACAATAATTAATATTTGTTTAAAATTAATTGTTAACAACTTGTGTAAAAACGTGTATATTTGTATAAACCTTAATTTTTTTATTATGGAAAAAATCATTATTAAAGAGATAAGAGATAATACAGTTCTTCCTGATTGTCAGAAACTTATCAATACACAGGGAAGAAGTATTTGTAATATATAATCCAATTATAGAATCGGGAAGTACTTAAAAAAGTTCTAAACTTTTTGATTACAAGTACTATAACAAAAAATATTACACGATAATGAGTGATAATAAAAAACAGTTCTCAGACCTATTAAAACGGTTTGCAGACGAAGGGTTAATCACTTTCAACAAAGACATCAGTTCTTTGGAGGAAATGATAGAAGACCCAAATACTAGTGGGGAGTCGGACGGGGTATATGATGATGATTTAGTCATTTCTATTGATATAGAACATGAGCAATTCATGAACATCTTTTTAAAAGATGAACATATATTCGATGAGTTATTTAACTGTAACACTGTATATGGGTTACAAAAAAATATTAACAAAATTTCAACTAAGTACAAGAAGATCGGCTACAACGATGATAATGGTAGTAGCGGAAAGAACAAATTCGCAGGTGATTTATTTGAGATATTTGGTGAAATATTTTTTAAATTAACCTCAACCGATTCAAGAGTTGGTGTTACTGAGTACCATCCTATTAAGGACAAAGATGACTTTGGTGTAGATGGTATAGGTAAAGCTATGAACGGAAAAAGGTGCGCTATTCAGATAAAGTTCAGGACTAATGTAGGAACAGAACTCATAGCAGAAGATTTAGGTAACTTCCAAGGGCAAGCATATAGAAAGTATAATGTTCCCGTAGATACTACTGAGAATTTAATAATACTAACTAATTGTAAAGGATTACATTGGAATACAGCAACAAACGTTCTTGATGGGACAGTTATATGTTTCGATTATAATAATCCGAAGTCAACACATTCTTTAAATGACTTACTCAACCAAAATGATTCGTTTTGGAAATCAGCAAATAGTGTTATACGATATAACATAGATAATATAATGAATACATATGGGATTAGATAATCTGATCAAAACAATGAATAGTGATCAGGTTCGTGTGTTTAACGAAATTGATCGAAACAAAAGACTTCAAATCTGTATGCCTACGGGTTGGGGGAAGGGGTATATCATGATGTTATCTTTATTACATAAGTTCCTTAATAAAGATGAAGATATAGCTGCTATTGCCTCACATAGATTAACTCTTAACCACCAACACATTGGTGATATGATATCTACCTACGCTGATGATATTGACAAACTTGGTTTCATATTTGTAGGATCGGATGGTTTTGATTTCTCTTCTATTTTATCTAATCAAGACGACAATTATATATCTAACCCTGAGACAAAAAAGAAAATATTTCAAATACTTTATAAAAATAAAATAAGTTTTAAAGATATTGCTGTTAATACTCTGTCTAACAAAGATGTATTAAATGCTGTGGCTAGATATAGATCAATGGGTAAAAAGATAATTATCGTAAGTACTTATCATAGTTTAGATAAATTATCAGATATCAATATAGATAGCCTTTATTGTGATGAAGCACATACCTTAGCATCAGAAGATTCGAGAAGTAACTTCAAAGTTAATTATGATTTAATCACAAAAAAGAATTGTTATTTCTTTACAGCTACACCTAAGGATTGTGCGGATGACCTGATGGGTCAGTTTCTAATGGATAATGAGCATATATTTGGTAACCGAATTGAGATGTCATTAAGAGATGCACACAAAGGAGGATATATCGCTAAACTAATGTTACATACATTAGAACCCGAAAATTATAACCATGAAGACTATGATAATATAACCAATAAGATTCTTCTTATAGAGAGTGCGTACAAAGAACATACTAAAATATTAAAAGAAAATTCTTCTTTTCCTGATGACATAGAACCCAAACTTCTTATCAAGTGTGATTCTGTAGATACGATGTGGATGTTAAATAAAAGATTAGTGAATAGAAACCTTGGAACAGGGGTTAGGATATTTTCAGGCGCATCTAGGAAATTTAAAGAGAAAGCTACTTACGAAATAGATGGAGAGAAGGTAGATAAAGGAACTCACCTTAGGGTTATGAAAGATCTTAAAGACACAGAAAGAGCTATTGTATTACACGTAGATACTTTATCAGAAGGCGTAAATGTAAAAAGCTTCACAGGTGTTTTATTCTTATCAGATAAAGTTCCTACAACAACTAAGATATTACAGAATTCGGGTAGAGCAGCTAGGTTAATGAAACAAGATAGAGAGAATTTAAGAAAGGGTAAGATCACCACTGATAGTTACGAAGGTTGGTTGAAACCATGTGCTTATGTAATATTACCTTGTTATAATCCCGAATCATTTTATAGTCAGAGAACGGTTGCTAATATTATACAAAAATTCCAAACAGGTGATAGTGCAGAATATTATATCTCGATAGGGTCTGATACTTGTAAAGTACATAATAACCAAATAGAAGATATGAAAGGAACTTTTATAAGTGACAAAGATTTTAAAACTAAAGTGGATAAGATAACACATAGTATAGAGAGAATAAATATAAGTGAAGATGACCTAAGATTAAATAGTCTTAGTAAAATAGAACTACTAAAAGAAAAATTTAACTAATGGAAGATTTAATAAATAAAAATTTAGATTTCACAAAAGATAACCTCGGTGTAGATAATTCGAATAGTTTCACTTATTCTGATCAGGCTTATGATACTTTTAATAAGAGTGGCTATAGTAATATCTTCCAAAGGTCGATAGATAGTGTGATTTTAAATAAGTATGGTAAGCTAGAAGAGAAGGAATATATTAATGCTATGAAAACTGAACAAAAGAGAATGTCAATTCTATCTCTTTTGAATAAAGATAACGCACTATGGTCTAAGATATTTGATTCTGCTTATAACACACAATTGAATTTTAGTGAAATAGAATTATTAGTTCCTTATTTAAGACAATATACTAATGGCTTAGTAGACACAAAAAGATTTGGTGATATTAAAACACCTGTCTTTATCGTAGAACATATGTTAGATAAACTTCCTAAAGAGGTATGGTCTGATCCACATTTGAAGTGGTTAGATCCTGTTGTTGGTATGGGTATTTTCCCAATTTATGTAATAGATCGATTGATGAAAGGACTTCGTTATTATAATGACGGTAAATTAGATCTAAGTGATAGTAAAATGAGGTATAAGCATATTGTTGAGAATATGATTTATACTGCTGATATACAAGCAATTAAACTATTCGAATATAACACATTAGTTGACCCGAAAAATCTATATAATATGAATCAATATTGGGGTTCTTTTACGGCTTCTGATTTTGATAATTATATGGAAAGGGTATGGTGTGTAGATAGCTTTGATATAATCCTTGGTAATCCACCATATCAAGAAGAAAACCCAATCAATAAGAGAAGTAAAACAATTTACAATGATTTCTTCACTAAGGCTATGAGTATATCTGATAAGACAATATTTCTAACACCTAGTAGATGGATGACAGGTGGATTTAAATTAGACACTTTTAGAGAAACTATGATCAAGTCTAATATAAGAGAGATCATTCATTACGAAGATGCTAGAGATATATTCGGATATAATGTTAAGATACGTGGTGGGGTATCATTTACGTATGTAGATAAAGATTATAACGATTTACCTAAGTTCAATGGTATGGAAATTGATTTAGATCAATTTGATATCATAGTAGATCCTAGGTATACAGACCTTTTAAATAAAGTGATTGAAATCACAGATAGTTCTCTTTCTAGTAGGGTGAAGAGTCAAAACTATTTCGGTTTCCCTGCTAACGAAAGTCTTTTCAAAGAAGAAGAATCTGAAGATAGTGTTAAAGTATATGTATCTAAGAAAAAGGGAGAAACTATGTGGGTTAATAAGAATCATATTAGGGATAGTTATAAATTAGAAGGCTATAAAGTATTCACACCTGCTGCTTCGGGTTCTACAAAAGAGTTAGGCGCATTTGGTAATAAGATAATAGGATACCCAAGCGAGGTTGCTTCTAAGTCATATGTAGTAATTCCTGTGGATTCAGAACAAGAAGCACAGTCATTAGTATCATATATGAATACTAAATTTTGTAACTTCTTTTTATCATTGAGGAAGAAGACACAGAATATAAAACCTGATACGTGTAAGTGGATTCCTAATATACCACTTGATCGAATTTGGAACGATGAAGAATTATATAACTGTTTCGAACTAACGAAAGAAGAAATCGGATTAATCGAAAATGGGATTATTCTTTAATATATAACATGTGAAATATATTAAAGTCTTCGAACAACACACTAATAATAATCCATACACTGACTATTGTAATGCACAAGATTTAGACTCTGTTAAAGAATTAATACAAAAGGGAGTAGATCCAAGTGTGAATAATAATGTTGTATTGGTGTGGGCATCCTATTTTGGTTATTCCGATATTGTTGAACTTTTATTAAATGATAGTAGAGTAGATCCAAGTGATAAACATAATGAAGCACTTAAAGTAGCTATAAGAAAAGGACACATTAATATAGTTAAGCTGCTACTAAACGATAGTAGAATAGATTTAAGTGATTTAGATAAGTATGATGCGGATTTTAATACCGAAGTAGATAAATTGTTAAACTCAGCCAAATCTATAAATGATGATATATTAATTCTACTTTTGAGACAACCTTATATAAAAAATAATATATCAGACAGAAAGTTACTACATTATATGAAACCATTCTTAGATGATGTTTTTATAAAAATGAACGAATAATTTTATATATAGGATATGAACAATTATATTATTAATAACTTTAAAGCCTTTTCAACTGAATATTATGATTCTTTTAAGGAATCTGATTTCCCAAAGACTATTGAATTCAATAAGCCATATAAGATCAAATTCAAGAAAAGCCATTTGGTTGCAGGATCTAATAAATTCTATTTAGTTTATGTATTAGAGGGTGGTCAACCACAAGATAATAATCCATATTCGGGTGATATTCCTGAAAAAATAACTATTGATGTTGGGTTTACCTATAAAGAAGAAGGCACTAAGATCTATGTCACAATAATTGGTGGTGTTAGGAATTGGTATGGGTTCTCTTATGAAGATAAGAAGGTTAAAGACATCGAAGTAACTGAATATAAATTGACTAAAGGTTCAAAGGATAAATTAATCAAATCTTTAAATAAATATTCTAAGAATTAATCTTACATTTGTAACCTATGGGTTCAATTGTCTTTAAAATGGATTTACTGCTTGCGTATGCTATGGATGGTGATGTAAAACACGTTAAAAACTTATTAGATGCTAATAGCAAGCTAATGGAATTAGACATATTCTATTTAGTGGGGACTACTATAAGAAGACATCTAGTGGATAATCGAAAAAGAGAAAATATGATTGAAATAGTTAATCATATTTTAGATCAACCTTATGTTGATATCAATGTTCTTATTGAGAACAAAGACGATCTTTTAGGAAGAAGATTAGTAGATGAATTAAAAGAACTCAAAAGAAAAAGACGTAATAATTTAATTGATAAAATCATATAAATGGGACATTATTCACATAGTTGTCAGCTCAGTGGGCTACCTATCACAGATAACGAAAAGGTATATTTTCAAATACTAATAAACAACGTATATTATAAATATACTGAAAATGGATACGGTAAATCTAATATAATTTCAAACGATACAACAAGGCTAAAATTTAATCCATTCGCATTGCCCATTAAAGGTGAGTATAATGGATACGGTAGATTAGAGAATATAGAAGAAGATGAAAATACTAAAATACTAGAAAAGTATTTTGGGATGCCTATTAAAGAAATAACAGACATCATCTGCTCAAACAGAAAAGATGATGGTTATGACGATATATTAAAGAAACTGAAAACCAATCCTGAACATGAATATGGGGATAATGTAAAATATAAAGAAGAGTATAAAGAAATCCTATCCTTATCGGCTACTTGGTTTAGAAAAGATGTAGTTGATAAACTAAATAATAGAAAAAGAGAATATCTTGAGTACCAAATAGGAGAGCCTTATATAGTAGAATACTTAGGGTTTAAACATAAACAAGAAGATACCTATGAAAAAGATGGAATAGAGCTAATGTGTGGTACATATATAATAGAAACCGAGAAAGGCACACTTTATGATATTAGTAATCTACAACAATATTTGAAGAATAAAAGAATTGACACCAACGGAAAGATGGACGAATTAATGGAAATGGATTCTATTGATATATTCTACAATTTCGGTGTGAAAAATATGATAGATTATGAAAACTTTACAGAGGAACAAAAAAAGAAGGCTTTAGCTATAATCGAAAAAACATATCCTACTATGTACAAGGTAATAAAAGAAACGGATGGGGATATTATAGATATAATCAAGAGTATTATGTTATCAGGAGGTAATAATGAATTTGATCATTTTATCCTAAAGTATCAGAATTATGAATCTCCTCTTTATTCTAAGTATGTATCTGTTGCTAAGAAAGGAGAATTAAAAGAATTAGTTAGGTCTAATAGAACGATAAGTAATTATTTATATGTTACAGGTAGATATTATGACTACGTAGGTACATCGCCACAAGATGGTGATTTCGACGAAGTTCAGAACCTATTGAAAGTTTCTTTAGAACTTAATATTAATAAGTATGAAGATAGAGAAGCGGGCGATGTAGATTACAATGGTTATGATAACCAATTCCTAAAAGTATCCTGTAAGAAAGGATATCTTAGTGTTATTGAAGACCACTATGAAGAGAATGATTTCGATGTTGAATTATTTCGAGTTTTATCAGATCAATCTATATTATATGACCAAGTAGAGATACTTGAGTTCCTTTTTCGGTTAGTATCAACAGAGGGTCACGTGAGTAATTCTTTCCGTATAGCAGTGGAAAATAATGCTAAGAAGTGTATTGATTTTATAATGAGCCATAATAAGTTCATAAACGAACATATAACCGATAGATTAGTAATTGCTCATAAAAATGAAGAAGTTTTAATTCGATTATTAAATCACCCTGAGTTTGATTTAGATAAAATAGATTTTGAAGGTTATTATTTGAAACATAATGAGGTAACTAAAGTAAGTTTATCGGGTATAATTGCTGATATTAGGGATCAAAAAATAGACGAAATATTATCATAAAACTTTATTTGATAAGCGAATAAAAAAAAGATATAAAATAATTGACGATTTAATTTAATAAACAAGAATTCATTCTTATATTTGTACAAAATAAAAAATAAATGAACACTAGTAAAGAAGAATTCATAGTATTAAGACCTGATAATGAAGAAGTATCACAGGAAAAGTTATTTGAGGTGATTGATGAATTTAGGAAAAATGCTGATGAGATCAAAGAGCTGAGTAAAACAAATGATGCTAATAAAGCGTTATTAAAACAGATAGGTACTGATGCTTATTTAGAAGAATATAAATTGAGATCTGAAAACCCTGGTTCTGTTATCATTGAAGCTATAAAGGACAATAATGTTAAGAGTTTCATGTTTATTCCGAAAGACCAATATCTTCAAATTAAAAGTAAGATGCATGTAGATGATCTTAAAGAAAAATATGGTGAAGATATTATAGAGAGTTCTAAATCTTATACTTTTAACACAAAATTATTCGAAAAATATAGAACCATATTTGAGCAATTTATTGAGGATTCATTTGAGATAGAGGAAGAAGATAAGAAGGAACTTATCAAAGAACAAGAAAAATTTTCCATAAAAAAGGGAACAATTGAAGAGATTTCGCATATAAGCTTAGACACGGGTGAAGAGATCGAAGAAATCTTCGAACAAATTAGTGTCGTAAACAACATAAAAGTATAAAAATTAATAATTAAACATGAATAATATGAAAGATCAAAACTTAGAAATTTCGAATTCATCAGCAACTCCTGATGAAGACAACCCGAATGACGACAACAACAGAGGTGGAAAGGATAATAAGAAACGAAAGGAAAGCACAACTCCTGTTTTAGATCAGTTTGGAAGAAATATTTCTGAGATGGTTGAAGATGGTAAAATCGATCCTATCATCGGTAGAGATAAGGAAGTCGAAAGGGTTTCTCAAATTCTTAGTAGAAAGAAGAAAAACAATCCTATTTTGATAGGTGAACCAGGTACAGGTAAATCTGCAATTGCGGAAGCATTAGCACTTAGAATTTACCACAAGAAAGTATCTCGTGCTTTGTTTGATAAGATAATTATCAACTTAGATCTTGGTTCTTTAGTTGCAGGTACTAAATATCGTGGACAATTCGAAGAAAGAATGAAAGCCGTTATCGATGAATTAACAGCAAATGATCACATCATTTTGTTTATCGATGAAATCCACACTATTGTTGGTGCGGGTGGCACATCAGGTAGCTTAGATGCTGCTAATATGATTAAGCCTGCTTTAGCAAGGGGTGAGCTACAATGTATTGGTGCAACTACTTTGGACGAGTACAGAGAGAACATCGAAAAAGATGGCGCACTAGTAAGACGTTTCCAAAAAGTAATGATCGAGCCTACTTCGGAAGAAGACACAATAGAAATTTTACGTTCTATTAAAGAAGTGTATGAAAATCACCACAATGTAAATTATACAGATGATGCAATTGATGCTTGTGTTACATTGACTTCTAGATATATTACAGATAGGTTTCTTCCCGACAAGGCTATTGATGCAATGGATGAATCAGGTAGCAGAGTGAATATCTCTAATATCGAAGTTCCTGAAAAAATCACAACTTTAGAAGAAAAGATTGCGGAACTTAACGTGGAGAAGAAAACTGTTATCAAGCAGCAACAATATGAGAAGGCTGCTAAGATCAGAGATATGGAAAGAGAACTCCAAGATGAACTCCAAGTTGCTAAAGATGAATGGGAAGATGAAATGAAAAAGAACAAGAAGACAGTAAGTGCTTCTGATGTTGCCGAAGTAGTTTCTATGATAACAGGAATTCCTGTTACTAAAGTTGACTCCGCAGAGGGTTCTAACTTAGCAAATCTTGATCAAACTATCATTGATAAAGTGATTGGTCAGGACGATGCGGTAAGAAAAGTAGTGAAAGCTATTAAGAGAAACCGTGCGGGTCTTAAAGATCCAAACAAGCCTGTGGGATCATTTATCTTCTTAGGTGCTTCAGGTGTTGGTAAAACACAGCTTTGTAAAGTTATCGCTGAGAATATGTTCGAAGGTGTTGAAAGCTTAGTGCGTGTGGATATGAGTGAGTATATGGAAAAATTCTCTGTAAACAAACTTATCGGTTCACCTCCTGGTTATGTTGGACACGACGAAGGTGGTAGATTAACAGAAGCAATCAGAAGAAAGCCTTATAGTGTTATACTATTGGATGAAATTGAGAAAGCTCACCCTGACATCTTTAACTTACTTCTCCAAGTATTGGATGAGGGACACTTAACTGATGGTCTTGGTAGAAAAGTAGATTTCAAAAACACGATTATCATTATGACCTCTAACGTAGGTGTGAGAAAAATCGCTGATTTTGGTGCAGGTGTTGGTTTCCAAACCACTAGCAGATCTTCTCAAAAAGATAAGAACAACAGAAGTGTTCTTGAAAAAGAAATGAAGAAGAAGTTTGCTCCTGAGTTCTTAAATCGTGTTGATGACATCATAGTATTCAATAACTTGAAGAAAGAGGATATCAATAAGATTGTAGAAATCGAACTTCGTATTCTTGAAAAAAGAATCAACAAATTAGGCTTTGATATCACAGTACGTAAAAAAGCAATTGAATTCATCTCAAATGAAGGATTCAACCCCGAATATGGTGTTAGACCGCTTAAAAGGGCTATTCAGCGTTATGTTGAAGACCCTATTGCAGAACAAATGGTGGATGATCCATCAGTTCAAAGTGGTAAGATCACTATAACCCACAACAAGGGAGATGACGAATTGACTGTTACCCTAAAGGGTAAGAAAGTTAATAGCTAACCCTAGTTGTTTTTAGTTCATGTTGTTTTTAAAGGCACTCCTTCGGGGGTGTCTTTTTTGTTATATATATGACATGAAATATCTAAAAAACAGAAAAAAAACATTATTAATAAGTGCTTTCCCAGGTTGTGGTAAATCACATTTTTATAACAACTGTAAACATTTAAAAGTATTAGACTCTGATAGCTCCACTTTTGATAAAGAACACTTCCCACAGAACTACATGGATCACATAAGAGATAATATAGACAAAGTTGATATAATACTAATCAGTAGCCATAAAGAAGTTAGAGACGTTTTAAAAGAAAATGAATTTGATTTCACTTTAGTGTACCCTGATAAAGATATAAAAGAAGAATATATTGGTCGTTACAAAGAGAGAGGAAACGATGATGCTTTTGTTAAACTCTTAGAAAATAATTGGGATAATTGGATAAATGAAATAGAATCTGAGGATGGTTACCAAAAGATAGTTTTAAGTAACGGTGAATATTTATCAGATAAAATCGACATCGGCTAAACTTATTTTACTAGGATCTATTTTAGTAGTAACTACCCATTCATACTCTACTGAAACTATTATATCTAGATAGTTAATATCGGTTATATCTACTTTAAGTAATACTTCATCGTAGTCTTCATCATATTCTTCTTCCCACTCTTCTATTCTCTCACCCATCCATTGCGCTAATGCGCTCTTAACATCCTCTAAAGTTTTAAATAAATAAACACCTTCTATATCACCTTCTTCGCCATAATCTTTGGGTACTTTTGAGACAAGACCTTCTTCCATAATTTTTTTTAGATTCTTTCTCCTAGTAATATGGTAGCCATATTTTTTATCACTAGACTCAAATAATTTAATATATTTCATATACTATATATATTAATTTAATATATAAGGTAAATAAATAAAAACCAATGGGGAGCTATAAAACCTTATTTATATCCGACATACACTTGGGTACAAGCTTAGCACAAGCTGATAAACTTATTGATTTTTTACAAAAAAACACCTTTGAGAAAATATATTTAGTGGGTGATATTATAGATATGATCGCTATGAAAAGAAAATTTTATTGGAAAAAGAAACATAATAAATCGATACAAGAACTTCTTAAGTTAAGCAAGAAATCCGAAGTAGTTTATATTATAGGAAATCATGATATATATTTAGAAAGTTTTGTAAATGAAAAGTTTGGTAATATATTGATAAAGGAAAGGGATGTACATATTACAGAAAGGGGAGAAAAGTGTTTAGTAATACATGGACATCAGTTTGATGGAGCAATAATGACTTACACGTGGTTATATTTAATCGGATCTAAAGCATATGATATTTCTATATACCTGAGTAACTTAGTTACAAAAATAAGAAGACTGCTAGGGTTAAGCCATTGGTCACTCTCTATGTATTTAAAAGCAAAGACTAAAAGTGCTATAAAGTTTATTAACAATTTTGAATATATTGTAGCCGAATACGCATTAGAACAAGGTGTTGATACGGTTATAGCAGGACATATCCACATGAAAGAAGACAAAGTATTTAAACTCGATAAAGAGGTTAGATATCTAAATTGTGGTTGTTTCACCGAGTTCACTTCTTGTGTTATCGAAACCTTAGATGGGGAGCTAAGATTAATAGACGTATGAAAACACTATTAATAATACAAGGAGAGGGAAGGGGTCATATATCACAAGCAATAGCTTATTGTGATAAATACGATATAGAAGTCAGTAAGGTAATTATATCTGATCAGAGAGAGATACCTAATGAGTTTTTGGATAAATTCAACAATGTTGATATAATAAAGCTGACTTCACTTAATTTTCAATACGAAAGGGGTAAGGTAAGTTTAAGTAAGACTATAATATATAATATAAAGATCTTTCCTATATATCTTAAAAGTTTATATAGGACATATAAAGAAATGAAAGGGATGGATTTTGTTTTAAATTTCTATGAAATATTATCAATTGTTTCTATTTTCAGAAGAGTTAAGAAACATAGTATATCAAATCAATATTTAATATTTCATTTACTATGGGAAAAAGAAATAACTTTATTTTTCTTACTAGTGTATTTTTGGACATATTTAACCAAATTCGGCTCAGAAATAATGATAGCTCCTTGTTTTAAATATTTACCTAGTTATAAAGATTTACAAGTAACTAAACCACTTATCAACAAAGATGTTGAGAAACTAAGACCAAACAAAGGGAATAGAATATTAGTTTATTTATTCGATAAGAACTTAATTGAGAAGTTTGTTGATCAAATAGACCCAAAAGAAGAATATGACTTATTTATAGAATCAACTGATTATGGATTTCCACCCAATGTAGAAGTATATGATCTGAGTAGAAAATATTTCTTAAATAAATTAGAAAGTTGTAAGAAAGTGATTTGTTCAGGTGGTTTCCAATTAATATCAGAAGCTAAGTATTTAAACAAAGAGGTAGAAGTTATACCACTTCATTATGAACAAAGGATGAATCAATTGAATTTAGGTTAATAAAAATCATAACTATCAGCATCTCCATAAATAGTATCCCCATTAACATAGTCATCTTCACCAATGCCTAATTTTTTCTTTATATTCACGAAATCTACATAATCTTTATCTCTTTTATAAGATAGTTTATATTTTAAAGTATCATAATAATGGGTATGTAAAATACCATCTATTTCGATAGATTTCTTAATTTGGAATATATCCAACTTTTTCTTTTTGTGTTTAACTTTAATTCTCTTTTCTACGTTATCGTCTTTTTGGTCATAGTCATCGCTATTCCCATGAACAATATTATCATTTCTAATAATCCCGCTTTCTTTAGCAATATCAAGTTTGTGAATGACATCAACATCACCTGAGGGTCTATCTAATAATCCATATATTCTTAAAACATGACTACTTGTTACGACAATCCCATCTTTAGATAGTTCTCTTAAATATATAATTTCTTTTTCGGGAAGTCTGTTAATATCAGCTTTGATATCATCATCATAAAAGATCCTTATTTTAAGATCTCTCAAAAATGCTTTTAGATCGGTGTCTGTATATTTTTTGACATTCTTTGGTTTTGGTATATGTTCAACCAATTTACCAAATATATAATCTATAGACTTTATTAAAAATTTATTCATAATACAAACTTAATAGAAAATAACTACTTTTTATATATAGTGTAACAAAAAAGTTTTAAGACATGCAAAATTCGTTTATATCCATATCTGAACAGATCGTAAATTACAATAATAATGTATTAGATCTGCTTTCACAATTAAATTCTGTTTTCGTTTCATCCAATGAAAGTGTACAAGTAAATTTCACTGATGAAAACAGAAACTTAGCAACATATGATGTTCCATCTTGGGGATATCTACAAAGAGAGATCCAAAGAATGAACACTAATATAAATACTCTTTTCGCAATAGATGAAAATGGCGCAGAAATACAAACTGCTGAAAACGTATGGAGAAAGATAGTATTAGTAGATTTAAACGAAGAGCCAAATCAAATCCAATCATTAGATAATATCAACGTATTTGAATCAAGAAGAAATCACTTTTTTGATGCTTTATTAAATCCTAGTTTAACCATAAGACTTGACTTAACGGATAAAGTTCAGTCTAATGTAAGACAAGTTTTAGTAAGAAGATACATAGTAAATTTTGACAAAAATCCTGATGGGTCTTTTACTAACAACGGACAAGTGGGATTAGATAGTTTTAATTCTCAATTCAGAGGACAGAATGATATAAACTTTGGGGATTTCTTAGAGTGGTATGAAACTACGCCAGGTGTGAGTAACCCAACTACTCCATATTTTGATCAAGAAACGTTTGATTTAGATCCTAACCAACCTTTATATGATGGTATATTCACAGTATTCAATACACAAGAAGATACTATTAACAAAAAACTTTTCTATGTTTTCAACACAATCAATTATACGATTACGACAACAGGTGAAGAAAGGGAATTAGTAGTGGGTGATAGGCTTGTAATTAATCGTGAAAAGACAAATACTATTTATGAAATTGACGAAGTATCTAAAGCAGATACTAATCCAAAATTAGTTCTTAGAAGAATCCAAGGTAATGAAATAGTGCCTATCGGTGAGGGAACGATGAAGGCTTACGGTCCTAGCACGGAGACAAAAACATTAAACGTTACAATTGGATATAATGAAAGAAACGTAATTTTTGTTAAACCTATTAATGCTGAAAGTTATGTAATAGCTAAAAATTGGTCATCAGGTGTAGGATACTATACCAATGATCTTAATTTAAGTAGTAATAATAGTGATAATGGTAAGACAATGGATGAATACTATACTAATAAAGTTAGTGATTATGGACTTGCTATTAAGGATTTAGTTCAAACTAAAACACCATTAGAACTTGGTAGGTTACCAAACAGAACCGTCTTATTAACAGACAACTTTAAGGTAGTTCAGATCAACAAACATTTAACAAACAATTTAGATAAAAAAGAAATAACTAATAGATTCAATCAAATGAACACTCTTAAAAATGAGTTAAACCAAATTGATAAATCAATAAGTAATAAAATGACAAAAATGAGGGTCGCTACTTTCAAATCAGATAACGAAAGAAGAACTGCTGAAAGAGAGTTGAATGACTTAACTCAGAGAAAATCAAATAAATCGGAATTACTAAGAAGCACATCAAACGAGATCATAACATTAAGTAATGATCCAAATAGTTTAACAAAGGCTGCTCCTAAATTTAGAGTTAGGGGGTTTTGGGATATTCCTGAACCTAGATTAGTTAGAGGAACTAGACCACAGGAAGTAGTACAATTCAAGATACAATATAGATATCTATCTTTAGCAGGTGAGGAAAGTGCTATTGAAACTTTCAAATTACAAAATGCTGATGGAACAGATGCGAATAATGCGGTTTTCTCAAATTGGGTAACAGTATTTTCTGATGTTAGAGAGAGGGTATTTAATGAAGATACGGGAATATACGAATGGCAGATTCAGGACGTTAGCGAAGCTGATACTCCTAATATCAACCAATTAGATATACCTATACAAAGTAGCGAAAGAGTAGAGATAAGAGTTAAGTCTTTATCAGAAGTAGGGTATCCTGAGAATCCACTAGAAAGTGATTGGAGTGAGATATTTACGATTGACTTTCCTGAGGATTTATCTTCGGTAGCAGGTCAAGATGACTTCATATTAAAAGAAGCAGATAAACAAGATACTATAGTTCAACTAAGAAGCCAACTTGGTAATGTAGATGAACATTTAAATGATCAAACAACTGTTAATGATACTACTTATTGGCATAGTACTGATACTATATTAGCACTTATACCTGATGGTAGTGGAAACCAACAATCATTATTGAATTATTTGACTGCTCTTCAAGATAGATTAACATCATTAGAAGAACAATTAAATAGAACGAGAGGTATACTTCAAGTATATGTATACAGAGGTGATGAAGCTTTCTTAGTTAAAAACGATACAGAAGTTCAATTTAATGTTGAGTGTGAAGATTACTTAGATAAATATGATGAGGATAGTACGGTTACGGGTAGAGTATATAGAAACAATGTTTATACAATTAAAGATTTCTATGTAGAGATACAAAACGCATCGTCATCTTCTCCGTTGGGATTACTTAGTGATAAGACATATAACACAAACAATCCTACTGTATATAACCAAAATTCACCACAGATATTTTGGGTAAATGATAGAGATGAGTTAATATTTAACACAAGTACGGGTGCTACTAGAACACAATTAGATTTCCAATACACGTGGTCAGTGAATACTGATAGCGGTAACAACAGTAACAATTCTACTAAATTAGCAGAAAATATAGGAAATCAATTTACGATAGATAGTTCTAATTCGATTACTAGTGTATTAGCATCGACTGAATATAACATTGGATATAGTGAAAACACAATATTAGAATTTAACAATAACAATAATTCATTATTAGATCTTAATAAGTGGGTAGATGATTCACCTACTGTGAATAGTGCATCTAAGCTTCTTACGTCTGTTCACCCAAGTGTACAGAATTTAGAGGATATTGTAGAAAATAATAGCGATAAAGTTAGAACCTTTAATGCGGGAGATAGTTTAATATTACCTCTTAATATTTACTTTAAAATGAATGCTTTAGATCCTAACGATGGTACAGGTAAAGATTATACTTATGTAGATTTAAATAACTTATCTACAACAACAAGACATATTAAGAGAGTTAAAATTTTATTAGAAAATGAGGCTGAAAATAAACCTTTTATATTCAGAATTCGATTCACTATTAATAGAAATAAAGTAGTAGTTCAAAAACTTGGACAGAATAATCAGTTGAGTCAGGTGAGTCAGTTTACATTCAGACCCTTTAATCCTGGTGCGGGTGGACAATAAATTAAAAAAAAGATTCTAATTAATGAATAGTTTTACATTATTAAAAACAAATCCTAAATTAACTACGAACGTAAAGGTCATTTATAGTGATGATAAAGTGTATCTACAATCTTTTGAGGTATTACCCGAACTATCTGAGAGAAAGTATACTAAAAGGGTAGTAACACAAAACAGTGATATAAATAGTCAAATAGGTAAATTTTGGCAGAATACACCAAAAGAGATAGCCTATTTCAATTTTGATGAATTAGATTTTGATGTTTCTTATAACACATATGATAAACAGATAGATGATACTTACATCAGTGGGGCATCTAGAATTAATAACTATGAAGAAGAGTTCGAATATTTCGCTCCTGTTCATATTTATAAAAATGATATACCTTGTAACTTTATTATTTTCAGAGCAGACGGAGCAGGTGTACTTGATCTAAATACTCAAAACTTTAGACAAAATGTTCTTAATAAGATGAAGGTTGTTAGAAATTTTAATCTTAAATCTGATAATAAGTTAGGTAAAATGATCACCAATACTTATTTAGGTAATGATGATTTACCAAATAGTGGGATATCGATTAACTTTAACCAAACGGAATTCACATATTGGAATGGTATAGACTATGAAACAGGTGAATACACATCTAAGGGGAAGATATTAGATGATAACTTCGATAAAGAATTAACTTTCACACAGGGGTTTGATTTATTAACAGGAAATTTTGAAGAAGAGGGAGTAATATATCCTTTCATATTAAATATGAGCTTCTTATTCGATGATAAACCTGCTAGTCCTGAGGGTCTTAACACATGGTCAATAAATAGGTATTATGGATTTTATGGTGATCTAGAAAACGTAACAAGCATATCTCCTTATATGCCTCCTGCGTTAAAAGAAGGACTTAAGTTAGATAGGAATAATATATTTACATTAAGTGGCGCAAGAGTTAACCCATTTAAAAGAGAATTTAAAGATGGTAAAACATATTATGTAGAATACAAAAATGATTTTTACTTAGTAGAGAAAATAGAAGATGGGTATAAAGTAATATCTGATGTGGCTTTACCTACGGATGTTGACAGTAACTTCAACTTAAACACAATAACTTTCTTAGATAATAATGTAATTAAATACCAAAATGGGAATAATTATACATTAGATGAAGATTCTGACGTATTAATAATCGATATTGATGGTGTTTGTCATAGGTTTTTAAAAGATGGTGATAATTGGAGAGTTCTTTCAGATTATAAGTTTGAGATAAATAATAACATATTCAAATATTTTGTAAACAGAGGCGACCCATCACAAACTACAATTCTTAATTTAAATGAGGTAACTAAAGACAATCCCCCAAAATCATTTAAGGTATGTAAATTTAATTTTAAGGAAGTAAAAAACTTTGATCTAGATATATTAGATACGGAGTACTCTAAATTTGAATATGAGTTTAGTTCATTTATTACGAAGAGCGAAGAACCTAAGTTATATGAAGACGATAACCTATTCAGTGGTTATGAAAAACCTATAGAAAAGTATATCTACAATAAAGAAGTTATCTCTATTCCTGTTGCTAATGAATATTTAGCTACTTCTGAATTATTTGAATTGATCCAAAAAGGACAAAGACCAAATAAGTTTTGGGATAAGAATTCAGATATAGTAAAATGGGGTATAGAAAGTAGTGTGGGTAATAATGATTATCCTTATATGTTTAATATAAACCAAAAGGGTGATGATTATAATAGAGTAGCTAACACAGATAATAGCATACCTAGTAGAGTAGACAGAAATTTAGATTATTTCTATACATTAGCAAGTAGTGATTATAATTTTGGATACAATAATAATGTAATACATCAATCATTATCTATTATTAATGAAAACGATTTTAAAATAGATAAATATTTTAACAGGAACTATGCTTCTAATTACTTTGATGAAATATTCTCAGGAGAGGAAACATATAATAATGTTATATCTAAGAGTAAGAAATTTTCTAACTTCTTACCTAGTGAGGAAAGTAACCCTAATAAAACTTGGTTTAAAGGATTAGAGTTTAGTATTTATAACGTAGATCAAATAGAAAAAGATAATAATACTATATTAAAGATGAATGTAAGTTCTTCTAATAGTTTCGAAAACTATAAGTTTTCTGTGTTATTATCCGCTAGATCAAATAATATAGAAAATGATTTTGCGCCAACAAATACATCCTCGAATTGGGTATTGATAAGAAATTGGGAAAGGAATACGACTTATTTCACAGGTAGTATAGTTCTATTTGATGGAACTAAATTTAAAGACAGTGATGGTCAGTATGGATTTCCAGGATATGTAGGAACAAGCTCTACTACGGGAACAGTAGATCCACAAGAATATGTTTACCCTAATGGTGAAACAGAAACTTTAACAATAGACAGTGAAACATATGCGTTAACAGAAATATCACCAACAGGACCGAACAACGGTAATGCTGAACTCTTTATATGTACAGCTACTACCTCGGTAATAAGTCCATTTGGAAACCCTGTTGATAGTACGGATTGGACAATATATCCACCTATTAGTTATAGATCTATTTATTATAGAAAAAATACATCATATTTGGCATTTGATTCATCTATTACTTATAATAGTTTAATAGATAGACCTGCCCTTAATTTTAACTATTTATCTTATTTCGTTTTATATAAAGGACAATATTATAAAAGCGTTAGGGAACAAGGAAGCGCAGATAATATAACACCCGAAACAGTAGTTATAAGTGAATTAGACGGAAACCAAATAGTATATTGGGAGCAGGTAGAACAATATAATACGACTAAGAACTATATAGAAAATGAGATCGTTAGTTTAGATAGAGATTTATATTATTTTGATTCCGATACAGAGGAACTATCATTAATATTTACTCTAAAACCATCGGTTGATACTTTATATAGTAGATATAATGTAGTAAGATTCAATGATGATTATTACACTAATTTAATAGATGGGTCAGTATTGGATAATGGTGTGAATATATATATCAACAAAAAGTGGAAAAACATTTTAATTAATCCATATTTTAATGATATCATAAATCCATTTAACACAAACAGAGAACTTTTATATACACCCGAATTGCAACAATTGACTGCTTCTAATATGATAGAGATAATCAACAGTATTAATCTAAAGAACGGATTTGTGAAAAATTTAGCGTATTATGTAATTGAAGAAGACGGAAGTTTTAACAAATATGATATCAATAATATTGAAGAAATTCCTTATATCCTGCAGGTTGAAGGACCTACCGAGAGAGAAATATATTCTCATAGTTTAATTAAAAAGGGGTTAAATGTTAACCGTGATGTATTTAATATAGATAATGTTTTAGAAAATAACAATATAGAAATTTTAAATCAGATCAATTACTATAATGGTCAGCCATTAGCTTATAAGTTTGAGAATAGAAACGGTCTTACTTTTGAAGATAGAACAAGTATCATATATAGGTTTGGTGGTGAGTATAATCCTATATTTAGTAATATATCTTTATTTGAATCCGATGGAGATAATAATTATAAATTCAACGAGAACCTAAGGGGTTTCGGTGAGATAAAAGAAATGATGAAATCTAAAGTTAATGAGAATGATATACTAATAAACAAAAAGGGATATAGCTCTATTTACCCACAGATAGATGAAATTGGATATTTTGTAGATAGACATAACATCTTTAAGAGTACTTGGGATAAGAGTTATTATAAAAAAACTATATAATACATGAGAAGAAGCGGAATATCACCTGAATACAGATATATAAACACAGCAGGAACTTTTAATATGATAGAACAAAAAAGTTTCATGGGATCTAAGTTAATGACAGCAGAGAACCCTATAGCTATAACTGATCAGGATATAGTATATTATCAACAACTGAATGGTGAGCAATTAAACTTGAATCAAGAAATAAACATCAGTAAGATTATATTTTCTAGTTTAACAGAAAAGGCAAACAATCATCAAATAAATTTAGATGCTACTCAAACTGAAACTGATCAGAACGGAAGAACTAAGTGGATCATAAATATAAATTTAGTTGAGATACTAAGATCATATATGTTTACTAGAATAAAAGAGAAAAGATCTTTTGGTGGTATATTAAGTGAGGAAACTTCTTTCAAATCCATAGATGATTCTATCAGACAATACTTAAATAATAATATAATAGGTTTATATGATTTCAAAAACATGGATCTTTACATAGAGTACTTACCATTATCAGAAGAAGAAAGAAAGAGATATGAGGTGAGTTATGATCGAAAGGTTAAAGAAGATGGAAGCAAATCAAGTAAGTTCAGTTTATCCTTTAGTAAAGATCGATCATATGTGCAAGTATTCTTCACACAAGAAAAGAACAGTAAAGATTTTACTTTCAACTATTACTTTGATTTATACTACGAGCAAAAATAATAATGAATATGAGCTACGATAAGTTTCAGAACAATTTAATCAGGCTTTTCAAAATATTTGAGAAAAGACCTAACCATTTAAGTCAATTTCTAATTGAAAACGATGCTTTTAATGAAGACTTCAAAAAGAATGTTATCAAAAGCGAAAACCTTAATTCGATCAATGAGTTATCTGAATCACTTATTGATTTCTCTGACTTTGATGAAATGAATGAATTTTTAAATGACCTTATTAAAAACCATAAGAAAAATAAAATAGTGTCTGAAAGCAAGATGAACAAAGAGTTATTTAAATTAATTTCAGAAGAAAAATTCGAAGATGCTGCCGCTTTGAGAGATTATATGAAAAAAAATCAAATAAAAATTAAACTTTAATCTAATCTCATATATAACAATTGAACATTTAAATTAATAAATATATGAGTAAAAAAATAAGCCCAATCGGTGATCCAACTCTAACCGATGTATTCGAAGAGGAATTACCTATCGAACAACGTGATAAAGAACAATATGATCTTATCATGCAACACACAAATTTCCCTAAGCCTAACAGTGTAATGACTGCACAATTTTTAGGAAAGGACGAAACGCATTATTTACTTAATGCAAACTTAAAGGATGTAATCCGAGTTCCTGTTAACAGAAGTGAAAAGAAAATATTCTCTACCCTAGCGGAAGGATCTGATATCGATGTACTAGTTACAGGTATTTCAGATGATACCAATGAATATTCTATTAACGGAAGTGTTAGTCAGATTTACCAAGAAAAAGCATTCCAAATCCTCAGAAACATAAATGATGATGAGTATGTAAGCGTTAATATCTTAGAACTTACTCCTGGTGGGTACAGATGTGAGATCAACATGGAAAACTGCTTACTCGATGCGTTCTTACCACAGTTCTTAGCAGATGTGAATAAAATAAGAGACGAAGCTAAAGATAATTTAGTAGGGAACACTTATAACATATGTATCGAAAGTTATTCAAGAGATAAGAGAACTTGGATTGTATCAAGAAGAAAATACTTGAAGCAACTTATTCCTTCTCACTTAAACGATCTCGATAAAGAAACTAACTATACAGGTCATGTTACAGGAACAGCACCATTTGGTATTTTTGTTCAATTTAACGAGTGTTTAACAGGATTGATTCATAGCTCTAACCTTAATGATGATGTATTAGGAGAATTCGAAAACGGAAACATTAAAGCGGGTGATGAAATCACATTCAAAGTAAAAGATAAGTTGAATAAAAACAAGATTATCTTAACACAAAAATCAACAGTTTCTTTTTGGGATACCATTGAGATAAACCAAGAAGTAGAGGCAGTGATCAAAGATCATAAACCTTTTGGGACTCTTGTGAATTTGGATAACGAAACCCTTGGGTTAGTTTATAAAAACGAACAAAGTGAACAAGTGTTAAGCCTGAAAAAAGGAGATCCTATTAACGTCAAGATCATAAAATTTAATCGAGATAAAAGAGATATATTTTTATCAGTTATATAAAACAAAAAAAAAGAGAGAAGCGTATGTTTCTCTCTTTTTTTTAATTAATTTCACACCTATGGACAATAACGATTTAATTAAGAAGATAAACGATCTACAAGAACGTCCTTTTATCCCATTCGAAGGAATGGAAGATAGTGTTTTCATGAAAGAAGGTATGCCTATACATCCATTAACTTGTGGTAACGATAGTAGACATAAAGTTCTTAGAGCTACCGAAGAAAACGGAAAAGTGATATTAGTGTGTGATGATTGTGACTATAAACAAAGTTATATACCTAATTTCTAATCTCAATTCTTAGAAAGTTTATCTAATATTCTCTTTTCATACTCACTAAGAGATTTCATACCAAACTTACTGATCTTATCTAAGATATCGTCTAATGTCATAGAATCTACTTCTTCTTTATCCACCTCTTCTAAAAGTTTAGGACTCATTAAACTATATAACTCATTATTTTCTATATCATTAGGGATACTATCAATCACTTCTTTAATGTTATAGTGATTCTGCTCATACCTCATTATCGGGCATAATAAGAACGCAAAATCCTCTTCTATTAAAGGTGGTATAAAATCATCAACAATTTCTCCCCTGATATATTTATCATATTTTATATAAACTTCTACTATTACCCTAGATAGCTCGTAGTCTAATCGGTCATCGTATTTCATTTTATATTTAGTATCCTCTATTATTTGGTCTTCCTCATCTTCTATTACGGGATATGTTCCCCAAGTATAGAAGAAATATAATTCTTCTTCATCTAATTTTTCATTAGCATAAGATTCAAGATCTTTTAGAAACCTTTCAGTTATATCAGGGAAATCAAGTTTGAATTCTTCGTATGACACAAGTATTTCTTTCATAATCAACTAAGTCATTTATTTTATATATTAGAAAATTCTGTACCTATATGAAAAAATCAGTATATTTGTATAAAAATAATTACATGAACATATTGAACAAAAAATCATTCAAGATACTTTTGATCATAAACAGTATCGTATTCTCAGCACAGATGCTTATTCCTTACACGAATTATGTTGTGCCATTATACCCTATGGGAACAGATAAATTCCTTGTTACTCAGTATCTTACGTCAATATTTTCACATGCTAATCTAATCCATTTTGCTTTTAATATGCTAGGATTATATTTCATAATTAAGATGCTCGAACCTGCCTTTACGTGGAAAAAGGTTATTTTATATTACTTAATAACAGGATTGGCTTCTTCTGTTGTGTATCATCTAATTGGATCACCTGATAAAGCATTAGTTGGGGCAAGCGGTGCATTATATGGATTACTTACCATACTAGCATTTTCTTTACCTAATATTAGGGTGTATTTGTTTTTTATACCTATTCCGATTAAGTTAAAAAACATATTTTATGCATATATAGCAATTGAATTATTTTTGTTCCTTACTATACAATCAGCAGATGGGGTGGCTCATATTGTTCACTTATTGGGAGCATTTTTTGGATATGTAACATTTTTACTAAACAAAAGAGGGATTATTTAATATATTTAGTATGGATATTTTTCATTTCATATTAGGTGTAATATTTGGCGCATCCGCAGTAATTGTTGGGATTTCTATTAATGTACATAGGTCAGAATATAAGAAATATGTGCTACCTTTTAAAAAATTAATCGGTGAGCATATATCTAGTTTTACATTCAACACGAGAGTAGCAAATTTAGTTTACTTCAACCATAAAGATTATACGGTTGTTCTAAACCTTAAAGAAAAAGAAGTTTACTTATACCAAGATACTACTATTATCGCAACTACTTTCAAAGAGAACACACAAGAAGTGAAGCATCTATATACTTTATTAGAAACAGCATACCACGCAGATATTTATCTTAAGATTATTACAGCATCAAATGGTGTAGTAATGTCACAACCCAAGGAAACAGATGTTAGTAAGAAAGAGAAAGAACATGTTCATACACCAAGCGTTGATGATATTTTAGATAAGATCAGCAAAGATGGGATGGATAGCTTATCTGAAATAGAATTAGAGATCCTTAAAAATAATAGTGATGATTAATCTATAAAAGATTTAATTGCTTTAGCATCTTTTTTACTATAAAAAACACCTATATATCCAATTAATTGACTATTATCATACATAGGGTTTATACTAAGATATACCTCTGTATTTCTCATATCGTTTCTATTTAGTTTTACTTTTTGCATAATATTTAAATTGTCTTCTGAGAATAGATTTTTCTTAGGGAACACATCATAAATGTGTCTTCTCATTATTTCCCCCCTAGTGTACCCGCTTAATTCTTCTGAGCGTTTGTTGAATTCTACGATTTTTCCGTATTTATTAACACAAACCATACCTCCTGGGTAATTGTCCAATACTACGTTTTTATATCTAATAGTATCTCTAACCTGAGCGTTTAGTTGAACTTCTTTGGTTATATCTTCTCCGAATAAAAGATAAAGTTCTTCGTCCTCTAAATACATACCGTGCCATTTAATAGTATATGATTCACCGTGGGTAGATACAATTCTTGATACCATTGATCTTTCTTCCTTCTTTAATATTTCGATATATTGTTTAAAGTCATCAACATCATCAGGATGTATATCTCTTGTTAATAGACCATTTATTAAGCTAGTGTGTGAAAGGTTTAATTTTTTCTTTAATAAGTAGTTGTACTTTTTAACACGTGTGTCTTCGTCTATTAATGTGTATATGAATGGACACTTATCGAAATATTTCTGTAAGCTTTTAAGATCTTTAGTAGTTTGTAAATTTTTTTCTTTCAAAAAGGAGGACATGTTGCTTATTTCTTTTACTAGTTCCTCATCACTGTATTTTTTTGATTTATTAAAAATTCCCACGTTGTTTATTATTTTAATTTATATATTAAAAGTAAAAGTTCATTTTTAATATATAGGGTATGAGAAAGATACTAGAATTCGAAGAAAAGGACTTAAAACCCACAAATAGCTTTAAATTAAACGATACTTTAAATCCCGATTTATGGGAAGACATGAATCTGAAACAAGAAGTCAGAGAAAAATTAATCGAAATAGCTAATGAGTTTATATCAATGATACACGGAGAATTCTCAGTAAGTGATATTTATTTCACAGGATCTTTAGCTTCTTATAATTGGAGTGAGTATTCAGACGTAGATATTCATGTAAAGATTGATTTCAGTGAGATTAATGATGATACCGAATTAGTAGAAGAATATTTGAAACTAGTAGCAAAGAAATTCAATAATGGTTATGACATTTCAATATATAAATATGATGTTGAAATATATTTAGAAGATGTTTCTGAAGAAAGGGAACACGTGAATGGATTATATAGTATTTTAAATGATAAGTGGGTAAAGAAAGCTTCGCCATTTGATCGTGAGATAGATGTTAAATTAGTTGAGGAAAAAGCGATCAATTTAATGGAACAAATTGATGAACTCTTAGATAAAGATGAAAAGAATGAAATCGAGAAGGAAGAACTAATCGAAGAGATCAATAAGATTTGGCTTAAAATAAAAAAGTCTAGAAAAGATGGGATCAGTTCCCCTGACGGTGATCTATCTATTGGTAATCTAGTATTTAAATATCTTAGAAGAAATGAATATATTTCTAAGATCATAGGAGTCAAAAAGGAAGTAGTAGAAGCTAAGTATAGCTTAGACTAATTCGTTTAACTTTTTATCTCTAATAAGCTGTTTTAAATTATCACCATTTTTTATACCAAGATCAGCATATCTATTTTTAACAATACGTATTTTATTATCTATAATTCTAATAAAAAGAGTAGCACCATATAACAACTCTAAGCCACCACGGTCTATTATACGCTCTTCGGTTTGATATATAGTTGTATAAAAAAGGGTATTATCATCGCTTCTAACTTCTTTTGTGGTAGTCCGCATTGTAGTTTCGATATCAACTACATTGTCAATATTAAACCGATGGAAAAGGTATCTGATGTTTTCTATCATATTCTCTTCTTTATAAGAATCATCATTTGTTGATATAACTATTTTATTCGGCATCTTCTAATATTTCGTCTATAATATTATCTCTCTTTACCACAGTATCATATTTATGCCATGATATATTAGATGGCAACATTACAACTTCATTTTGCTCTATATCTGAGAAAATCATTGTTGTTTTATAAAAACTATATTTAGACGCAGTTTCTGTGTATCCCTCACTTATATGATTAATATCCTTACTATTTATTCTACCATAATCATACTTATTCAGTTGTTTTATGAATATTGAATATCTTTGGTAGATAATGAAAGCGATACCTAAATTTATAAGCAGGTTAAAAATACTAATATAGGCAAAACTTGTAAGTAAAAATATTATACCTATTGTAGTAGATATTAAAAAAACTATCATAAGGTCGTCTAATAACAACCCTATGATAGCTTTTTTATCTTTTATATCTAAGTCTTTAAACCGCATGGATAGCCTGATTTACTTCTTCTATACTTAATATGACATTATATAAGAACATCTTAACACCAATGGCGATGATAATAATACCGAAAATTCTTTCGATCAAATTAATACCAACTACTCCAAGTTTTCTTTTTAACCAATCTGCTGATTTCAACACAAGAAATATGATAATAGAATTTATTAAAATTCCTGTAACAATTTCGATATCTTGGTATTCTGCTCTCATGGATATGATTACGGACAATGTGCCTGGTCCTGCAATGAGAGGAAAAGCAATCGGAAACACCGTAGCATTAGTAGCTTGTTTTTTAGTTTGTTTATTAGGACTTGACCCAACATCAATTACCATCTGCAGACCAAACCAACAGATGAGTAAAGCCCCCGCAACACCAAAGTGGTGTGCATCTACACCCAATAGATTAAATATTGTTTTACCGAAGAAAAGAAACACGATCATTATTATAGTGGAGATAAGTGTTCCTCTGAAAGAATTGATATGACCTCCGTTGTCTTCTCTTAGTTTAATTATCAGTGGTATGTTGCCAAGCATGTCAATCACAGCAAAGAGAGTAATAGCAATAGTAGCGATGTTAACGTAGTTCATTTTATTCTTATATAATATTAGGCGCAAAATTGCGTGGCAAAGATAAGAATTAATTTTAAATATATATGGTATGATTAGTTTAAAAGAAGTAGATAACACATTAAAAATATTATTTAGTGAAGCCAAGGTATTATCGTTTGATTCAGTATATGAATTATCCGAAGATAAAAAATATTATAAATTAGTATTTTCACTACATAATTTAGAAGTAGAAATGAGTGATACTATCGATACTACTATTTTACATACTAAGTTTATATTTAGAACAGATTTAGAAAAAACTAAACTAGTTGAAAATAGTTTTTGGTATCTTAAAGATATCGATTGTTCTTATGTAAAAAAGAATTTTGATACTAACGATGACTTAATCGATGTATTAGAAGAAATTATCAATGAGGATAACTTCGGGGAAGATATGTCAAACCTATCTAATTTTATATCAGAAGCACCTTCTAGTAGTATAAATGATTTTCTAAGTCAAGTAGAGTATAGTTTATTTTCAGTAACTACTGTGATGTATAACCCATCTCTTAAATTAGCACCGTGTCAAGAAATGACATTTGATTTTGATATTACATTAAATAATGGAGAACATATAATTAAATTGAGTATAGAGAAGGTAGATTCAACAGATGTATTTAAGTTTTATTACCACTTATCTGATACAGTAGAAGAAATAGATGTTGATGATATTAGCCAACTTGCACAAACTATTGGTGATCATTTAATTTTACTTTTCAATAAATATCTGAAATAATTAAACTATCTTTACAAACTATTATATAACATTAAAAAGAATTATGTTTAGTATTCAATTTGATCACACAGTTGACGTAGATATTTGTATGACAGATATCATAGGAAATTTAAATAGCTTTAGTAGAAGTAACCTGATGGAATTAAAATCCGAAATAGAAGACGAAATAGGTGGTGTATATGTTCCTACATTAAATAGGAACGATAACACTATCGAAAACGAAGAAAAAATTAAGTTTTTAGTTGATAATATTTGGAATATCGACTTAAAAGATCTAGAAACTATTAAAAAATAAAAAATATGAGTTATTGTATTGTAAAAATCATGGAAAATAAAGATGGAGGTAGACCTATCCATCACATCATTATTGATAGCATGGCTGAGGTAATGGAATTCACCGAAGAGGAAACGGCTAAGACCTATAAAGATTTATTGGAAGCTAATTCAGATTCAGGTCATAAATATGTAGTAAAGAAAATTGGGGAAGCAAAATAAAGAATCAGATATAAGTATAGGAGATATAGTTAACCTTAATAGGGAGCTAGATAATATCTATATTGATTGGGGAGGCGAAACACCCAAAGACATTAAAGTGATTGATATCAAAAACTATAAAGGTATCACAGTGGCTATCATTGATAAAGAGTATACGAGATCTGATAATGAGAAGTCGAATGAAATTTCGATTGATTTTTTAGTTAAAGATGTAGTAGAAACAAGAAATAATTTCATTGATAATCTTTTGGACGAAGAAGAATAATTATTATATTTGCAGAAACTACATAACTATGAACGAAAGAGAATTGAGAAAACTAGAAAGTAGAATCAGAAAAAACATGAGAGATATCAAAAGTGGTGAAACAACACCCAAGGAAAGTGGTATCGGAACTAAAATGAATATTCTGAAAAAATACGATGAAGCTCTTTTCGAAAAAATCATAGTTGAGTACAAAGAAATTTTAACAACCAAATGAGCTTTTACGTAAACCCATTCGAACGAATTGATCATCAAGATGTATTTTTTACATCTGATATCCACATTGGTCATCAAAATGTTATAGGGTTCGATAGTAGACCCTTTAAAGACCTCGATGAGATGCATGAAGAAATGATCATCAGATGGAACTATAAAGTCCCATCTGATGCTATTGTATATCTCGTTGGGGATGTTTCTTATAGGTGTAATAACATGGGCTTAGTTAAAGATATCATGAAGCAACTAAATGGGGATATTCGCCTTATTTTAGGAAACCATGATAGAATGAAGGAAATGGCTAAATTGGGTGTTTTCTCTGATATTCAGAGTTATAAAAGATTAGAGATATTACATGATGATGGCAATAATGGAGATCGTCAAGATGTTGTATTATGTCATTACCCGATACTTTCTTGGGATAAAGAATTCCACGGGGCAATTCATTTACATGGTCACTGTCACCAAAACCTTAAAGATAAATACCCTTGGTATTACGAGGAAAATAAAGTGATCGATGTCGGATGTATGGGTCACAATTACGAACCCATCTCTTATCAAGAGGTGAAAAAATTAATTATAGTATGATATATTTATTAGGCATTGGAACATTTTTATTTATTATCCTATTCATTTATTTACTAATAGGGAATGCTTATAAGAGAGGAAAAAGAGATGTTCTTGATAAACTATACAGAAACGGGGAGATATCTTCTCACATCAAAGGACATTATAATAGGTAAGCCTTAAAAGTTAGGTTATTTAATGTTTACTCAGTTTATGATATTAAACTATTCTTAATATACCTTCTTTGATTACGTTGATATTTCTATCACTATCAGGTAAGAAAAGGAATGAATTCATTCTATTCAAAGGTGCTTCAATAGCATTGAATCCTAGTTCAATTAAAGTTTCATTCACATCAAGTTCTTCTCGTTCTAAATAAGCTATGAAGCTTTTTCCCCCCATATCTTTGTTTTCTTCTAAAGATTCAGCTAAATATTCTTGATCCATATCTCTTAATTTATCGATAACAGATTCTACATTATTTATATCCCCAAAATAGTGTAAACTATTAAGTGGTTCAATAAGCTCTATTCTATATAGATTAGCACCATATTCAGAAGCAGCTTCCTTTGAGTTAGTAATATATATACCATCTCCTAAAAACTTAGATTCGCCACTGGTTTTAGGCATCTGTTTTAACTCAGATAAATCTTTATCTGTTCCATGGTAATACCTTTCTTGATTATTATACTCTTTAATAAATTTCATACAGTATATATAAACTTTTTGGTCTTTTTAAAATATATGTTATATGGATGAAAATAAAATCAAAGAACACCCCGATTTTAAAATGTACGTAGATAATAACGATGGAATAGAAGATCCTAATTTATTAGATTTTTGCTTAAAAACAGCAGACTACTTACTTAAAGTTCCTTACGTTGATACTAATGGTTATTTTAAAATGCGGGCTACCGAAAACGGAGAAGAAGTAACTAAAACGATATACAAAGAGACTAAAGAGTTTGATGATTACACACAACTATTAGAATATGCGCTAAACATATGTGAAAAAAATTACTTCGTGTTACACAATTTAAGTGGTAATAAGTTGAGTTACTTCACAATCGATGGTAATGTTACTTTCCCCAAACCAATGGAAAACAGAGATGCGGAAGCAGTAGTTAAACAAGTACACAGAAATAATATTATATCACAGATATGAGAAACACTATTATACACGGGGATTGTTTGTTATATATGAAGGCAATCAAAGATAACTCTATTGATGCTATTATATGTGACCTTCCTTATGGAACTACAAATTGTAAATGGGATAGTTTAATCGATCTCGATAAATTATGGGAACAATATAAAAGAATAGCTAAGGATCATTGTCCTATCGTTCTATTTGCTCAAACTCCATTCGATAAAGTATTGGGAGCATCTAATTTAAAGATGCTTAGATATGAATGGATATGGGAAAAGACACAAGCTACGGGTCATTTAAATGCTAAGAAAATGCCTATGAAAGCACATGAGAATATATTGGTGTTTTATAAAAAATTACCTGTGTATAACCCTGTAATGACACACGGACATACTAGAAAAGTAAGTAGTGCTAAGAATAGAGCAGCTTGTATTGAGAGAAGAAACGACACTGATAATATTTACAACAATGAATATTCTGATAAGATAAATGATTACGATAGTACATCTAGATACCCAAGAAGTGTGATTACCTTTCCTACGGATAAACAGACATCTAACTTACATAAGACACAAAAACCATTAGCTCTCTTAGAATACTTAGTAAAGACGTACACAAATGAGGGCGATTTAGTATTGGATAATACTGCAGGTAGTGGTACTACGGGATTGGCTTGTAAAAATCTAAATAGGGATTACATCTTAATAGAGAAAGAAGAAGAGTATGTTGATATAATTACTGATCGGTTAAATGAAGGATAATTTATAATAACCTTCATTATCTTTTAATACTTCTATGATTTGATCATTCAGATCGCCTTTGATTTCTATGATTCTAGGATTTCTATCAGTTGGTGTAATATGACCGAAAGGAACATCAAAGTATTTACCATATACTAATGTATCATCTATATGAAAACTAAGCTTGTGTTTATTACAATACTTTGCCTTTGTTTCATTCCAAGTATTATCATCGATCCAAAAGCGTCCATTTTCGTCTGTCCACATTTCAGTATCTTTATTTTTATGATATTCTAATATAGAAAAGATGTGATCATATTCAACATCATATCCTTTGAGTTCTGTTTTAATAGAACCATCGATAAGAGATCCCGTTAAGATATGGATCTCATAGTTTAGTTTCCTAAACTGCTTGATTATTTTTGAAAATAACTGAGGGTTCTGATCAATAACCCCATGTATATCGAATCCTATTTTGTTCATATTAGCAAATGTAATGATTTTTAATTACCCGATTCGATTTCTTCTAATATTTTTGTCAATTTAAAATCCCTAGATTTCATAGTTGTTTGTGTACCAAATAGATTCTTATTAACAACTAATCTTTGATTGCCTCCCTTTGTTAGATAAATAAAGGCTAACCACACATTATCAATAGCATATATTTCCTTTAATTTAGAAACCCTTGGGGATATTTTATCACAGGCTAATAATAGTTTTTTATCATCTGTCCTATATCGATGGAAGAAAGGGTCTAAAGATAGATCATTATCAATAGTAATACCCTGTGATGGTTGACCGTTTGCACTGAATAAAATTTCAGCGTTATCATAATCTAAACAGACTAGGCTATCTTGCCAAGATATCTTATCTCCAATTCCCAATTTCTTTCCTATCATTTTATAATAGGATGGGGAAATAAGAAAATACTTATTTCTGAAACTATCTATTTCTTCGTGTATTATGAAATTCATATAATAATATATAAGATATACAAAAATAGTAAAAAAATGGAACACATAAAAACATTTGAAGCACTTTCTAGAGATATGTCGATAAGACAACTTAAAAATGTTTCTAACCAACTAGGTAATATTGATGTTGGTAAAAGAGTATCAGACGCTAGTTTTGCTAATGCACTTAACACTAAAAGAAACATGGCTGATACGTATATTCAAAGTTACAGCGATTACTTAAAAGAACCATTCTCGGTAAACCAAAACAGAAAGCCGTGGAATGATCGTAAGAAAAAAAGCAAGAAAAAATAATGGCAGCACCTACTACACAAGCAACTAATTTAGAAGCGGCTTTAATCAATAGCCTTAGCGTTCGTTTGACCTTTAATGTGGGTAACGGAGAAAGGAGATTAGTGGCTGTAACCAAAGGATCTGATGTTAAGTATCCTATTAATGGGGTAAAATATGAAGGTAGTTTAAAATACGAAACAGGTGATCAGCTTATTGCAATAGAAGCGGGTACAGAAGGTGATCCTTATCCATACCCATATCCTGACCCTGATCCCGAAGATCCTGAAACAGATCCTAATTCATTAACATATGTAGTGTATGAAGGTTTTGATAATGGTCAAAATGGGTTGGATATTATTGAATTAAATCCAGGAACTACTTATACTATAATGGTATTCGAACATGATAATTTCTTTTATTCTAACTCTACAAAACTTGTGATAACTACACACTATGCTCCTAATACTAGAAGAATGGATGTTAGAGTATATGACAACAATACTAGAAAAATAATCAAAGAAGCGGATGTTGCGATTAAAGATAGGAGAGGGTTTATTGCAGCGTTTGGTAAAACAGACAATGAAGGTAGATTTAGATCTTCTTTAGTTGAAGAAGGTAGATACGAAATGAGTGTAGTTGCTAATAATTACGACCCTAAAATTATAACAGGTATGTTTGTTCAGAGAAAAGAACCCACTAGGGATAATAATTATAGGATATATACTAACACAGCACATACAGAATACGGTGGTACTGTTGAGAGAGAGCGTTACCGAAACCAAAATGACTATATTGTATATTTAGATACGGCTAATAATACAGGTAGATCTTTCACTAGATATGAACCTAACGACAACCCTGATCATTTAACTAAACTATAATTAAATATCTAATTCAATAAAAGTTAAATCACGTTGTATTAAGGTTCTATTGTATTCCATATTATTTAACCATCGTCCTAAGACAACAGATAATCCGTTAGAACTACCTACTATCGAAATAAATTTAGGTAAGTCATTATATATTTGATTCCAAATTTCTTCACCACCATCCTCATATACTTCTTCTCCTATACTTATGATATTATCAATATTTTCTATACCATAGACTTTATCAAAAGCTTCTATAAGTGTAGATATATTTTCAACAGTTAGTGGATTTATACCATCAGCATTAGGCGTAGGTAAGTCTTTTAAATAAATTTTCACCAATTCCCACTCTGCTTTGGTTATATCTTTATTTAGATATCTTCTAGATTTCTCTTTTAAATAATCTAATATATGTGGATTATACTTTAACTCTACATCCCTATTTGTGTGAAATGTGACTGTATAAAAAAATAATATGCCTAAAAACTGTTTCATAGTTCTGCAAATATACTAAATAAGTAAGTAGAATTTTTAATATATAAATAAAATAACACTTAATAAATGGCAGATTGTTCACCAAGTACAAATAGATTTTTCTCACCTGTTCAAACACATATTAAGATGTACAACAGTACATTTGTGGCTGTTGAGGGAGCTAATATGACACATAAAATGTCTTCACTTCCTTCAATAAGATTTCCCTATCAACAAGTATTAACAGGTAGAATTACTTTAAGAGCAGGACAAACTAACTATTTATTGAACCATTTGGGATTAGGTGATAATGCCACATTCTTAGCGATCACAGCACAATATGATTCTAGTTCTAAATTCGAAGCAGATAATTACATTCAATACTCATATTACAGTGATAAAGGTAGATTAATGCCTTTCTCTCATATGTTAGTATTAACAGGTAATTCTGAGAATAGAATAGAACAATTATATTTACATAACCCTAACCAAAATGCAGCAGTTGTATTGGAAGTGATGGTTGGTGTAATTGATGAAACATATGATTTCTTCACTCAAAATGAAGAATCTACTAGTGGTAATAACTCTACTACAATCAATAACTTAGTACACACTGATCTATCTCTTTGGGATGCCGATAGTGATATCATGGTTGTTACTAATAGCTTTAATCAACCTATATTATATCTAAACTTAAACGATATTAACAGCGTAAGTCAAGATGGTAAGATTGTTACAGTGGATGAAGCTAGTACAGGTCAAATATTATTAGTATTCAAAACAGAATATGATGCTACACAAGCAAGAGGTAAAATAACACAATGGATAGATGATTATAATAATAATTCTACTCCACCTGTGGATGATTTCGAACCAATTATTAGATTTACTACTAACGTTACTGATGATGATCCTGATGTTATTCCTTATGGTATATTTTATAGTATAGATGGAGATAGAGCATTTGTAGGCGATTCAACATTAAGTTTAGCTGATTACAGTAATACAATTACTAAAACTATATTAAGTAATTATCTAATATCTGAGGTTAGAGACTTTGAAGACACGATAGTAAGCGTCAGCCCTGCTAGTGATTTAACTATAAGAGATGTAAATGGAGCAGTATTAACAAGTATAGTAGCAGCAGGTGAATATTATATCTATTTTGATATTGCTGATGCAATCGGTAATAAAGTAGACCCCGCAGTTAATGTTAAAATTAATGTCGTTGCTTAAACTTATATAATAAGCTCAATTTATCACATTCATTAAATCCATTAATTCGATCTAGATCGAACTTATCGTCTATTTCACATATATATGCTAAACTTCCCCCAAAGTAAACAAAGGCTGCTTGAAGGAATTTATTAGTAATAACTACTGTGTAGTCTGTTGTCATAGCAGCACCACCTATCCCTTGCCATCCACCTGAGGTATTCCCCCAAGTTTGTTGAATAATATGAAAGTCAGTTCTATGCCAATTATTGGTTTTATCGCTAAAGTAATCTTTTAATCTAGCACCATAATCCCCACCCATTTGGGTAATAGCGTATTGTAAGTTGTTATAACTGTTAACCGCAGATAAAAACTGCTCTGTTTCTCTTGTATCAAATGTATTTCTCATAAATATTATAGAATAATTTTAAACTTTGTTTATATACTCGATATAATAATAAAAAATTTTTATGAATAAGTATTTAAAAGACACAGAAGAGTTCCACGATAATTTTAATTTACCGATTAATGAAGAAATAGTTGATGATAATTTAGAAGATAGAAAATTAAGACTATCTTTGATCTTTGAAGAAATGGTAGAATTAGCTCATGCAATGGGTTGTACAAAACATTTAGAATCTTTATGTGATAAACACAAAGGTGGATCTCATACTTGGTTATTCAACGGAGAAGAGTCAAGTGATGGCAATACATATAATAAAATAGAAACCTTGGATGCCTTAGGTGATCTACAATATGTAACATCAGGGTCAGTTATTTCTTTAGGGTATAAAAATGTATTTGATAATGCGTTTACTGATATCCATATAAGTAATATGACTAAACTTTGTAATAACACACAAGAAGCAGATGATACTATTAAGTATTATAAGAAAGAAAGGGGAGAAGTAATGGAATTATCTATTCTACCAAAGGGAGATAAGTTTATAGTACAAAGAGAAGATGGTAAGATCATGAAAAATAAATATTACGAAGCAGTGGATTTAAAAAAATATATTTAATGGAAATAATAGAAATAGAGAGAGAACCACCCGTTGCTGACGAGTCAATAAGAGGGTGGGTGTTCCAAATAATTCGACAACAAGTTTTTCTGTTAGCGGTAGATGATCATGCTATAGAATCATTAACTATGAGCGATGATATATATGAGCTATATGATGATCTAAAAGCCCACTTCTATTTTGAAATAAAGAAAAGCCATGGTCTTAAATATTCTGATAATTTAGAAACAGAATATATGTTTGATTTTATAGTTAAAACCAATAAGATAGATATATATTATATAATAAACAGGGATATTAGAAAAGAAAGAGATGGTTATATTAATAGTATATTAAACAGTTAATTGGGGATATCGATTACCCGTAGAATACAATAAAAGGAAATAAAATATAATATATAGGGTATATGAAAAAGATATACTCTATATTACTTATTTTAGTACTTTCGATATTACCTATATCACTTAATTCGAGTGAAATGGGAAACCCTGATGCTATTAAGTTCGGATCAATAAAAGCTGCTATGAAAAGTGGGCTGTTCACGTTAATGAACACGATTGATCTTACGGGTTGGATGCCATCTGATAATAGTCAAAGTGGATATGGGAAAGGTAGATTTTTCTACAAAGTATCACGAACTGTATCTCCCGATAAAGGCGGTTACTATTATTTTGAGATAAGATTCTTATCTGATAGTTATTATCCTGCTAATTATTATACTAATGGTCAAGTAACAAGGTCTGCTACTAAGATAGATGTTATGTCATTGTTCGTTAATGGACAACCTACTATTAATATGTTAACTAATAGTCAAACTTTTTGGTTATTATTCCAAGGGAATTTTGACAGAGGTACAGGAGATTTGGGAATATATTTTAAAGCAAACAATCCTAATTCTAGGATAGATCTTAGATGGACGCAACCAAAACCTTATTAAAATCATGGCAGAGAAAAAAGAAAAATATGACGGTGATTATAAAGTAGGTTTATCTGACCAAGGAAGGATATCATTTAATCTGAATTGGAAATGGGCAGTTACTATAGCTATTACTATATTGGGGTTTGTTTTATATTTAGTAATAGACAAGTATCATACTCAACCAATGAACGAACTGAAAGAGAAAAATATCGAACTTAGAAGTGAATTAAGTAAGATGAAAGAGAATAATGGTAAAGCTATTAACACGTTAACAAATAACCAAGGTATTCTTTTGGATAGAAGCGAAAGAACTCAAATGTTTATCAATAGATGGTTCAACGAAAATGATGATCAACCTGCTGCTGAGATCCAACCATTAGATCATAATACACCAGGAAATTAAACTTTTTTTAATTTTATAATATATTAGTATGTTTAAAATAATATTCAAAATAGCAGACTTTGCTTCTAAGGAAATAAAAAGGGATTTTAATATTGATCAAATATTAGAAGATTCCGAAAAAAAGTTTGATGATATAACAGAATATAATCAATATGTACAAGTAATTGAAAGGATATTCGAAAAAAACCAAAAACTAAATTTATACGGAAATGATTATAGTATCAATGATTTAAAAACCATTACTACATCTAATTTATCCAATATAATATTAGAAGTTACTGTAATAGAATTTACTCCCCCAATAGATTGGGATCTAATAAATAAAGAATTAAATAGTAATAACAATTGGTATTTTACCTATGGTACAGGAACGACCAACCTACATGGTAATACTACTATGGGTGGTGGAACACAACAACTAACGAATAATTATAATAATGCAGTATAAATTAACATATGATGTAAACAGTTGCTCTAAAGAATTAAAAAGAGATTTTAATATTGATTCTGTTATGAGTGAAGATGATTTATCTTTTTCTACATTAAAAGAATTTAAGTCCTATGTGGATCTTTTAAAAGAAATACAAAACGATAATTCTAATATAACTATCAATGATATTATATTCAGAATAAATCAACTAAATTATTCTATTTATGATAATACTACCTTTTGTATCATTAAGCTTTATTGTGTAGATGATAAGTATATAGACGAGGATGATGATAGAGGTGAGAATGTTTATAAGTATAGCTCCACGAATATAGATTCTTTAATACAAGCTTATACTAAAGCAGTTAATAGTCCTATATAATATGGAAGAAACTAATTACAAAGTATGTTTTATATTATCTAATAAGAATCAAAAAAATATACTAAGAGATTATAATCTTAACCTTATTGATAAAGATAATTTCAAGAATGAGATATATTTCACTTCCCCATTAGATATGAAAACTTATTTAGAGTTTTATAAAAAAGGAGATAGGGTAAATTTCAATGATATGTTATTTTATATTGAAGATATTTCATGTAATATGACAGATGGTAAGATTAATTTTGATATTAAGTTATTATATTTTAATACTCTTGAAGAAGATGGAAGTATGTACGGAGAAGTGTGGAGGTAATGAAAAGAATTTCACCAAAATATATTAAAGAACTAAACGAAAACGAAATATTTGTTTTTGGTAGTAATGAGGGCGGTAGACACGGAAGGGGTGCTGCTAAGTTAGCCTTAGATCAATTTGGTGCTATATACGGACAAGCCGAAGGTTTACAGGGATCTTCATATGGTATTCCCACTAAAGACAAAACAGTAAAAATTACTCTTACTACAGAAGAAATCCAAAAGTATGTTGATAATTTTATTACCTTTGCGATTGATAACAACCATTTAATATTCCTAGTAACGGAAATAGGGTGTGGTTTAGCGGGGCATGATCCAAGAGACATTGCGCCTCTGTTTAAGAAAGTGAAAAGTGTAAAAAATATTTATTTACCCGAAAGGTTTTGGGATAATTTAGATCTCTATGAAAGTATATTATAAAATAAAAGATGAGTTTTCGGAGTTAGATTTTTAAAAAAATAATAATTATATTTGCAAAATAATTAAACAAAAGACAAAAAGTTTTATATATAGAGTATGAAAATAATTAATGTAAATAGTTCGGTATCACGTATAACTTCTAGGAGTAGAGGGTGATATTACTATGTACATAACTTATATAGGAAAAGCCTTCTACTTTAGTAGAGGGCTTTTTTCATTTATATGCTCCTGTAATCGGCTCTAGCTACGAACTAGATACCCGTAATCGGAATTGAAAATGTGGGTTCGAGTCCCCCCAGGAGTTCAAAACACGGAGAGGTGGCAGAGCTTGGTTTATTGCACTAGTCTTGAAAACTAGCATACTGTAAAAGGTATCGAGGGTTCGAATCCCTCCCTCTCCGCAAATAGTAGGGTGCATGAGTGGCTTAAGTGACTTGCTTGGAAAGCAAGTGATCGTGTAAAAGCGATCCGTGGGTTCGAATCCCACTCCTACTACAAAGGTGAGTTGGCAGAGTGGACGATTGCGCTTGTTTGCTACACAAGTGATCGTGTAAAGGCGATCCGAGGGTTCGAATCCCTCACTCACCGCTAATAAACAAAAGGGTTATTATTGATATAATAATTAAAAAAGTAATGGGAAATAATATTAAAAAAATAGACATTAAAGAGTTTAGAGAAAAAGGATACTTACAAGAAGTTAACCGTATGTTTTTACATCCATTGGGATTAGTATTATCAGTATCAGTTGATGATAATGCTAATGAAAAATTAGATGGTATTTGGGATTATAGAGATGATGAAGAAGGGATCATTTATGATATAGCTAACTCAGATACAGATAGACAAAATAGATTCAAAAAGAACATATCATTCATCAGCGATGAGTTAGAAGGAAGAAAGGAAAGGAGAAAGGAAATCCTTGGCTTCGATATAGAAAAAGTAAAATAGTTATGGAAGAGTATAATAAAAACACGTATGTTGAGAATATAAAGATACAAGGTTATCTCACTAAGGAATATGCTATTCATAAAAATGGGGAAGTTAGAGAAAAGATAGATCGTTTAATGGATGTAATTAACAACCAAAGAAAAGAAAGAGATATCGAGCGTTGGGAAAATCTTAATATGGAATTCAAAGAACCATGGGATGTTCCTTCGCTTCCGAGAGATGAAGAATTAATGAATAATTATGTAATTCCTGCATTATATAGATGTGGTGCTATAGCTAAAAAAGACTTAAAGAAAGACCATTATTATTTCGGGAAGTATAGAAACAGCAATTATGGTAAATGGAATGGTGAAAAATTTGAAATACAAAGATATGAATGGAATGTATTAGTTGATGATGATTGTTTTCACTTCGAAGACGATGACGGATTCGCATTATTTGTTCCTATAAGAGAGGTTACTGAAAAGGAATTCTTAGATAGAGAATTAAATATATAAGAAAAAGAACTTTTATAATGAAGAAGATAAAGAATTTCGAAGATTTCATAAACGAATCAATATACGGTGCTGACGTAGCCGATCCTATGGTAGAAAAAGAATGGGATGATCTATACGAAGAAGCCAAAGAAGAACCAATTAAATCTAAGATCAAAGAGATGTTAGTTGAGATATATAAAGATAAAGACACTTTAGTTAAAGTTGCAGACCTTTTTGAATGGAGTGATGGATCTAATGGTATCATTAACTTCAATGAATTAGACCACTTTTTAACAGACGTAGGATATAAATGCTACGCAGATGATCCTTCTAATATAGAAGACCTAGAAGATTTCAAAAAATGTATCCTATATGCATATGCTTCTACGGATTTAGGATATAAAGGAGAAAAACATAGAGATCATCAATATGATCCTAATAACGAATTTTCTTGGTAATTTTTAGTACTTTTGTGTCATGAACACAAAATACGTAGAAACTTATATTAATAATATTCCTTCAGACTTACCTAATATTATTAATTGGGAAGAAAGAGAAGATGCGCCTAGAAAGGAGATTTTCATGGCAAATGAGGAATTGAGTTATACCTATGGTATGGGTAGAGGAATTAGAACATATGATTCTGTACCCATGATACCTTTTGTCAAGGATGTAATGGATAAGATCAATTCGGATTATAACTATAACTTAGATATCTGTTTCTTAAATTATTATAAAAATGAAAAAATGTGGTTGGGTTGGCACTCTGATGACAGCCCTGAGATCGATCAAACTGAACCTATTGCGGTGGTCAGCATTGGCGCAGAAAGAGATATTTGGGTAAAGACTAAAGACTATAAAGGAGTCATTCCTGATGAATGGAGATTTAACCTGAAAAGTGGATCTTTATTCATGATGTTAGCAGGATTTCAAGATAATCATTTACATAAAATTCCTAAATGGGATAAGAAATGTGATTGGAGAACATCATTAACATTCAGGAAATATAAGAAAATTTAATACTTTTTTCTTATATTTGTACCATGGACATACTATTAGACTACACAGGAGAGAAAGGAATCGGCTTTAAAGCTGCTAACTTTTACTTAGAAAACGATCAATCTATCTTCTTGTTAGGATATGATACGTTAGCTGATTTATATGTAGTGCTGAATATCAAAGAGAATAACGAAAAGTTCTATTGGTGTCAATGTAAGATTTTCAGAGATGAGAAACACTATGAAGAAATCATCAATAATCTAACTCCCGATTCTTTACATCAAGTGACTTCTGTATATCAAGATGGATATCCTGATGGGTTTTTTGATAACGTTAATAAAGTTAATTCACAGAAATTGGATTACTTCCTTACTGATTCGACATTAGAACAATACAACTATCTAAAAGATGCGGATTTATATCTAGAACATAGTTATAGTAAGTAGAACTATTAAAACCAAGTTTATAATGTGTTTAAAGGTGATAATTTTTTGATTGGTAACAAGCATAAATTCAGGGAAGTAAAATGCTATGTTGATTAACTATTACTAATGTTTGAATATAAATAATAATGGTTATATTTGTATAAATTATAATAAAAGGTGCAACATTATAATATAATAAACTTTATATAATATTATGACTTTTTTAACTTTTTTACACACATTAATAGATATTTTCCTACTTATTGTAGCACCTTTGATGATACTTTCATACGAAGTATTAACGTTCAGTGATAAGATAATAGGAAAGACTAATGAGGACGGAGTAGTTTCGCCTTTTTATTCTATGTGCGAATCTATGTATTTGTTATGGATTGTAATGGCTTATTTGTTCTTAGAGAATAGAAACGCAGTAATAATATTAGTGTTAATCAGTATTTTAGGAATCTTCTTTGGGAAGTATAAAGCCTTTAATATCTTTGATAATATCTTATCTATAATAATAGTACTTTATGTAGTAATATTGAACTTTAAATATTTTTAAACTAAGAACCTAGAAAACATGATTACAAGTATATCGAAAGAATTGAACCCAATTGAAATACCTTTCTTTGAGGGTGAGGTTAGTATGCTACCTTTTGATTTAAGTGATTTATCAACTCTACCTATAGAGTTTAGACAGACAGCAAAACAAATGATTAAAAACTTACCGAATAAGGTAGGAGAGGCGTTCTTAACTATACATGGAAAGTTTGTTAAAAAAACTAAAACATTAAGACGTGGCGCACCCCATATCGATGGTAACTATTTAAAAGAAGTTGCTTCTTGGGGAAATGGTGGTGGAAACGGATGGAAGGTCGGTGAAAATGGTATGCAGTTAACAAGTAAAGAACACGCTATTTCTTACGAGAATAAGAAAGGTGGGATGTTAATTGCTTCTGATTACTCGGCTTGTAAAGGATGGAATGGTGTATTTAATGATAAAGCAGGAGTCGGAGGCGATTGTAGCCATTTAAACTTAGATGATGGTTTTATGTTAGAAGCTAATAAAGTATATTATAGTAACTCTCAGTTCGTACATGAAAGTCTACCATTAGATAAAGACGTACATAGAGTTATGTATAGAATCACATTACCTATTGAACACGAATTTAAAGCATAGTAATATGAAAGTAACAATAGATAGAACGTTTAATTATGGTTTTAGGCAAATATGGCTCAGAAAGGATTTTGAGCTTCCCTACACCCCTTTCTATGGTATGTGGATCATAGATCAAGATAATGACCAAGAAATCAGTTTAGAACTAGTTAATAACAGCTATGTAGCTACTATGATCAACTATTACCCAACAGAAGAAAAAACTACTATTGATATTAGGGAGGTTTGGAAACAGCCTGTAACAGAAGAAACAGTTGATGATATATTAGAAAGTTATACTAAGGCGGGTTGGGAAAGAATGGATCTTACTGATGCTGAGGAAATGAAAGAATTTATGCACGAACAATATTTAAAAACCAAGTAATGGGAAAATTAGACATAAGAATGGATGAAATACTTGATAGTATTTCTGAAAACGGAATAAATAATTTATCAAAAGAAGATAAGTTATTTTTAAAATATGAATCAGATGGAATGGATTATCAAAGTATAATCTATAAAATACATATAGAACTTAATCCTAAAGCAGAAGAAGAAAGGAAGATTAGTAATGATATACTTAATATTTGTTTTCCTACTCCTGAGGAAGAAGGAACAACAGAGGATGAATTTCTTTATCGTTATAAATTGAGTGGTAAAATATATGCTTCTCTTGGTGAGAATTGGACTGAGGGGGAATATGATTTTAATTTAGGTCCTTCAACAACGAGAAACAAGTTGAGTGATGCTATTTTTATTGACGAATATTTAAAAGATATTTGCCGAAAAATAAACATTAGTGAAAACACATTTGATGTTGGTATCGCTGAAAACGTTCATATGATATATGCTAATTCTGAGGACGAAGCTAAAAAAATAATTGGTCTTATTTTAAAGGAGATCAAAGCTGATGGATTTGAAATTGAATACGCAAAGACATGATAAGAGAAGACTCAAAATATGTAGTTAAAGATCTTGGTTTAAAAGATATTGAATATTATGATGCTACTATCGATTATAAAACTAAACTAATCGCTTTGATTAAGTTTATCAGTGATAAAAAGGCTTGGTATTATATATGTGATGATTTTATTGTAGCTTATCATAAGAAAGAAGGTATAGTGATTAGTACAAGTGATGTAGTAGATTCGTTATCTATTCCCGATATTAGGAATAAGCTATCCCCTATTACACATATGATCTCTTTGTTGAAGATAGATAATTGTCCTCAGGGATATATTAAGGATTCAATTAAGTCAGCAGAGAAGGCAGTAAAAGATTTAGCACAGTTTTAGTAAACTTTTGATAAGTTTTTCAATAAGATATTTAAAAGAAATATAGATTTGGAACTACTTATTATTACAGGAATGCCCTATTCGGGAAAAGGCACACAATGCGAATTTTTAAACGACTACTTAGGATATAAGCATATCTCTATGGGAGATGTTTGTAGAGCAGAAAAAGAAAAAGGAACAGAACTCGGTAGAATAATGTCTGAGTATCATGAAAAGGGTAACTTAGTTCCTAATAAATATATCGAAGAAATATTTGAAAATCTTATTATAGATAATATTGATGAAAAAGGAATCATCTTAGATGGACACCCTAGAACACTTTCACAAGTAGATCAGATAGTTAGTATGATCGATAAAATTCACGTACAGAACGTAATCAATATTGATGTTGAAGAAACAACTCTTTTAGAAAGAGCTAAAGAACGAGCTAAAAATTCTGATCGCCCTGATGATAAAAACCCCGCCATTCATCTAAAGCGAATAGAAGTATTTAAAGAAAGCACTCTACCTGCAGTTGAATATATGAGTAAAATAATGCCATTTGTGAACATTGATGGTAATGGATCAGTTGAAGAAACAAGAGAGAAGATAAAAGAAAACATATTTATCTTTGAGGATTAATATATACTCTATGAAGTATATAAATAAATTCAATGAAAAGGTAACCGCAGCATTATTACCCACTGAACTAAGACATAAAAACCTTTTATATCATTCTACTGATTTAGAATCATTTAAGAAAATCATAGAAAGTGATAAATTATACGGAACAGTTCAGTATGATTGGGGCATATCTACTTCTAGAAATAAACATTATGCTTTTGGGAGAAACGACACTGATTATGATGTGATACATGACGGTGGTGATGTTCAATTAATATTAGATCGAGATTTAGTTAAAAGACACCATAAAATAAAGGCTTATGATTGGGAAGAATTTAAAACAACTAAAGGTAAAACAGGTGTATATCATGATTATATACAAGCAGAAGATAAGATATTAGCTAATTCATTAAAAAATGTAACGAAATATATAGTAGGTATTCATATAGTTAAAGACAAATTTATTGATGATATATTTGAAGACCCAATTATTAAAGACAAACTTTTAAGTAAGGATATAGTTGTGTTTAATGAAGATTGGGAAATAATATTTAATAGCAAAGTTAAAAATACTGATACCGAATTCGAAAAAATTAAAGATTCTAAATTCAATAGATTACCTGATTTAACTTTATCGGAAATAGTAAATAATTGGGATGACGTTAAAGACATAGAAGATGATAATATTGAAACTATTAAATATTATGTAGACAACAAAGAACTATTACCTAAACAAATTCTAACATATGACAAAAAGGGATTATCTGATGGTTATCATAGACTGATAGCTATGAAGATAGTAGGTGTAGATAAGTTTAGGTATAAAATTGATAATTGGTAATTAATTCTTATATTTGTTTTTATGAAAGTATATATAGCAAGTCCTTACACTAAGGGCGACACTGCAATAAACGTTAAACGACAATTAGATACATTTGATATACTAATGGATAAGGGATATTTTCCTTTTGCTCCATTGTATAGTCATTTCCAACATATGGCACACCCAAGACCATACGAAGATTGGATGACATATGATTTAGAATGGATATTAGTGTGTGATTGTGTACTACGTTTAGATGGCGAAAGTAGTGGTGCGGATAGAGAAGTCGCACATGCTAAAGAACACGGAATCCCCGTGTATTATTCATTAGAAGAATTATACGCAGCTACTTAATGGATCTAACTAAATATAATAACGATCTAAGTGATGTCACTGATTATTTATCAGAACTAGGATTATCTAAGTTAAAGGATAAACATGATGGTAGATACAATAAATATAGTGTTCCTAAAGCAGACTTCGAAATACATGTATATAGTTTTATAAAGCAAGGTGACTCAGATTTATTTAAATATTGTGGTGATGAATTATTAACTTTAGATATTGTTAGAAGGTTCATGAATATAAGTCATGAAGAATCCAAAGAATTCACAAAAGATATTAAAAGAGATATCCATATCATTAATATAATACCTAAAGGATCTAGAGCAGGAATGGTTACTATAACCAATCTAGAAGATTTAGATAACTACTTAGTGGAATATATTCCTTTTTATAAAAGGGATACTAGAATAAATAATATTTTAAAATTATAAATGGATTTTTTCAAATTAATTTCAAGAGAAAATGTAGGTAAGACTTTCCATATTAAGTTCTTACCCGCTATTGGATCAGATGATATAATAGATAACTATCCTGTACCTTTTGGTAAGTATCATAAACAAATATACGTTTCTAATGCTATGGTTAACGGAGAGTTTAAACAACTTGTATATAATCAAGTGATGAGGGACTTTTTACAAATATTCTTTCTTGGGACGAGGGGATATATCATCCATCCTGATCCTGAAAAATTAGATTGTGATATAACATATAATCATCATAGAATAAATACTACTCTTGAAAACGTATATTTAGATTTAGAGAATAGATATGATGTTACAAGAGATGAGTTAATATATGTTGACTATCCTGATAATGTACACCCATTTAATATATTATATCCTGCTAATAATGAATATATAATTAATCCTTATAGCTTTAAACTTACTGTAAGGGAGATAACTCTTTTTGGAACAAGTGGTTTATTAGATTTGGGAAAAATCGAAACGGTTAAATATGATCCTAATTTAATAATTAAAGATCAGAGTGATTCTACTATTAACGAAGCAAACGATTTTATGAAAAGCAAACCTAGTTTAGAAGGATTGGCTAAGTATTATGTGGAAGCATACCACAGAGATAAATTCATCGATGATGTTTTAGAAGGTTAATTAGAATAAGATATGATGAAAAAGATACTATTAAAAAATATCTTAAAAATTTATTGAATATTAAATAAATTTTCTTATATTTACAGTCCTAATAAAAAGAGGTAAAGTAGAAACTTCTTATTCTGACTTTTTAATAAGGAGGAATATTGTATAGAATGCTAGAGTAAACTAGAAATCTCTTTTTATTTTTAAACTTTATTATATTTACATCCTATAAGGAGAAGAAAACTTTTATATATACAACAATGACAACATTAAATAACATAGCAATTATAGCGAGAGCGAGAGCTTTTAACAGACCCCGAATTGGAGTGTGACTATAATTAATATGTCAATTTTTAAAACCTCAATTCGGATTTCCGAGTTGAGGTTTTTTTTTGTTATAGATCATCGGGTCGCAAATTGCGACCACAATAAATACTGACGTATCCCCGATGTCTTATATACATCATGAAGGTAGCGGTTGAAAACGTGGGTTCGAATCCCACCGTCAGTACAAAATATGCATCAGTATCCGAGGGGAGCTTCTAACTCCTTATCCGTAATTGGAGATGAAAATGTAGGTTCGATTCCTATCTGGTGTACAAATTTTATGGGGTGTAGCACAGGCGTAGCCTAAATCGTTTGCAACGATTTCAGAACAACAGGGTTCGATTCCCTTACACTCCACTAAATGGTTCGGTAGCTTAATTGGATAAAGCAATCGGTTTCTAACCGATAGAGTGAGAGTTCGACCCTCTCCCGAATCACCAAATATATGGGGGTTTAGCTCAGTCTGACCGTAAGCGGCACATTTGCAATGTGCGTCACACATCGATTCGAAGAAGTGTAAAAATATAGAATATGAAAATGAAACTAAAAATACTAACGTTAGATGAACTAAAAGAAAGAATTAAAACATTCGATAAAAAATATGGAAAATATTATGAAAAAGAATAACAATAACTTAGGAGGACACCGCTACCAAGCATTGATACTCGACACCAAAGGAAACTAAAGAAATATTCTAAGAACTTCTTAGAGATGTTTAACTTTTTCCTCAATAGTCATAGGAATGGGATATTAACCTTTTCGGGAACAAATGATTTCAGTGTCGAGTATAAACAAGATGGATATGATAGTAGGTTATGTTTTAGGAAGTTTGATAATGGTGATTACCAAAACAAAGTTGTACATACTAAACACCCTAATATACTATTTAGTGTAATTAAAGGAAAGAAGTCATGGGGTCTATTTGTTAATGAATGGTCAGATGGAATCGTTGAATCTAGCTTTACTATCGATGAAATTAAAACAGTATTCGATGAACAGAATATCAAAGTTCCCGATCCATTATGGAAAGACTTTTTAAACACAATTGGTAGAAAGAAAAGGATAAGAAATCAAAAATACTACAATGAGCTTATTAAAAATAGTATTATTTCCAATACTTAAAACTCTTAACAGTCATTTCTGATCCGTTATGAGGATGTCCCTTATTAACACTCGTACCTATAATCGGTACTAAACCACCTTTGATTCTTTCTAAAATGTTCTTATTAGTTATCTTTCTAACTAAGAAACCATCGTAATATAATTCGATTTTATCATCGTTCCATATAATAGCAAATGATACATCACGTCCAAATTCGTTTGGAATATAGTGAGTGTGTGCGCCAATATTTTTAGCGTTATCACCATAGTCTTCACCATAATGTATATTGGTCTGTGGTTTAGATTTAGTTGCTTTATTTTTTGTATAAATTTCTATAACATCTATTTCAGGTAGAACTTTATAATCCAATTCTTTTTCTGTGCCATCTGTTACGAACCATAATGGAGCATGCCAAATACCTGTGGCTGCTTTCATATTAACTATAACTTCCATAGCACCTTTAAAGTATGTTTTCTTACTAAATAAGATACCTGTTTTAAAGTCCATTGTCTTATTGTTCTTCTTGTTTAACTTAGGGCTAAATTCTGTTGATAACCTTACACCACCTTCTACAAGGTTAGTACATGACTTATCGTTATATGATAGATCAGCATCGTCTGAATGTGTTCCCCACCATAAAGTTTTTTGCCACTGTTTAGTTAGTTTACTGAAGTCCTCATGTACATCAAGTGTTAATCCCTTAGGATCAAAATCTTTAACCTTACTAGAAAGTCTTCTTCCTATGTTATTTTTATATAACAAGTAATAATTATATAACTTTTCTTTTAAATTTCCCATACTTTATATATTATTTTTTCAATTTAATATATAGCTTATGAAGTATATTAAACCCTTTAATGAATCTATTAAATTCCCTGAGATTGATGATATGTATACTAGACACAATCAGCTAAAGGTAAATAAAGATAATATTCAAGAAGAAATAAATGACATAGAACACAGACTTATTAAAACACAAGACGAATATATTAGTAAAATCGAAACTATATTAAATAAAGTTGTAGAACATTTTAGAATGAATGTTACATCAAACAAGGGGATAATGATAATAAAAACACAAAATGATATTATACGACATGATACAAAAGAAAATGATGATGTATTCAATTTGTCTAACTTGGTTGATAATTTTAAATTTAAAACCGCTTATCCAGATAATCCAATTGAGGTAACACAAGAAGAATATGTGTTATATGATATTTTTGTAGAAAGGTCTATTAAAGACGGAAACAACGGAAACACAAATGTATTTTATTTGATTCCTACTTATGATGAAAATGAACTTCATCTTCATTTAACTTATATTCATGTTAAGGATTTGATGAAGTTATATGAAAGATTAGTAAAGAATATTTCAGGTAATATGTTAATGAAAATAAATAATTAAACTAATGAAAAATATAAAAACATTTGAATCATTTATAGACGATCAGGGTAATATCAAAGACTTCAATCATAAAACATATATTATAATTTCCAAGAAACATATTAATAATTTATATTTATCTCAATTAGATCCACCAAGGTTTACGGGAGAGAGTAGCGCAATGAGGAAAACTTATCATTTCCCTTCATTAGATGATGCTTTAGAATATAAATCTAAACACCCTAAAAGAAATAAACATTGGAGTATACACGAATATAACCCAACTAAAACGATTAGTATGGGTAATACGGTTGGTTAATTAATTAGACTTTCTATAATCGATTAAGAAATCATATAATTTTCTAATATTTTCATAGCTTGTACTATTCCTAAAAGCGTTTAGATCAGTAACCATTAACTCACCGTGTAGATCAAATAACCTTTTCCAATCATCAAATACGCCTTTATATTCAGGGTTATTTTCTACAAATCTTTCAAAGTTTGGTAAATTAATAACATCACCAATAAATATTTCAGATCGTGCTATATTACTTTGGTTTAAAGATCCATCAACTTCTATAATATTCTTAGAGTCTCGATAAGCCTTTCCGATCTCTTTAGCTGAATGTAAATTCAATAAAGCTGTTTCCATATACTTAGATAGTGGTTCAACTAAGACATCATTACCTAATGTGGGTATTATTAATTCTTCGAAATTCTCTAATGCTTTTTCGGCATTTTTAGTCTTAATCACTGTGATTAGATCTTCTCTTATCTTCTTAATAAGAGTATCAAGATTTTTTATGAACTCTTCGCTCTCATTATCCTTCTTCCAATCTCTGAAACCATTTGGGTTATCTATAAATTCATCTTGCTTCATATTCCAATCGAAATTATGTAAATAATGATGTCCGTATTCACCTCTTAGTGTTTTTAATACATCTTTAGGGAATGAATTAAAATCAACTAAATCCTTTGATTCTATATTATATTCGTTTATCTTTGTAATTAAATATTTACCCATATACTATATATTAAATGATAGATCAATTAATACAAGAACTTTATGATGAGGATGGTATTAATCTAGAGATCTCAGCAGGAGACAAATTAGATAATACCATTAAGTATGTGACAGATAAATTGATTGCTCATATACCCGAAGATTCTTATACTAAAATCAATAGGAATTATATAGACATTAAAATAGAAAACAATAGTCGTTATTATAGTAACGTAAAGACAAATGAAGAATATAGAAACCAATTATTTGCAAACGTTAAGTCTGTTGAAATCCATAAATTTTACCCACAAGTAGTTAAAAATTTACTTGTATTAAATTTAATTAATGGTTATGACGAAGAAAGGAGAGAATCGTCTGTTGTGTTCCAAGATCATAAAAAGGTATTTCTCTTTTTAATCAACAGATTTACTGAACAGGATACAGGATGTAAACATATCAATGCTTATATAAACTCTTTTTATGTGTTTGTCCAAGTACAAACATCTCCTTATTTAAGAGGAATAAACGAGTTATTTTTAAAAGAATCTAAAGATAACTTGTTGTTTTATATAGACTCTTTGTATTACAAAGAAGTAAATAAGGGTCTTATCAACCAATTAGATAGGCTTGGGTTAAATTATAGTATAGAAGATATTGATTATATATACATCGGTGAAGGTATTCAGTTTTATGAAAAACGAAATGATGAAATTTATATGAAGGGGTTCAATCCAAAAAAACAGGAAGAAGTAGAAAATATGATTAAAGTTAGAGAAAGGGATAGGAAAATAGATTCTCTGTTTTAATATATACTCTATGAAGTATATAAAACCAATCAATGAACATTTTGATCATCTTCCTAAAGATGAAATTATTGATAGATTAGAACGCCTTCTAACTATTGCATATATGCAATTAAGAGATGAGCTTATATATAGTAATGTTAATCAACTTTTATTAGATGAGGGGATAAAAAGCTCTGAGTTTATTAAAGTAAATGATGAAGGTTGGGCAATAGAAGGTTATTATTATACTATGAAAGAAGGTGAAGATGAACCTGCTTATCTTTATGACAGAAAAGAATTAAAACATTTTGATAAAGATATACTTGCTAAGATACTTGAATTTCTTGGTAAAGAAGAGAAGTTTTCTCGTATCTTAAACCAAGAGATGTTTAAAAAATTAAATAAGTAAAATGATAAAAGATTTTAAAACCTTTAGTAAAAACGTGAAATCAGATATAGATAAAATGGATGGTTATAGATCTAAGATTTATAAACTGAAACTACAAATGGATGAAACATATAAAGAAGATATCATAGAGGGTGTAATGCTTTTGTTGAATGTTATTAAGGATAAGTATAAGTTTGATAACTTATTTAACTTTCTAAGAGATGATATAATCAAAGATAGCACAGATATATTAGAAGCTATTAGAGAATTAGCTATATACGTTGATGACTCTTCATACGCACCTGAGAATATAAGATACATAAATGGGAATTGGTATATCGATGTTTATTTCAGAAAATATGAAGAAGGGACGTTAATATTTTCTGAAATAGAAACAGAATCATTATTTGAAATATTTGAAATATTATTACACGGACTAAGTTCTGAATTGAATTCCGAAGCAATGAAAAAATTAAATGAGTCTACTGTATTCTTCGATATAGAAAATACTATTAGTAAAATCAATGATAAGAGAAAAGAGATCAAAGACACAAAGAAGAAATTAAAACGTTTGAACACAGAAACAATAGAACTCAGTAAAAGTATAAACAAGTATAAAGAAAAAATGATCTTTCAGATAGAAGACATTTTAATTAATGTAGTTAAAGAAGAAAATACATTAGAGGCTTATATGCGAGAAAACGACATGGAGATTTTATATGATGAGATTTTTGATGATATGGTTAAGGTAGTCCATCAAGAATATCCTGATCATGATATATTTAATCTAACTGCAGAGAATGGTTATTGGGCATTTGATGCTGAGGACGGACAAGGACATGTTGATTCAGTAATAATTAGTGATGATTTAGATACTATATCTGTTTATAAAATATTAAAGATACTTGCTACTATACCACAAGTGAGTAAGTATATAAATCAGAGCGCAATGAAGAAACTGAATGAATCTAAATTAGAAGAAGTGGGTACTATCCTTAATAATAAAAGGGAATTAGAAGTTAAGTTAAAAGACTTACAACAAGATGTTAATAAAATAGACCAAACACTTCTTAATATAAAACTTGATCTTATGGTTAAGATAAACAACATATTCGAAAGTCTTATGTCTAAATATAATTTAACACCTGATAAAAATGGATTTATTGTTATAGATAAAGCTCTCAAAGAAAAGGGAGTTGATATTTTAGATGAAATGGGTAATATAGAATTTAGATTTACTGATATGGGTATTATAAGAAGTACTACATTTAATGACACACAGACAATATCTAATATAGTTCTTGAAACAAGAGATGGAGTATTAACAGATATTCAAATATCAGGGAATCCTAATATCCATAACTATAAGAGATTAGAGAATGTGGATGTGGGTGGGTTATTTAACTTATATAAATATTTACTGATCAATATAGGTGGTAAGTATATTAAAAAAATGAACGAAATGAACAATGATTAAAGATTTTAAACAGTTTTCTAAAGATTTTCAAAATGCTATTTCTAACATAGATAGAAAACAAACAGAGATTAATAGAGAAAAAAGAGACGTAGAAACTAAGTATAAGAAAGAAATGTGTGACATCATCGATAAAATATTAGATGAGTTAAGAGAAAGATATGACTTCGATGATCTCATTAATTACCTAGAACAGAAAAAGACCAAGGGAGACGAAAAGCTTTTAAATGAAATTAGGTATATATCATTTGAGTTCTATGGTGGATATTATACTATGGGTACAATAACACATAATGACGAAGACTATGAACTTCTTATGTATGAAGACGAAGATAATTATAGAGAATTTGCTTTTATTGAAATGGATATTATGCCATTATACGAATTCTTCAAAGGTCTATTGAATTATTATTCTACTATTACGAACTCCGAAGTTTTCAAAAAATTAAACGAGATGTCAAATAATATAGCATCCCATTTGGATAAGTGAATTTAATATATACTTTATGAGCCGTATCAAAACACTTAGGAAATTTAAAAATTATGAAAGTCAGATAAAAACTATTGATGCCGAATTAGAAGGTAAGGATGGTTATATCAAACGAATGCTTATTAAAAGAAAAGAAGGTATTAGGGATAATATTGAACAAGATATCGTAAGATTATTACATAGTGTTTTAGATGATAATGGAATAGAAATAGGATCAGATGATACACCTGTTATCCAATTATTGAAAGATAAGAATATTGAAACTAATTTAACAGAAATTGTTAATATTCCAATAAGACACGGGAATGAAGAAACTAACATTAATGAAATATATCTTTATCGGGGTGATTGTCTTATTATGTTCGAAGGTGAAAAATATAGGGAATTAACACATAATATAAAATTAGAAAAGATTTTAGCTATTTATAAAGCTATGATAAGTCTAATTAATAGACCTCTTTTGAAATCATTAAATGAAGATACTACTAGTGATTATAAAAAGATTTTAACAGAACTTGAACGTGCTGATAAAAATCTTAATGACTTTCGTGAAAAACTAATTGATAGTGTAGAGAAAGTAGTAATGGGTATTATTAAAAAATATGAATTACCACTATATGCTGATGTAGCTAAGGAATTAAAAGGGAGGGGAATTGATTTAAAAATTTATATAGACGGAGAAAACGTAGATATATCATATGATATAGATGATGATTCCTTTTATATATTCGATCAAAGAGGAGCATACCATAGTTTTTTAAGTACTATGCACATAGAACATTTAATTCAATTATATGATCAACTATTAGCATCACTTAATAAAAATGCTTTCAAGAAACTAAATGAAGGTTTAAAAGAAGACTATTTAGAATCAGAAAGGGACATAAATGTTTACAGAGCAAATTACACTAGATTACAAAAAGAACTTTCAAAAAAGTATTATGATCTAATGAATATGATTGTGAAACAATATGATATTGATCTACAACCCGAAGCACCGATATCATTTTCTATAATAGATAAAGTAATTGAGAAAGATGAGGATAATGGTTTAATCGAATTGAAAAACAAGGAGTTAACAGCCATAGGTGATAATCACCATAAATTCATATTAACAGATTTGAGATATTGTCCTTACGAAGAAAAATTTCAAGTAAGTAAATTATACGGAGATACACATATGGTTACATATCCTTCTAGTATGCAATTTGATCAACTATATCCTATATATGAATCTATTATTAAAGCTTTAAATAAAAAACCATTAGAGAAATTAAACGAAAGTAATATCAAGGAATTAGAAGAAATGTATTTGAAGAATTTACATAAAGGTGAAGGAGATCATTATGAAATACAGAAGGAAGTACAAGATTCATTAGAAAAATTATTGGATATGATCATCGATAAATATGATTTAGATCTATCAGACCAAAAAGGACTCTTAGATGAATTAGAGAAAAAGGATAAAGATAATACTCTTTTAGATTTAAGAGGAAGGTTTTTTAATATGTTCGAAACAGAACACACTTTTTATTTCGTTGATATCCTTAAAACAGAAACAGGAGGTTATTATATTAATATAAGAAACGAAGAAGATGGTGCGATAAAAAGAACTAAAGTTAGTTTCACAGGCTTCCATTTCTTATACCCGATATATACCGCCCTCATAAGTACTATTAATAAAGAGGCATTTAGATCGATGAACGAAAGAGTGCTTTCTAGAGAAAGTTTCCTTATTAGAGAATCTTTTATACAAGAAGTAGAAGAATATCAAAATAAAGTAAAGGAGATAGAAGGGAAGATCAGTGATATGAAAAGAAAGAAGGAAGAACTTGATGAAAAATACAAAGGTTCTAAAGATAAGATAGAGGGTCATATTGTGGATATATGTGAATACATTAAAAAAGAGTTAATTGAATTTAATCAAGACTTACATATTTATTTAGAAGATGATCAAGGAAAAATGGGAGATATTATGGCAGCTTTAGGTATATCAAGTGGTGCTTATATGTTTGTAGATCACGGAGATGTGATGTTCGATATAGAAGGTGATGATACGTATGATATAACAGAGTATAATGTTGACAAACTTTTCGAAGTCTTAAAAATACTTATATCAATACCTAAAGTGAGTGCTTATTATAACAAAGATATGTTTAAGAAACTTAATGAGTTATATGATAATGATGTAGCTGACACAAAAAGTGAGTATTTAATTAAAGCTAATAAGTTACTTAATGGAGTAATTACTTCATATAATTTAATAGAAGAAGGCGAAGATAATGTATCACTAAAAGAAAAATTACAAGAAAAGGGAATTGATATTAATCTCTCTGATATCTATTTATACGATCAAGCTAGAGTCCAAGACATTATTGCTAAAAAAGCACCATCGGGTTATTCCTTTTTATTGAAATGTATTGAGTCTAAAACAGGTGATGTATTTGAAATTGAATTAGGACAAGTAGTTAGACGAAAAACTATGGTTAGAATATTTAATACTTTATCAAAGGCTATTAATGCTTTTTTCTTGAAGCAATTAAATGCCTAATTTCTTTCTTATTATTTCTTCTGCTTTTTCGTTATGTTCGATAGCTTCTTCTTCAGTCATATTAACAAATTCGACTTTTTTGACAGCACCCACTGTTCCAAAATCATCATTTTTACCTACTCTAGCAACTCGATAACCAATTATATTTGGTACATAATTACCACCATCGTCACGACCCCAATGTTTTTGTACACTAACTATCTCGAAGATATAATGTTTCTTAGCTAACCCACCTTTTTCTGTTAAGTTTTTAAACTTTATATACCTTCCAATGTCCTTTTTTAATTCGTGATCTTTAACAGTAAGACCTACTACATCAGTTATTTCTTTAGCGGTTTGGTGTTTATTATCATGTTTTTCGGCTTCTTCTTCCTTATCGAAATCAGGGTTATCATAATTATCTAATAGTTCTCTTTCGTGGTTTGATAATGAATCTAAGCCCGTATCTGAGATTTTATCTAATATTGCGTTTAGTTCTGTTTGTGATAAATTAGCTTGTTCAAATGTCTTAACGTATTTCATTTTATTATATTTTTTTAAAAAGTGAATTGGTCTAAACCACCACCTTTCTTAACTATATTATTTACTGTTTTAGTAGAGGCTATTATCTTTTCTAGATCAGTTATATCAACATCATTGTTCACTGTCAGTAAACCAAAAGGTTTTAATCCGTAACTTGGATTCACGACTTCTTGGATATTAAAAGTATACCCAAGTCTATTTTTATTAAAGATATAAACGATCTTTTCTAATAAGTTCATATCAATCTTCATTTCACTTTCAGGATAAAATATTCTAATAGTTTTACCTTCTTTAATTTCTTTTCCCTTTTCGTCAGTGCCAATGATTTTAACTTCTATCCTATATTTTTTATCTTCTTTACTAATGACTTCTAAATATCCTTCATTATCGTTATCAGATATAAAGTTATAGTCCTTTAAGTATATTCTACCTAATTGGATTTTCTCAAATATTTTATAGCTAAGTAAATGCTTCATAACGTATATATTATTTATTTAGATTTAGTATTAAGTCAGTAGTAAGTAATTTACTATATTCGGCTATTTCTTCATCTGTTAGCTTATCCCTTACTCTTTTATCACGTAATAAATTCTTCTTGTTTACTATTATTCTCATTCATTTTCTTAATCATATCCTTAACAAGTGGTCTACCTTTAGCAAACTTTTTAACTTCCTCTTTAGATAAACTAGTATATACTCTTGGATCATTAAGTAATAGATATACTACATCATCATGACCACCCCTTGCTGCGCTTCTAATAGCTCGGTTATACCTATCACTCGGATCAACTCTTTTGTCTTGAAGTAATAATTTAACTATATCTAAATAACCATTTTCTGCTGCATCTAGTATAGTAATATTATTATTAGCACTCGGATCAACTCTTTTATCTTGAAGTAATAACTTAACAGTACTTAAACTTCTATTTTCTGCTGCTAACCTTAATGCATTATTATTATCAGCACTCGGATCAACTCTTACGTCTTCTAATAAGATTTGAAGTGCGTCTGTATATCCTCTTGCCGCAAACCACATTATAAGAGAATTATTATTATCACTTGGATCAACTCTATGGTCTTTTACTAAGGTTTTGAATATATCGTTATGATAATTAATAGCCGCATATTTTATTGCCCTTTTATTATCAGCATTAGGATCAACTCTTTCGTCTTTAAGTAATTCTTTAACTATATCATAGTGTCCTAATTGTGATGTTATTTTTAGAGCAACGTTCCCACTCTTACTAGGATCAACTTCTTTAATTAACTTTTTAACAGTTTTGATATCACCTTCGCTACAAGCATCAGTAAATAGAACATCTTTAGAAATAGATTCAAATAATTTAATATACTTCATTTATTATATATTAATTCTTATATTTGTATTTATGAATTTGATAATGGGTAAAGGCATACTAAAGTTTGATCCACCGAACAAGACGAAAAAACATGACCGTCAAAGTTCTTGGAAAAAGACTGCTATGATCCACATCAATGATGATGTATGTGAATATTACAGATGGATAATTTCAAAAAGGTATCCTTATACCCAAGGAGTTAAAGGAGAAAATAATTGGATCAATTTACCTTTACGTGGATCTCATGTTACTATTCTTAATGATAGAATAGAGGATATTAATGTTTGGAATAAGATGAAAGAAAAGTATGACAATACTGAAATGTTTTTTTTTTATAATTGGGATGGGTTAAGAAATAATGGAGAACATATTTATTTCAAAGTAGAATGCCCAATGGGACAAGAAGTAAGGAACTATGGTAATTTAGGAGATCCTTATTTTCCATACCACATGACAATAGGGCTTGTACCCGAAGAAAGTGTAATTAAAAGTGAACACAATTTAAAGGTTCAGGACTATATGATAAACAGATAACTAAAATAACTAAAATAAATATTATGAACAATTATGAATTGATGGTCATATTAATGACCCTAGAAGTATTAAACTTATTCGCATCATATGGGATGTCATTTTGGTTTGATAATGAAAAATTGTTGATTCCTTTTACTAATATTTGGGTGAGAAATCGATTAGTAAATAAAAGCAGGTTTCATAAAATGATTATACCAAACACAGTAATATGGTTAGGTATAATTATAATTATGTTGATATATGTCTGATATTTTAATAGACGATCTTCCCGAAGACATATATGGTGACCATATATGTGTGATCATACCTGAGGGATATGAAGATTTTAAATTAGGAAGTTCATATAGACCTAATGGGATGGGTGGTATGTTTAAGAGAAAGGGATCAACTAAGTGGGAAACTTCTTGGGGAATAGATATACCTGATGCTGAATATGCATATGGCTATAACATGAATGGTCACACTTGGGACGCAGTAACAGGAGCATCAACGGAAATAAATATTATGATACCATATGAAGTCTTGATCAGACATTTTAAACACGTTAATGCCTTCACTTCTAATGAAGAAGTACAAGCCTTTATTAAAAGGGTTAATAGAGATATTAAAATCGATGATATTTTAGATGAAAAATAACTGCTATATAATACCTTTTAGTAGAAGGAATTTAAATTTTGTGACTGATCATTTTTTAATAGGAGACATTATCAGTAAAGATGGTGTTTTATTAGTTTCTGAATTCATATTAATAGATTTAAACCTAATGTTATTTAGTTTTCTTAATGAAGAAGAAGCCGAAGGTCATAAGGAAGTTAGTCGCAATGAGATAATAACATTAGCTAGGGATTATAAAATAAATAACATTTTAGATAATGAGTAAGTATTATTTAATAGCAAATAAAAATGAAGTTGATTTTGTGTCTACTTATTTTAAGTTCACTTCTACTGAACATACCCACAAGTCTCTTGTAGGATATACTAATTATTTGTATATTAACACAGATACTATGACTTATACATTCGAGGAATTGTTAGGTTTTAATGAAATGGCAGAACATAAATTGATCAACATTAAAGACCTTCGATATATAGCAAGAGATATTAAGATCGATAAAATATTAGAAGATGTCTAAGTATTACTTTTTAAATTTATTTGGCTTAAGAAGTGAATTACTTGAACTTGGATTTAAGGAAGACGATAAGCGTATATTTCCTATGGAAATGAATTACATGGCAGTAGATCTAAATAAAAAAACTTTCTTCGCTGAGGAATACGCAGAAGCGGTAATAAAAAGGTTAGACTATAAAGCAATACCCGTGGAATATTTTATGAAGAAGTTAGTTGTGTTTCAAAGAGATAAGAAAATCGATAATATTTTAAACGATGAATAAATACGTAATTAAAATAAGTATGGAATCGACTACTTATCTAAAAGATTTGGGATTTTATTCAGAAGACGAAAAACACTTTAACAAATATTTTGAACACCTTAACAAATATTTTGAATACTTCTCAATAAACTTAGAAAAACAATCAGTTATATCTCATACATCACACGATTTGTTATACCAAGAAGTTAGGTTGATTTCCTTAGCAGAACTTAAAGCTATACTAAGAGATAAGAGAATTGATAATATATTAAATAATGAGTAAATATTCTTTAATATTATCACCCCCCTTTAATACTGATGATAGTATAGATCATATCGTTGGGTATATTATGGAAAACTTTGAGTATAGCGATACTATCCTCAACTATGATCAAATCAAATTTAAACTAAATATCGGTTTACTTATAAGAAGCGTGTGGGTGGATACGGAAGAAATGACATGTGTAGTAGACTTGGAATTGGAAGAAGACGAAGATGATTATATAAATATATCCAAACTTAAATCAATATTAAGGGAAGAAAAAATTGATAACTTATTGAATGATTAGTATCTTTGTCCTATTATGGGAGGCAATGCAATAAAAATAGCGGAAAGAGTACCGAAAGATAAATTCTTTGAATATGCGAAGAAGATTATTCCTATGGTCGAAAAAGCATTTGATACTAAGGTATCAATGGTTAATAGTTTTAAAAACAAAACTGACTTTGGTGATTTAGATCTATTAGTATTAGAGAATAAAAATATTTTGAATAGAAGAAAAGTTATTGAACAAACATTTGATCCACAAGAGATTAAAGTTAACTCTCATATCATCAGTTTTAACCATAACGAATTACAAGTAGATTTAATTTTCACATCTAAGGAAGATTGGGGAACATCTAAGATCTTCTTCGAATGGGGTGATCTTGGGAACTTCATGGGCAAGCTAATTAATAACTATGGAGATTTAGCTGACCACGGATACTTATTGAAATACGGATTCGATGGACTAAAGTGTAAGATCTTAGAACAAGGTAAAACCAAATTAGTCTTTATCTCTAAAGATAATAAAGAAGTATTCAAATTCTTAGGATTAGACTTCAATAAGTGGGAAGAAGGTTTTAATGATAAACTAGATATGTTTGATTACGTCATCACCTCTCCTATGTTTGACTATCCTGCTTTCCAATGGGAAAACTTAAACAGTATTAACAAGGATCGCAATAAAAGACGACCTGCTTATATCGAGTTCTTAGAATATATTAAGGATCATAAGAAAGTAATTCCTTGGAATAACCATCCAAAAGAATATTTAGATATTATTAAAAATTTCTTTAGTGTTGATCTTTTAGAAGAAAGAAAGAATTTTACCAAAGATATTGTTATTAAAAATATTATCAAAGATAAGTTTAATGGTACTATTATTAAGGAACTGATTCCTTATCTAGACGGAAAGGAACTAGGTAAGTTTATAGATAGTTATAAAAAATCAAAGGAAAATTTTGATCAATATGTATATGAAACTGATAGAGTATATGTAGCACAAAATATTCTTGATTTTTGGCACACTATATATACTACCAAATAGTTTTAAGCATTTCGGGACTTATCTTAACTATACCATTATCACCTTTTAGGACATAAACACCAAGAGAAGTAAATTCATTTACGATGTTATTTACTTTCTCGATCTCTTTTTTGTCTAGATCTTTTAAACTTTCTATTAAGTTAATCATTTCTTCATATCTTAATTCTATTCTATTCCCTAAAAAGTAAATTAGATTAAAGTTAGCGTCTTGGTACTTTTCTATTTCACCTCTTATAGATAATTCATGTGAAAAGTGATTAAGGCTAGTTTCTACACCAATAGAAGGCATAGAAAATCTCCAACCATCAAAAACAAATTCTCTTGTCTGATGATCATAATTATCTAAGAAACTAACGAAATCGAAATGTATAAAGTTATGTTTATCGAACTCTACTTCTTTAAAGATTACATCATCTTCCTTGGTGAACTTTACGAATTCTACAAATAAATAAAACACATCTACTGCTCTAAGTGCATTAAATCTAAAACCTTTTAGGTTAAATTTTATATACTTTCTTAGTATAGTTATTATGGTGCTAATTATTCCGAAGATGTTTGAGTTACTTAAAGATTTATTGAAAAACTCTCGATCCTTATCAGAACCTTTGGATATTGTTATCCTTAGACCCCTATCATAGAAATACCCCTGAGTGGGGAGGTCGGTGATATAGATTTCTTTAGAATCTTTAGTAAAAATTTTCTTAAAAAAATTGATCATATAAACTATATATTAAAGAAAACATTTATCGTTTTTTTAATATAAGGTAAAAATAACAGTTACTTATGAGTAAGATATCGAAGCACCAAAAAGAGGGTAAACATAGTTTGACCTATGATATCATCTTTAAGGGAAAGAAAGAAAAATTAACAGAGGAAGACGATGTACAAATAACTGATTATCAAGAAACATTTCAATATGATCCAGGATCGAGAGTATATGATGAAGCATATAATAACGATGACTTCGAAAGAAGAAAGAGGGTTACTGATAAAGTATATGCGATAATTAGAGATAAGACAGACGTAAACTTAGATGCTAATAGAAGAAAACCATCTAAGAAAGATTTCAATGAATACTTTGTTATATTAAAAAAGGAATTAGAAGGTGAAAAGTTCACTAATGTAGAATTGTTCAATGAACTTGCTGTTTATTTTTCTGATAACCTTTTCACTATATTTAAATTATTAGACAATAAGTGGAGAAATAAAATCATTGAAGAATTACAAGAACATATTGGCAATGCTCCAAAAAGTTCCACAGAAGTTTCTGTTAGGAATTTAACAGAAGGTAGTGAGATCGAATTTCTCTACTACGATGATGTAGAGGATGAGGAAAAATTAATCACAGGTGTTGTATTGGAATATAATAAAGAAGAGGAACATTTTAAGGTAGATAGTTTCGAAAATATTTATTTAGTTGAATTAGCGGCTATTAATAAAATCTTAAACAACAGAAAATTCAAACACAATCTAAGTAAGTTGATTAACATCGACTTTTTATAGTAGTAAAAGTTTTTTCCCGTTTTTTAATTTCAGTAAATTTTTTTCTGATAAAAAAACTAGATATATAATAGTACCTAAAAATAAAAAAAATAATAATAATTAACATGGAAGATACTTTAAACGAAAGAAAAAGAAAAGAAAACGAGATGAAAAAAGAATTAACAATTTTTACAATAGAAGAAATTATGGAATCAAGTATTGATTACTTCGATGGTGATCAATTAGCAGCACAGGTTTGGAAAAACAAATATGCATTAAAAGATTCAGATGGAAACATTTATGAGAAAAATCCTGATATGATGCATGATAGAATTGCATCTGAGATATACAGAATGGAACAGAAGTATGATAACCCAATGGAGTTAGAACAAATAAAAGGGCTTATCAAAGATTTTAAATATATTATACCACAAGGTTCACCAATGAGTGGAATTGGTAACAATTTTCAAAAAGTATCATTATCAAACTGTTTTGTGATCGGTGATGATGGAAAGGATTCTGATTCGTATGGTTACATTATGAAGACTGACGAAGAACAAGTTCAGTTAATGAAAAGACGTGGTGGTGTTGGACATGATTTATCTAACATTCGACCAAAAGGAAGTGCTGTTAAGAACTCAGCTTTAACTTCAACAGGTGTTGTTCCATTTATGGAAAGATATTCAAACTCTACAAGAGAAGTAGCACAGGACGGTAGACGTGGTGCATTAATGTTGAGTATATCTTCTAAGCATCCTGATTCGGAAGCATTTATCGATGCTAAATTAGATGGCACTAGAGTAACAGGTGCTAACATTTCAATTAAAGTACATGATGACTTTATGAAGGCTGCAACTAAAGGAACACCTTATACACAACAGTATCCAATTTATTCGGATAATCCAAAAGTAACTAAGGAAGTTGATGCACAAGCTATTTGGAAAAAGGTAATTCATAATGCTTGGAAATCAGCAGAACCTGGGGTATTGTTTTGGGATAAAATTATATCAGAATCACTAGCAGATTGCTACGCAGACTTAGGGTATGAAACAGTATCTACTAATCCATGTGGTGAGATACCTTTATGTCCTGACGATAGTTGTAGACTATTAGCAATCAACCTATATTCATATGTAGAAAATCCTTATACCGATAAAGCAAAATTTAACTTTGGGTTATTTAAGGAACATGCTAAATATGCAACAAGAATGATGGATGATATCGTGGATCTTGAAGTAGAAAAGATTGATGGTATTTTAGAAAAGATCCAAAGTGATCCTGAGAAAGATACTACTAAGAGAACTGAGTATGAGCTTTGGAAAAGAATCCAAAAGAAATGTCAAGAAGGTAGAAGAACAGGTATTGGTATTACTGCAGAAGGAGATATGTTAGCCGCATTAGGACTTACATATGGCACTAAGAAAGCAACTAGTTTTGCAACTAAAGTACATAAGACTTATGCTATCGAAGTATTCAGATCTTCTAACCAATTGGCACAAGAAAGAGGAAGTTTCAAAATTTGGGATGCTAAGAGAGAACAAGATAACCCAATCTTAAATAGAATTAAAAAAGAAGATCCTGAGTTATACGAAAACTTAATGAAGTATGGTAGAAGAAATATTGCTCTTTTAACTATTGCACCAACAGGATCTGTTAGTATTATGACACAAACTAGTTCGGGGATTGAGCCTGCGTTTATGGTAGCCTATAAAAGAAGAAGAAAGATCAACCCAAATGATAAAGATGCTAGAACAGACTTTATCGATGAGGTAGGTGATCATTGGGAAGAATATAATGTATTCCACCACGGCTTTGAGAGATGGATCAAAGCAACAGGTCATAAATTCCTTACTAAGAAGGAGAAGGAAACGAGATTAGAAAATCTTCCTGATGAAACTATTGATAAATTAACTAAGAAGTCTCCTTATTATAAAGCGATGGCTAATGATGTTGATTGGGTAGAAAAAGTGAGAATGCAAGGTAAGATTCAAGAATGGATAGACCACTCTATTTCAGTAACGGTTAATTTACCTGAGCATGTATCAGAAGAATTAGTGAATGATGTATATGTTACGGCTTGGAAAGAAGGTTGTAAAGGATGTACTATCTATCGTGACGGATCTCGATCAGGTGTATTAATTAACAAAGAAGAAAAGGAAAAACAAGCTTTGTTCGAAGACGTTAATGCTCCAAAAAGACCTAAGACCTTAGATTGCTCAGTAATGACTTTCCAAAATAAAGGAGAGAAATGGATTGGTTTCTTAGGTTTATTAGACGGAAGACCATATGAGATCTTCACAGGCGCACACGATAATTTCCCAATTCCAAGTTATGTAGAAGAAGGAAAAATCGAGAAAGTTAAAGTGAACGGAAATGGATCTAATTACAACTTCATCTATAAAGATAAAACAGGAACAGAAATCACTATTCCTAATCTAAATCACGCATTTGAGGAAGACTATTATGATTTAGCTAAGACCTTCTCAGCTATATTAAGACATGGTATGCCACTTACTTATGTAGTAGAATTAATCGATGGTCTAAACTTAGACGGAGATTTGATAACTACATGGAAATCAGGTGTTAAACGAATGATCAAAAAGTTCATCAAAGATGAAACTAAAGTATCAGGGAAAACATGTAAAGAATGTGGATCAGAATCGTTGGAATATAAAGAGGGCTGCCTTACGTGCCTGAATTGTGGAAATTCAAAATGTGGATAACAAAAAAGCCCCTTAATTGGGGCTTTTTTTATGTGTAAAAATAACTAACCGTAATAGGTAAATCGAATTCGGATATCTCATTGGCTACCCAAGGGGCTATTTCACCTAATTCTACTTTATCTGATTTAACTTTAATGACTGTTTGTTCGGGGTGGAAATAGATATAAACATCTTCTGTATCAACATTTACTGTACCCCATCTATCTATCACAAAATCTAGACTTAGTTTATTACATATCTTTATACACCCATCATTAAATATATTTTTATGTTCTATATTTCTATATCCTTCTCCTTGGAAATATATTCCATTAATACTTATGTGAGCCTTTTTTGCATCTTTAGGATCTAATGTAATACCACCCCCATGAGGTCTTTGTTCAGCAGCCTCATTCATCTTAGTAGATACTTTGTTTATAACATCTTTATTTTTAATATACTTCATTTCTCTTGTTTATTTTCATATTATATATTATATTTGTAGTATGATAAATTGGGAGAATGGAGTAGAATCCGCAGAAGATAAAGAGCTAAAACAATTAGCTAGAGATATATATGATAATAAGGTATTGACTGATCGACATTTAAGTGAACACGATCAACATTTGTTACCTGTGATATTTATGCCCATGGGAGGGCTGATGGGACCGCAACCGCCTGATGAACCAAATCCACCTAATGATAAGCCCGAAACTTTATTAGACAATAGAGAAAATAAACTATATGAATTAGTCGATAGAGAGAAGAAAGAAGAAGAGTATGAAAAGGATATGAAAGTTTATGAAAAGGAACTAAAAGATTATCAAGAAAAATATATCCCTACTATTGGTCTAATATATGAATATTTAGATACCGAACAAGGATCAAGAGGCATCAATGGTTATCCTTCTTTCTTTTCGATGCGAATGTTTAATAAAGAAGACACTGTTAAAATGTTTGATTATTTAGAAAAATACAGAGAGAAAAGGAAAGTATTGGATATAGACTTTTAATCTAAGTCGAAAGCTACTAGTTCACCTTCATTGTTTATCCCAAATTGACCTTCGAATACATCAGACCAATTCGGAAACAATTTGCTAACACTAATCAAAACTTCGATCAATTCTTTAGTAAAATCAGTATAATAGCCTCTTTTTTTGAGTAGATCGATCAATTTTAAGTAGTTTTTCTTAACAAACTCAAACAGAAGCGTAAGGGTATTAACCTTGCCTTCTCGCTCAACTAAACGCTTATATATCTCATGGAAGTCTTCGGGTAGTTCCTTTACTTGATCCAAAGAGAATAATACATTATAAATATTTTGTTCTTCGTGTTGTATCTTCTCTCTGATATCAGTATTTAGTTTTTCCATTATAATATAACCTACACTATCAGCCTTTAATAGACCCACACTGTTCTTCAGTAATTCTTCTAGTTCACCGAATTTAACCACACCACTAAGCTTATCTCTTGTTTCGATACTTGTGAATAGTTTACCATCCTTAACTAGTTCCTTTGGTGGCTCAAATGTTCCTGTTTCATATATTTTACCAATACGATCATAATCTTTATTAACTATTTTGTTGAGGTTATGGATGTTACTAACATTGGTTATCTTAATTACTTTATCATCACCAAATAGATATACTAATGATTCTCTGCCGTAGCCGATCTTCTGTCCTACTGCATTATCAAATTTATTGTTTAAGAATTCAATTAATTTTTCCATGTATCGATACCTTTAATATATCTTTTAGATTCATTCATTTTTTTGAACATATCCTCTCTTTGCTTAACTAACTTTAAATATTCTTCTATATCTAATTCAAGAATTACATTACCCGATTCTATTAAGTTTATATTATGACCTAATAAATCATCTGTTAATAATTCACTCAAGTCCTTTCGGTAATCACTATGGTGTACAAACTTCTCTTTTTTTTGATCATATACTGAGTACTGCCAAGTTTGTTCCCCATCAGCGTAAAATTGTATTTTTGCTATAAAAAATTTCTCTCTTTTAAATTCTATTTCAACTAAATATGCTTTGAATATTTTTGTTGAACTTTTATCCGATAGATAATTATTTACTAAATATTCATCACCGAATACCCAATTGGGCAAGTGTTCTAAAAATTTTTTAGTAATATCTTCATTTGTGTTGAAAGATTCAAATGTTTTAACCCTTTTTTCGTTCATTGATATAACTGCATTAGTAGTAGCATCCATTGCATTTTTTATTTCAAAGATATCTTTTTGTATAACTAGTTCAAATTCATTTTTTGATTTATCGAAATCAGAAAATACATTATCATAACATTTAGCTTTTTCTTTACTGATTTCAGGATGGTTATCTTTTAAAATAGTAGCGAAAATAAAATCTCGGTTTTCGAATTCGTTTTCTTCATCGATATATACAAAGCGGTTTTGATTCATAGTTACCTCATCATACATTTGATCTTCTAAAAATAAGTAATATATTTTGTTATTCTTTTTATACTTAAATAGAGAATATTTAACATTTACGTATTTTATGTCTTCTTCTCTTCTATTATCCATTTCTTTGAAATGAACAGAGGCTAACTTACTTGCCATTGTGATAAACAATTTATCAACATCAAATGATTCATTAATTTTCTTAAACATTTGATTCCTTTCTTCTTCTATTTGAAGCCACTCCCTCATTTCCATAGTTCTCATGTGGTTCAATTCTCCCTCGGCAGTAGAATACTTTGTTACGGTTTCATCATGGAGAATTTCATACATATCATCAAAAGTAACTTCTGATAAAACCTCATAATATTTATCGTCATATTTCTGACGATAAGCAATATCTATAAATCTACTATTAGTAACAGCACAATCTATAAATTTCTTTTCTTCTTTAACATAGAAATAAGTATTCAATTCTGTTGTATCTCCCATCCCATCCATTTTATCTTGTGTAAATACGAAATAATAACTTTCATTATTTAAAAGACTTAGTTCATATAGATGTGCGAAAAACGCACCTAAATCGTCTTCGTCTTCTTGTTGGTGTTCTATGAAATAGTGTTTAGCTTCTTTAAACTTTTCGTCAATAAGAGTAAGATAAGCTCTCTCAATATCTTCACCCATTTTTTTCTCATTTAATTTCTTAAATCCATCTTCTCTTTCTTTGATAATTTTTTCCCAATCAAAGATATCGATTGAAACTATCACCTTTATATCATCATCTTCTTGTTCTATTCCTTCCAATCCTTCACTACCTATAAGATCATGTACTTCATCAGCATGATCTAAAAACGCTTTTTCTTCTTTTTCAGATGTAAAATTAGAATTCTTAAAACTACCATCTTTTTTATCATAAACAAAGACTATATATTCTATATCCTGATCATAAATCACGTTTCTTACTACGGTATAAATACCATTTATCTTATATAACACATGGCTATAATATTCAATATCTTCATTAAAGTCTTTAATGTCTAATTCTAACATAGGGTAGCTAAATCTATAAAAAACTTCTTTTATTTTTTCTATATTATTACTACTCTCATTAAGTTTAATCAATGCATCTCTCGTTTGTTTCATACTGTTAATGTATTGTTCCATATTAATGGTTTGGATAATCTCACTATAGTCTTCTATAAAAGAAGTGTATTCATAATCTTCGTCATTATCATCATCTTCCAAATAATAGTTTTCTTCTGCGAATTCGTCAGTTTGGTATAGAAAATGTTCTTTATCGACAGTACCATCACGATCTATATCATAGACTGCTTTTATCATGTAGCCATAGTATTCATTTTTCAATAAATACGTCATTAGATGTGGTTCTAATCCATCAATTTTTTGTTCTAAGTAATAATCCATATTAGGTTCGAATATATTTTTAATCACGAACACAAGGTATTTCTTTTTCAGATTATTTATATCAATTTTACCTTCTTTGAAGAGTTTGAAGTTTTTCATATTAATATATATATTAAATATGAAGTACATAAAGCTATTTGAAGATCACAAAAGCCAAGATATTATATTACCTAAGGGTACTGTTTTATACCATGGGACGATAGAAGACTTTGGTATCGAAAACATCAGAACGGGTGGTTATGATAATATATTATGGACTACTAAAGATTCAGCTATTGCTGATACATATATTCCCGATAGTGGATCAAGTGTCTATATGAGTACAGATAGTCTAGTATACCCTGTTAGGGAAGGAGATTTAAGAAATTTACAAAAAGAGATTGGTATTGAATATGATTATGATCAAGTAGAATTCAAAGGAAGTAGAGCGACATCATATCCGATTGCTCCTATATTTAAGGATATAGATAAAAAAGAATATAAATGGAACGAGGAATCAATGAAAATAGATTCTTTATTCAGAGAGAAAACAAAGGAAATAAATGATATTTATGATAAGGTTGAAACAAAAGAAGAATTAGCTAAAGTACAGAAGAAAGTAGACCAACTACATAGAGAGATAACCGAGTTAAGTAATAAGAAAGAAGAATTGTCTAGTATGTATACTGATATGAGAGCTGATATTAAAATGAGAGAATTTGTAAATAACTATTTAAAAAACGAACTCAATTATGTACCTAAAAATGAGAATAGTGATAAAAACCATAGTTGGAAAATAAAAATCAACAATGGTAAGGCATTAAAGGGAGATGAACACGCTAAGGGTAGATTACTTATTATTACGTTACAAAGAGACTTAAAAATATATGATATGACCGATGGTGGAAAGCTTGAAGGAGATCTGATGAACCTTCAATACCACTCCCATGGCGTATTTAAATCAGCAGCCGAGAACGGATATGACGGAGTTAGGATAAATGACTTTGCTCAGATAGAAGGAATGGGTAATTTCGGACACACATCTTATGGTATATTTAATGATGCTATAAAGGATCTAAAAATAGAATCAGTTTTATCAGAACACCCTAAAGATTTTTGGGGAGAATACTACCAAAAAAGAGACTATACTAGTAAAAGCTTAAAATAATTTTCGTATATTCTGCTAGTAGGGCTTAAACATCCCAAAACTTATTACTCTCTTCGATCTGAGAATTAATATCAATCTTATTTATCCCATTACTATCTCTTTGACAAACTTTAATTTTCCATTGTTGGTATTCATCATTTGTTTCAATAGGATGTATTACAGACACTTCTGTATTTAATGCAAAGAATTTATCTCTTTTTTTAGCATCCATAAATAAATAGGCATCATCCCCTGCATACACACCCATTACTTTATATCCTTTGATTTGTTTCCAAAACTCGAAATTGATAAGTAAACAACCACCTGCTATCCCCCCACTGTTATTGTTCCAAATATATTTCTGATCATTGATTATTTTCTCAGAAACTAAATGATGTATTAAATGACAATTTCCTTCAAGTTGATTAAATGCAATTACTCCCATATTATCAATAGTAGTCATCCTTTGAATCTCATGGTAATAATTAACATCGTCTAAAAATACTATATCACTATCCATAGTAAGCATATAATCATAATTAAGCGAAAGAGATAGCTCATTTATATTATGAGCCTTACCATAGTTCTTATCTTGTCTGATCATATTTTTCGGACTTAATGCTCTAATCTCGGTTCTTATTTCATCCCAATATTCATCTTTACACCAACCAATAAAATATAGATCATACTCACTTATATTTTTGAGTGATCTAATGGATCTAATAGACCTATCCTTTATCGTTTCATCGGGTACGAATATATTTTGTATAACACATATCTTAGTTTTCATATAAATAATTAATATTCAGATTTTCCTCTCTATGTTTATCCACTAGAGTAAAGTGTGTGTTAAATCCATATCTAACCTTTTTAAGCCAATCTTTTTCTGCTCCTTTAAAGTTATTAAAGAAGACTTTTCTTTTAATTAATGGTAGATTTTTCCTGATAAGTATATCAGCGAAATAAACGGCTATATTAGTCATATGAGCCTTACTATACTTCTTACTATCGAACATAGATCTAAGTATATAACCAAAGCCCAATACTTCCTGCGAGAAGCCTATTTCGTAGGTGTGAATAACCTCAGTGAAATCATTTTTGATCCCATTTTCTATTAGGTAGTTAATAAATAGGTCGGTTGCTCTTTTACTTAGAACTAAGAAATATGATTGTAGGTGATATTTTATCTCATGTGAATCAGTTATCCCAAACACATCACAATCATCTTTGTCTACTTCTTCCTTGATCTTATTCAATGAGTTGAAACATACCATTGAATCATTTACTAAGAATAGTTTATTACAATCTATTTTATTGTTAGTTAAATATTTATGGTACATACCGAAGTCATATCCACTGTTTTGATATTTATAATAGCTGATATTGAGTTCGTCTAATATATCTATATTCTTTATCTCTCGATCATTAGTTAATAAAATTATATGGTCTACTACCTCAGAAAGCTTTTCTAAATAGTATATTACATAATTGGGTATGTAATTATTTTCATAATAGTGGCTGAAAAGACATAGGTTCATCCTTGGTTATTATTTTTTGCCCCAAAACGCCTTTGTTAAAAAGAAACTGTAGAATAATCTAAATGTAGTATTCCAAATAAATCCCAAAATAATCCAATTTATTATCCCTAAAAGTATAATAGTAGGAGATACAGCAGCCATACCACATATAGCAAATATCATTAGCATCTTAAAGAAATGCCATGCGTCTGTTAACTGAACAGGTTTGTTTATTTTAAACCCCAGTATATTCCATTTTACTCTACCTTTCTTTGGGTTTCTGTCTACATATTTGTTTCTCCATCCTTGGTTAGAGTTGAACCATAATCTTCTTTTCTTATTCTTGATCAAATCAAACACTGATGTAAAAAAGTGGTGATCTAATTTATCCATCACTGCGTTACACGCTGCAGCAATAAATATGAATATAAAAGGCAAAAATCCTATAAACATAATTATTTAAAAATATTTTCTATTCTACTGTATAAGTCATATAATACAGTTATTGTTAAATAGCTACCTGAGATACCAAATATGATTATACCGAATTTCCAATCAAAAAATTGAAATGCTACAAAGCTTAGTATAACTAGTAATGTAGCAAATAACTTCTTAAATAATGAAGATGTAATAAATGATTCTAAATTTTTCTCTTTAGGTTTTATAACACCGCTTACTTTCTTTCTCTTGTTAGCCATGTCATATATATTAAAACTCTTTTATGTGTTCTAATATTCTATGCGGGTGTAGTGATGATACTACCTAATTGTTCATTAGGATCTTGTTGATTAAGGAATTTCTTGATATATCTAAATAGTTCCCTTTCTTTTAGTAATCTATCCAATTCTTCTTGGCTTTTTCTTGCTGCTTCTTTTTTCCCTATTTGAATATCCGAAGATATTATTTTTTCAAACAAAGGCTCAATCTCACCAATGGCATCAATTTTTTTCACAACATTTAGTAAGACATCAGCAACAGTGTGATCATTAGTTATATCTTTATAGTTATTGAGTAGCTTAATATGATTTTCTTCTAATTCAATACCTTCTTCAACATATTCGTATGGATCTAAGTTCTTTAGTTCCTCTAATTCCTCTTGGTTTTCTTTAAGCCATATAGCATATTCTGCCATAAATTCAGGATCTGAAATAACTTGTGATTTACTAGGGTTCACAGGACTACCATTTTCATCTAAACAATCTAAGTAAAGTCTGATGAAATTAAGATTACCATCCTTTTCGTGGACATTATATCCTTTAGTCGGTGTATAGAAATACATACTTCGAGGGCTACCTAAAGAAGAAGTAGATAATATGTTTTCTTTAACCCAACCTTCTTCGACTAGCTCTTCGACTATATCAGATATTTCAGAACTGCTGTCTAATATAATTCCTGATAATCCTTGACCCGATTGCTTATGTATTGTAACTATTTTTTCGTAGATATTCTCTTTGGTATATTCCATTTAACAAATATAGTAAAATTATACCATATCTTGAAACATTTGACTTTCTTTGGCTCGTCTTTTAACAAGACCACCATAACCTTTCTTTAATCTAGTGGTTTTGATTCGTTCTCCCGCTTCTTTCATCTTATTCTGTTTAACCAATTGTATGAAAGGGCTAGACCTTAACCCACCCACGCCCATATTATAAGCCATGGATACTAGAGCATCAAACTGTGATTGTGTTAACTTGATATCAACACCTTCTTTTTGCCATTGTTTAAATATTCGCCTAACACCTTTTGTTGTTCTTCTAAGGTCTTTCCTGAATAAACGATCAGCTTCTTTTAAAGAGATCTTATCTCCAATTTTATATTTAGATTTTAAGCTATCTTCTGCGTGTCCGTATCCAATTGTGATCATTTTATCATTTATTGTATATGCTGTTAATTTAAGATCTTCTTCCTCTTTTAAGAATTCTATTAGATTTTCAGAAACATCTAACTTAGTAGGATCGAATTTCTTTACCTCTTCTATTTCTTCTTTAGGTTCAACACTTTTTTGAACCATCTCTACGAATTCGTTTGTTAATTGAGGATCAACGTTCTTAGATATCTCAATAGCTTCTGAGTCAGTTAATCCACCCATATTCATAATGAATGGTGTTAATAATGCTAAGATACCTAGTTTAACGTATTTCTTCTTAGATTTTATTCTTTCTAATAAGTTTTTAAACCACTGCTTTTTATCACTAGCTTTATTCATAGAATTAACCATTGCTTTAGTGATCTTATTTCTGTGATCTATTTCAATACCTTTATCGAAATCCCATTCATAATCTACGCTTTCTAATAAATTATATAACAAGAACGTATCATAACTGTTAAGTTTTTCCATATAATATATATATTAAATTACTTTGCTTTTTTCTCCATATCAGATAACCTGTTATAATAATCAGGTATCTCTCTGATGTGAGACTCAGCGATTTTCTTATAGAAATCTTTCTCTGACCAAGGCATAGATATGTTTTTCTTTTCTATATATTTTTGTAGTTCGTTGTATATATCAGAATGTTCCTTTTCTACCTTAATTCCCATTTCTAATTGTTTATCTGTATCTACGGCTTCGTTAAATCTTTTAATCTTCATTATAGTAATGCTTTATTTTATATATTTAATATGTAAAACACAAACAACAAAAAAGGAGAGCTAAACTAGTTAACTCTCCTTTTCCATATTGTAATAAATATTACAACAATTATACACTTGTTATATAAAAGTTATGTAAAAAGTTTAGTATTTTCTATAATACCACCAACTAAAATCATATTATCTTTATATACGACTGCAGATTGACCCTTAGCAGTAGCATTAAAACGATCAGAAGTATATACATCAAAACCATCATCCTTTAAGTGAATTCTACCATTAATAGCATCACCCGTTGATCTAACTTTAACAGATACTTCTTCTCCATCAACGATGTTTAACATATAATTAGGATCTTTGGCTACAATGACATTCCTTTCTAAATCTTTTCTACGACCTAGATAAATCTTATTTGTATCAGGATCTATACGTGTTATGTATACGGGGTAACCTAAAGCTACACCTAATCCCCTTCTTTGTCCAATAGTATAAAAAGGATGACCCTTATGTTTCCCGACAACCTTATCATTCTCAAAGAATTCGCCACCGTCTAATTTAGATAGATCAGGATTCTTTCTTAGTAAGAAATTGTCTTGTGTTCCATCCATATCAACAAAGCAGATATCAGCACTTTCAGACTTATTAACTATATCAGTTAATCCTCTTTTAGCTGCCATCCATTTTACGTCTTCCTTTAAATATTCACCTAACGGAAATAATGTTTTTGAAAGATCATTTTGTGATAAATTCCATAAGAAATATGTTTGATCTTTAGTAGTATCTTTGGGTGTACCGATACTATACTTACCATCCTTTTCGATGATCTTAGCATAGTGTCCTGTGGCTACATAATCACAATTTAGTTTATCGGCAATTTCCATCATAGACCCCCACTTCACATGTTTATTACACATAACACAAGGATTAGGGGTATTGCCGACACTACTGTTATTTACGTAGTCATCGATCACATATTTAGTAAATTCTTTGGTAAGATCCACAAGATTAAATGGGAAATCATATTCTACTGATATGTTTCTAGCATCATTAACATCATCTAAGTTACAACACTTAGTTGAACTCATATTAGATGTTAGTTGTAGTCTTTCTTCACCAAGCTTTAACATAACACCAATTACATCTGCACCTGCTTCTTGTAATAAGATAGCAGCCATAGATGAATCGATTCCACCTGACATTCCAACTAATACTTTTTTATTTTCTAAATTAGGTAACATAATGTTATGTATTTTAAATACAAAGTTACCTATTTTATATTAAGGTATCAATATATTTCTTTCTTTGTAATACTTTTTCGAATTTTCCAATATTATCTTTTACATACTCTTGGTGTTCTTCTCCTTCTTTAGTACCACCAAAACTCAGAATTTTTAATTTTTTTTCTTTGAGATATAAGAAACAATGTGTAGTAGCGTATATTTCATCAATATCTCTCTTTATCCAATAATAATCAAAGGTATTTAAATCTTTATTTATATGGGTTACTTTATAGTTAGAGGTGATAAAATAATCTATTGTCATTGAGTTTATCTTATCGGCAAAATCATTTATTATAAATTTACATAATTCTTCTTGATGGTCTAAAAGGAAGTCACTGATTACAATATTCATTATCTAAGTAAAAATTTAAAGAATCCACCTTTATATTCTACAATATAGATACCTTCTTTGAGATCACTGTCGAATTTCACTTTTTCCCCATTAGTAGTATAAACATTTAACCATTGATCTTGTGGGATAAATTCACTTTTAATATAAATAATATTTGAATGTGTATATGAACCATCAAAATTGTATTGAGTTAACCTAATATACCCATCGTTGTAATCATATATAAATTGTGTGGAATACTCTTTTATAATATTAGAATTACCACTTCCTTCTACTCTTTTATAATTATCCCAATATTCTCTATCAACAGAGGCTGCTACTATAAAATGTGAGTTATTAGTTTCTGTTAAAGTAGTCCAATTGGCTGTTACATAATTATTAGAAAATGATACATCAAATTTAATTAATTCGATTGGGAGTGTAGAATTTGGAACACATCCCGAAAAATCACATATACTAGGACCAAATAATGTATCTGACCCTCTATATACAGTATTACCATCGATATTAATTTTAGAACCTGAATTATCACCTGATATTTGACCACTCGTATAAACTTCTATCATAACTGATGAGGTAAAATTTAACTTTTTTCCACCATTAAATGTGAGTAAACCATATACTTGTAATAACATATTTGTATATGTACCACAAACACAATTCACTGTTACTGTATCATTTATTGATACAACAATTGTATCACCAGAGCTTGGTACACCAAATGGAATCCATGTATTGGGATCATCCCAATCACCATTACCATTGGAAACTAGGGTTTTACTAAATAATGTAGCAGAGATTAATAATAAGGTAATTAATAATAACTTTTTCATATCTATTTATTTAAATTTTTGTGACAATACATTTATGATCACCACCTTGTTGTGGTGTAAGAGATAATATATTTGTTTTAATTGCTTTATATAAAGGGGATTCATTAGTAAACCAAGAAGAACCAAAACTATCAATTAATTCTTGTTTTAATTTCTCAATTTTCTTTTTACTGTTCTTACTCAATGGTTGTTGCATCTCAAGTTCAAGAATTCTTTTCTGTGTAGTTTTGACTATATTAATATAATCATTATGTTCAATTAAATTCTTTACTTGCGTAATATTATTTTCGTAAGTGATTCTATATTGTCCTAATACTTTCATAACTACAAATATACTAAAATGTTTCGAATATATTCACACTTCTAATAATTGGTTCAATCTATGTTCTCTAACAATATCTTTAAAAGTTTCTTCAAATTTTTTATCACAATCAAAGGTATCTAAGAAAAAATCAATCCCTTTACTGTTCCCTTTATTGAAAATTAATTCAACACATTCTCTTCCAATTCTCGTTCTTAAGTTAGTTATATAATAAAGAGTATATTCTATTTCTAAATGGCTATTACTTATCCTTTTATCATTTATTAATTCTTTAAAAATTTCTATGTATCCTAATTTACATACAATTGTTAGAAACGATATTTCTTCACTTGTTTTACTATCGCCATGATATACTACCATGGGGTTAAGATCAGCTTCTTTCATTTTCTTTTGTATTAAATTACCTGCTTTCAAATATAAATACATTATACTCAACACCATCTACGATTTCAAAAGACTTATCACAATCTTCACTAATTATCCACTCATTCCACAATCCACTACATACTCCTCCATTAACAAATTCTCTACGACCATCTGTATATTCTACCCAGTGCGTGTAATTTTGTTTTTTTGCAGGATAAGAACCTTCATATTTAGTTTGGCTATCTGCAAATTTTTTAACAATATCAGAACTCACTACAACACCATCTATATTGCATGGTGCGGCTTTGGCGTTATTTGAAAAGTTTTCCTTCTCCATTATTTCCTCAAATTTGTTATTCATTTTTTCTAAATCTATACTCATGGTAATTTGTTATTTAGTTAATTGATATTAAGTCGGTATCTATCTCACAACGCAACATAGATTCACCATTATAGGCAAATGCTACATTACTTCTTCTTATCAACAATTTCGTTAGAAGTTTTTATTTTTTGCCAACGCTCTTCAAAATACTCAACCAAAATAGTTTCTACCATATTATTGAAAGAAGGTCTATTTTGTTTTTCTTTTTCTTCATTTAATTTATCCACTAACCAATCATTTTTATCAGTTAGTTTTAATGATATTCGCTTAGACATATTGTTCTGATTTAATTCTTACTTCAATATCAGCAATAGCGAAATCCCACCGTCTTTGAAATAAATCACCATTTGCTCTTAACTTACCATAATAATCTTTCATATCGTGTGCCATGTGTTCGTCTCCAAATTGATAATGGTTTAATTGATTACCGACTAAAACTTCTTCTGTGTTCCATTGTTCCCAATTTTTTCTAACAATTTTTTCTAAATCATCATTTGTTTCAGGTAGTGAAGTCCCTATTTCTTTAATAAACATGTCCAACCAATAAGGAAACATGTGTGAACCCTTATTATTCAAATCCATAAATTTATATTCAGATAGTTTCATTTCAAGAATATTACAAATAAAATCAAATCCGTTTACTCTTGTAATGACACCTTCGTTATTTATATCTATTTCAGTTTCGCTGAATGGTAGTTTAAATGTTTTCATAATCTTATCGTTTTATTAATTTATACGTCAAAGGTAATACTTTTGTTTTAAATAACCTAATATTTTTTTGATTATTTTTCTTACCACCCTAAAAATAAAAACTTCTTTAGTGCTTCGTATTGAGTTTCATGCAAACAGACCGCATCAGCCGATAACAATATGTATATTCCAGTTTTGTGAAAAACAAAACCGACAACATACATTTACCGTTAGCAACAAGGCTACCATTCTACCACCAATTCAAAGCCTTCATCCATTCCACCACCGTCTGTCCAGTAATTAACTTTAGGGTTTAAATTATTCGACTGTAGGTAATCATAAACACGCTT